CCCACCCCCGCTCCGGTCAGCCAATTCAAACATCTGGAGATTCCGTTCTATTACGATAAGACAAATGCGCCAGCGGGCATCAGTCAAGCTCGATTCTTGGAAGCGATCGATAATGCCAATCGTGAATGGGGTAATGGCTGCAACATAACATTCAAGTATATGGGTAATCGGTCAAGCGATTATTCGTCGCGCAATAATAGTGATGTTGGCTTAATTCATTGGGGCACATTTGAGGATGCTGCGACATTGGGGGAAGCAACTCAAGGTTCGGCTCGTGGTCCTGAATATGAATTCACCATGACCTTGAGTGAGAATTCATTCGCAGATCGTCGTTATCGTGATCAGATATTCAACTTGGTTGTAATGCACGAGATGGGGCACGTCATAGCTCTGGATCACAGCCGTAATTCAAAGTCAATCATGTATTATCAGATTGGCATCGGTGAACAAAATGCTGAGGGCTTGAATGAAAACGATAAAGCGGCATGTCAATATTACCGCTATCGTTGGAAGGGGGATTCGCCCAAAGTAGCAAGTTCTAAAGCTGGCATTATGGTTGACGAGTAGTCTTGTGGTATTGCCAGTGTGATGCTACAATAGAGCCCGTTAAAGATACGGAGAGTTGGCCGAGCGGTCGAAGGCACTTCCCTGCTAAGGAAGCATGCGGCGTAAGCTGCATCTAGGGTTCGAATCCCTAACTCTCTGCCAGAATTTAAAGGGTGTTATGTCAGATCCATTGAGCTTGTTCCCTATTCGCGGTCTTGGTCCAATCCAGAACATCCGCCAATCAAGTTCACGTCGTAAGTTTCTGGCCGCTACCCCACGTCGTTCGTACACGGATGACGACCTGTTGTTCAACCTGTTCCTGGACATTGCTGCCATTTTGGCTCCACGCCTAGATATGGAATTGGCCGATGATGATTCAAAGGAACGCGCTGTTAAGTTTGCAAATCGTTTCCGCGACAAGCTTGATGGCGAATTGGCCACGTTGCCAACCCTCAACGAACAATTGATATACAGCCAGACCTTGAGTGATGAATATAAGGCTGGCAAAAAGACGTTCCTTCAGTTCAAAATCTGGATGAAATAGTAGTCGCTTCAGGTGGCTGGGCGTAGAGAAAATCAGCCACCACCATCCCACCATATGTTATAATGAATTTTTGAGGATTCATTATGCAGAATATCAAAGCAATGCTGCTCCAGGCACCCGATAGTCAACTGGACCACAGTATGTTCCCCCTGATTGAGAAATGGGACGAGGAACCAACATCACTGCAAATCCTTGAAGTATTGGACCAGTGCATTTTTGCCGCATTGGCATCAGGCTTTACCGTAACGGTATTGCAGGCGATGTTGAATCAAACACTGGTTAAAGAGAAGCAAACGCTCGACGATATTTTGCCACAAGCAACATGGCGTAACCGGGAGGACGTATGAGCATCCAAGACTTGATCCAAAAATACGAAGCAGAGCTGCGCATGATCGGCATCGACCAACGCACGGACGATGCAATGCCTCCTGATGCATATCAGGCACGGCGCGATGTATTGGAACGCGTCATTGCTGACCTCAAGGCCGTTAGTTCATTTAAGACTTGATCTCTTGTTCATTAGTCATTATAATGACTGTATTGTGAACTTACAGAAAGTCAAACATGAACACTGAACCGATTGCCAAAAACGAACTGGCTAAGTTCGAACGCGAACAAGGGCTGGGCATCGTTGTTCTGGGTTGCGACGTCTCGACCCCCGAGAAAGATGCTGAATATATCCAGCAAGTTACCGACTTCCTGATCACCGAAAAATGCGCCAACGCGGGCATCGCCACTCCAGAAGCAATGTGGTCGAGCGTGCGCAAGTACGAAAACAAAACCGGTCGTCGTACTGACCTGATCTTCATCGCTGCTGGCGACGTGTTCAACGTGGGCCGTCTGGCGGCGGTTCGTCTGCAAATGGGTCAACACATGAAATGGTTTGATGACTACATGGACAACGGGTTGCACAATCGCTAAGGAGTGACTATGAGCAACGAACGCGTCGCACACCTTATCGCCACCTACAACACTGGTGGCTACGAAGCAGCTCAGATCACGCATAAAACTGGGCTCTTTTACACCACCGAACTGGAAGACATCGGCCCCATGTACCTGATGGATGACTTCGGTCAAGCAGTCATGGTGTCGATCAAGATGCTGGGCCAGTGCCTGAAGTGGCTCCACGATTAATAGAGACCAAATGAAAACGCGCGAAAAGAAAAAGAAGCTGAAAATCGCTGCTGACTGGAAAGCTCGCATGCATCGCATCTGGAATCGCGGCGTGCGCAAAGACGTGAAAGTCGGCTCGATTGTGGAATCCTGCGATCTGCATATCGGCCATGTTTTGAATGTTGACCGCAATTCGGGTGACATGTCCGTGCAATCGATCCTGACCGGCAAGATTGGCAATTGCGATCTGTATCACTGTGGCATAGTGGTGCAGAACGATAAGGAAATTCGCTTGAAGCTCGCCCTGTACAATACCGGCGGCAAAGAAGCTTTGAGGGATTATTACCACAAAGAGTGCATGAAATGAGTAACCACGACGACATGATCGGGCACGCCATTGAACGTGCGCTTGGCTTCGATCAAAAGCCCACCTGGGTTCCCCGCGAAGGCGAAACTGTGGTGGTTCAAACCATGTATCTGCCACGTGGTGAATATCTGCGCAAAGTTGTCAAGGTCACCGCTCGTGAAGTTCAGCTGGACGATCACAATCGCTACAAACGGCCAAGCCTGGAGCGCATTGGTGCTCCCCGTAACATGGGTCACAAGCTTGTTCGATACGTGGATCCATCCCCAACCATTGACGAGATCGTCACCAAAATGTCGCAGGAGAAGAAATGACTCAAGGCATCGTTCATGTAACGGCAGCTACCAGCCTCCACGGTTACAAGGCTTGGCGTGCATCCCTGACCCCTTTTCCAGATGGAACCGTTATCACCTGGGTGGAGCCGTATTTGGGCACTTCGCTCGCGTGTTCGGTCCGTGCCGGTAACTCGTTCAAGATCGTCGGCTGCCGCCCTTCGTTCATCGGCAACAGCACGGCCACCGCTGACCTGGTTTACGACATGGTGCTGGTGAGCAAAACCGGCCGCGAGTACAAGAAGAAAATGGGTTGGTCGGTTGAACACATTGCGCGTGGCTTGCACGAAGGCACGCTGATGTTGCTGATTAAAGAATAATCACCTCCAGTTGACGTTCGTCAACTGTGCCAGTATAGTGGCTTCAATTACTTTGGAGACCACTATGCTCGACCTCTTGCTCAATCGATTCTGGAAAATGTTTCTCATTGCCGCCCTGGCAATGGTTTGGGCCACAGCCTGTATATGGTCGAATGGCGGTCATTTTGCATTTGTGCTGGCGGGAGTGGTGACCAGTATTATCTTGCTCGTCATGACTGTCATCTACTGCGACAACGACGAATAATGGAAATCCAAATCAAAGACATGAAGCGTGGGGACGTCGTCTACGACCTAACGGACAGCTATAAGGCATACAGCGATGCTGAGTTTGTCGATGGCTTGTGGCAATGCGATACCACGTCAAGTGGTGAGTATGCAGTCATTCTGCGCGAAGATCGTGACCCAGAACTGTTTGACAATCGTAACCTGGAATGAATTTGCAATTCATGTAACGATTTAAATTGCGTCAGCATGGCATTACTTTTATAGTAATGCCATGAACTTATCAGACGACAACCTCAATTTGAATCGCGAGTGTCACATCACACTGCATGATGCTGACCTTACCCTCAATTGTATGGATGAATTGGTTGCGTATGTTCATCATATAGTTGCCACATATCCCGCTCCCTATACTCTATTTGTTTCTGGTGGAGTTGATAGCCAGGCTATGGCATATATTTGGCATAAAGCTAAAGTGCCATTCACTGCCCTACATGTCAACTATATGGGATTGAATCATCATGACTATCAGGAAATACAGCAGTTCTGCGAACGAGAAGGTATCGAACTGGTAGTTCAGATGTTTGATATCGTGCGATTTCTAGAGCACAACTTGGATTCATACGCCACCCGATACGAGTGTGCAAGTCCGCAAATCTGTACCCATATGGCGATATCAACTATGGCATCGGGTACCTGCATATTCTCTGGTAATCTACCAAACATCAATGGATTGTCTATCGACAATACCATCTATGGTCTTCAGAGATATGCGACCATGCGTGGCCGGTCGATCATCCCGTTCTTTCTACATGGCACCGATAAAAGCACTCGTGCCAGTTTGGTAGCAAGTGTTCCACTAAATGGAATCGCGATGACGTACGAAATCAAGTGTGAGCACTATGAACGTTTGGGATTTCCAATCATACGTCAGCCGGAGAAATATACTGGCTTTGAGCAAATCAAATTGTCATATGATTCATGCACCAAGCGAGTAACTTCGGCGATGAAGTTAATGTATGCTCATTTGCCATCTCAACGAGTTTTCGACCAACTCTTCCGGAATAAATATCTGATTGCATTTCGCAATCATTACAGCATCAAACTCACATACAACAAGGATTTTTACGAAAAACCTCCTTTTGTTTCTGTGACATGCCCATTGGGTTGATGCTCAATCCATTTGAGGTTTATGATGACGTACATTGTTGAATTTAGGGCTGATGCCACCCAAGAGAGCATCGATACATGGTTGACTGACAATACAATCAGTTTTGAAAAATTGACCAGCACAGTCAACATCTACAAGGTGGTCAGCGCCACGGTTCCACCTATTGATGGGCTTGCCATTGAGGTTCATGAGGATCAAAATATCTCTGCCCAACTTTTGGGTGTGGTTGAAATCCTGCCTGCCAGCACCGGCGAGACAACGTCGTTTGATCATGACTCTGATTGGTGGAAAACTGCATGTTCGAATGTGGTAGACTTCAATGCAGATTCGTCTACCTTCCAGAAGCGCGGTAAGAAGACCAATGTTTATCTGGTCGATTCAGGTGTGAAGGTGGATCATCCTGATTTAGTCAATGCAACAGTTCAACGTTTGTTTGCGTTCAATGACGATCATACTGACGTATCCGGTCATGGTACCGCACTCAGTAGCTTGGTGGTTGGTACCACATTGGGCATCAGCGATTCAACCCTAAAAGCCGTGAAGATCTTTGATCCCAACACAGCAACCATGGTCTCTGATATCGTTCGCGCCTTAGATGCGATTCTGATTGACATGTTGGCTAATCCAGGTGCGGTTGCAATCGTGAATATGAGTTGGTCGATCCCCAAGAACACCTATGTGGAAACTCGCATTCAAGGTTTGATTGATACCGGTGCCTTTGTTGTTGCTGCGGCTGGCAATAGCGGTGTGGCTATTGCGAATGTCACACCAGCGTCAATGGAAGCAGTATTGACAGTTGGCGCATACACTGATGAATTCAAGCCAGCTGACTTCTCCAACTACTCGAGCGATATTTCAAACACTCAACAGGCAACAAACTCCGGTGCGCTGGATTGCTGGTCTCCTGGTACCAACATCAAGGTTGCAAGTATTGATGGTACAATGGGTTCAGCATCTGGCACTTCCGTTGCAGCCGCAATCATGACTGCGTGCTTGGCCTACAATAGTGACTTCCTGTACTCAAATGATGGCTTCACGGCCCAATACTTGGATCACCTGCGTGCATTCTCGCTGTTCAGAACCAACATGCTCAACTTGAGTGATGCTCGCTATAAAACAAGCATCAACGTGATTTCTACCTTCTTCATGGACATGCCCGTAGGTGTTGATACCGGCAATTATTCAATGACCCGTATTGCCTATGACAACACGGAGATTCATGGTTTCATTGCATACGGCAGTTACACGACGAAGATCGAACTCGATAACGACTTGCCATCTGGCTTGAGTTTGAGTAATGGGTGGCTAGTGGGCAAACTGGATACTGCTCCAGAATCAACCACAACACTGTCATATCTGGTAACACTTACCTTTGCATCTGGAGCAACAAATACCTTCCCATTGACATTGCATTTGGCAAAGGCGGGTACCGCCCCCAATGATACTCCGGTTGACATTACGCTGTTGACATGTAGTGGTGCAACGTGTGGTGCATGTGTGAATCCTTGCTGGAGTTGTGGTCCAAAGAACGGCGGGTGTATATGTGCCGCACAAAATGCTTGCTAGTATTGTATCCTGAGTATGACCTTGCTATACTGGCTTCAATCAATAGCAAGGTCATATATGAACACAGCAAGTGAAACACACAAGCATAACGGATGTGAATGCGACATCTGCAATAACTATCGTGCTTTCCAAAAGCACATGGCATTGATTCCCTTGGAGCAGCAACAGTTCTTCGATGTCGTGTATGACGACCTCCAGAATACCAAATTCGATCTGGATTATTACAAGGTCATCCACGATGGAAGCTGGCCTGGTGCGGTTGAAATTCTGGAACGCGCTCTTGAACGAGCAAAAGCTAAACGTGCCGAAAGGGATAACGATGCTGCTGCCTGAAAATTTGTTGAAGCAAGTCGAATACTACGAAGACACCTCTGAAAAGATCCTTGATGATGGCGTGTACACCAAGGTGACACTGCATTTTAAGGCATGGTATCGTTTCAAAAAAGTCATTCGTATTCGTTGGACGTCGTGGTATAATCACCGCGAACAAACCACCCAACATACAGAAACGCAAGAAGCCGTTGAGCTACGGAATCAGTTGAGAGAATATTTCCGCCCGAAGCCACAACTTACTGAACTAACCGACCCCGATATGGTCGACAGAACCATTCGTCGTATCAAGTAATATTGAATCAATGACTGGTTCATGCTACCATGAACCATCATGAAAATCACACTACGCAATCTCTATCTTGGCATAAAAGATCAATTTCCGCTGTCCCGGTTTATCCGGAACTGGCGTGCTGGCCATTTGAAAGGATGGTTCAGTATCAGGTCGCATATTACTAAAGAGGGTACGCCCAAGATCATGTACAACACCAAAGCCACTGCACTCAAATCTGCTGAAGCCATGGGCAAGAAGCGCGGTGTGCATTTCAGCAATTGGAAGTGTCTGTATTGCAATGGCTATCATATTGGCAAGAATTCGTTGAATAAGATAACTGGCGACCAGAAACCCGATTATTAAAATTTGCGGTTTTGGTGCCAGTACTCTATACTGGAATTGTTGTGATGCACTGGCCGTGACGAGCAACGTTGGATCAGTTCAGCAAAATCTAATACAAGTCGTTTGTCGGAGGTTCGAATCCTTCTGAGCAGTTTGGATAAAGCTGCTCATAGCTCAGTTGGTAGAGCGGTGACATAAAAAGATGATCCAGTTAACCCGCGTCATTTGCGGTCTATAAATACTAGAATGGAAGCATGGGGGAGTGGTTGAACCCAGCGGTCTTGAAAACCGCCGAGCGTGCTAGACACACGCTCCGTCAGTTCGAATCTGACTGCTTCTGCCAATCTGTTTTATTCCAATATTGATCTTTTGCTCAAATCCTTTAAGCTGATTGCTTTTAGGATTTCTTGTTTTGGCCTATCAAAAGATCTATCACACCATCATCAACAATCGGATTCAAAATCCACCAATTGGTTATGTTGAACGTCATCATATAATCCCAAGAAGTCTTGGTGGCACGGATGTTGCTGAAAACTTGGTAAGACTTACCGCCCGAGAGCACTTCATTTGTCATATGCTTCTTGTCAAAATGCAAGTGCCAAATACGCCAAATTATCATAAAATGGTAAATGCGACCATCATCATGAGGGCGTCAAACTCAAAGATGTCTCGCTATATCAATAATAGACTATATGCCACATTACGAGAAGCATATAGCATAAAGAAATCAATGGATCAATCTGGTAGCAAGAATAATAATTTCGGTAGCAAATGGGTAACCAATATTACTACTAGCGTTACATATAAAATCAGAGGTGATTTACCTGACGGATGTCTATGGGGCCGCAACCAAATTTTATCAAAGTGCGAGCGATGTTTAGTTGAATTTCAAACGTCTAAAGTTGAGTCCAGAAAGAAATGCCCTAGTTGTATCGAATATGTAAAACAGAATACGAAACCAAAAAGTATCAAATCACCCAAGCCTGAACAGACTAAGCCAGTGTATACGTACTCATGTGCTAACTGTAATGCCATATTTGAAAGTGTTGATAACAAAAGAAAATATTGTTCAAATAAGTCGTGTATACTAAAGGGCAACAGTAAGAAAATTTCAGATGGTGCTGGCAATGTGTTCGCGTCATTGACTGATGCTGCTAAACATTATAAGTTGACTGTTGAAGCAATACGTCAACGCATACGGTCAACTTCATCGACTTTTCGTTATCTATCAGAATGAATGTATTAAACTTTTGGCGTAAGAAGCCCATGCTGTACATTGATGTCCCATACGACCGCAAGACAAATTGGTCTCTTGGTAAAGACATCGAACGAGTATTGGAAATTGAACTTAACGTTAACAGAGTCAAGTTCATATGTAACGACTTAGCCAAGATAAGCAAAGGCGACTTATATGAAGTCGCCTTTGGTAATGAAGATCCACTTGTCTTCTACTTGCGTACAGGTTTGAAGCCATTTCCAGAAACCCAAGCTATAGCGGCTTATCGTCAGCAGCGACGTCGTTAATATGACGGCCATTGTCCAGACACAAACTGATTTCAAAATCGATGGTCATGGATACTATCGTAGTTTCAAGCTGTCCTTGAATCTTCAACTTTTCCAATACAGTGATCCAGATCCGCCTTTTATGATTAATGGGATTGGCGTATTCGCATTTTCGGCAACCAAAGAGCCGTACAAATGGTGGATTGGCGCGAATGATATCTGGGATAGAGATAAGATGGAGCTTATAGGCCCATATGACTCAGCTGATCAAGCAATCGTTATGATCAAATTACTTGGCAAACCACGCTGGGGATAAATTTACCACATCATCTTTTCTTTCTATCATGGTGGCATAATAACCACTCTGAAGGGGAAACAAGATGGCACAACAACAAGACCCGCTGTTCTATTGCATCACTGACTCCGGCGATGGCTCCGCAAACATTCGCTTGTTCAAATCACAAGAAGCACTCAATCTCTTCCTGGAAAAACTGGAAGCTGAAAGGTATTCGTACGACCTGAGTGAAGGCGGCGGAATCATTAATCCTGACGATGCTATGGATGTTGCGGATGTGATCGCGGAGTTTGACGAGTGAAACGCGAAGCACCACCATATCAAGTTCCAGAACATGAACCAATTGGGGTAAACTCCGAACTGATAGTGGTGATGACCTTTGATGTGTCTGGTCCAGCACGACAAAATATAGAAACAATACGTTGTCGTGGCAATCTCAGTGAGAATACAATTATCTTGACTGATGCTAGTTTTACCACAAACATGAATACATTCATGCCCGAAGTCAAAGGTACGGGATGGCTATTGGCCCGAGGTCAGATGACCAAACAGATGTTCATGTTCCAATGGGATGAACTGTGTCGCAAATATGACTGGAATCCATTAGTTGATTATATGCCAACTGTGAAGACCAGTCATATCAGCGGGTACATGATATCCCATATGCGAACTGACGATCCAGTTCAGGTTAAATCTCGGCAAAAAGATCACATGGAAGAATGGGAATGGATCAAGCAGCATTGCGCCAATAAAGCTTGGTGGCATAGCGCGTTCTGGTTGTTTGAAACTGAAGCAGATGCCGCGCTATATAGACTTGCTCACGCCAAAACTTAGCCAATAAACTTGCGGATTTGATCCTTGGTATAGCCCAACATCCGACCAAGTTTCACATGATATACGTCGGATGCGGGGCCGGTATCAGTCAACATTTTTATCATACGATCGATACGTTGTTCCTCTCCAGGTAATGCAACGATATAGTTGTCCCACCCAGCGATATTGGTAAATTTCCGAGCAATAAATTTGCCTTGGTCCACATAAGGTTTCCACAGTAAATCATACTCGTCAACGTCGATTAATGCAGCTGGTTTAACCCCAGCCAACATCATATTCAACTCTTTGTTTTGATGTGGACCACGATCGGTATCAGGACGATTTCTCAACAGTTCGTTGGTGCCTCGATGCAATGGCGAATCCACATAATCGAAATCACGCCCATCATCTGAGTATTTCTTGTATTCCAGCAATTCATTGTAGCGCATACTGTTCTCCTTGAAATCATATTTATGCTTGAAACCAGACCAATATTCACGTAGAATGGCGCATCATTCAAATGAAAGCATATCATGTATCGTAAACATACGCGCATCGCACCGAGTCCATCAGGGCACTTCCATCTAGGAACCGCTCGAACGGCTTATTTTAACTGGCTGGCTGCCCGTGCAACTGGCGGTTCCTTCTTGCTGCGCATCGATGACACCAACACGGAAAAGTCGTCCCAGGAATACATCGATGTGATCTATCGTGCCATGGACTACCTGGGACTGAACTTCGACCACACGTTCAAGCAAAGCGACCGGCTGGATCGTTACAATACCTGCCTGGAAATGATGGTCAAGGCGGATAAGGCTGAAGTCCGCGACGGCGCGGTGTTCCTGAAGCACTCGCTGGAACGCGACTCGTTCGATGACCGGGCGTTGAAAAATGTGAAGGTCACGAAGATCGACACCGACTTCATCCAGAACATGGTGCTGCGCAAAAGCGACGGCATGCCAACCTATCACTTCGCCAATGTCGTGGACGACATAGATCATGGCATCAACATGATCATTCGTGGCAACGATCACACCAACAACACCATGAAGCAAGTAGCGCTCTACGAAGCCATTCATGCTGCTGAAGGTACGCAAGTTCGTCTGCCTGACTACGCACACGTGGGCCTGTTGTGCGATCTGACGACCGGCAAGAAACTGTCGAAGTCTGACGGCGCCACGTCGCTTCTGGACTACCAGGATCAAGGCATCGATCCTGACGCCATGCTGAACTTCCTGTTGCGCTTGGGCTGGGGGCCCAAGGTCGATGACAAAACTGCTGCGATAATTGGCCGTGATCGTGCCCTGGAACTGTTCCTGGATGGCGGCAATCTGCGCGGCGTTCACTCCAAAGTGGACTTCAGCAAACTGGCCCACTACGACAAAAAGTACAAAGCCGCTAAAGCCAAGGAGCAAGGATGAACAAAGTTAAAGAACCCCTGTATCGCAAAGAGAACAAACGTGTTCGTCGGTGCGGTAGCTATTTGGATTTCGGTGGCGAGCATCGTCATGAACGTCATACCAAGTCATCCAAGCGTCTTTTGGAAGAAGGTGTGACGCGGGGTAGTATGAACGGCAACGTGCAGCGTGGCCTCGACTATACACCACTGTATCGCTTCCTGTTGAGCAATGTGGGCCAAGACTGGCCGGCTGTTCACAGCGAAGCAGTGTCACGTCTGGATCGCACTGACCCTATCTTCCACATGGTTGCCATCCGTGAAGAAGATCGGGAAATGTTCTTCCGTGCTGGTGAAACTTCGTACTACAGTGGCCTCTACGTGGATGACCAGAATAAGCTTCAGAAGGTCAAGCCTGACCTTTGCTCCGGCGACATCAACAAGGAGTGTTTTGGTTGCACTTGCTGCACCTACACACTGAACGGCATCCCGTATATGACGCAGGCGACGATTGATGCGGTGACTCGCTAACAAGTTCCGTAGCACCCTTTAGCGCCTTCGGGCGCTTTTTTTATATCTGGTAAATCCTATTTGTGCCATTCAACTATGAAGTCTATACTGACCTTGGGTGATCGGCGTATGACATAAGGGTCAGAAGCTTAAATCATCAATGGATTTCCAAGTAATCAACTCTTATATACTAAGATGACTGAGTTGATCTTGGGTGCATCAAGTTTTGCCTTGATAAACTTACTTCTAATATTAGACATCAGAAGTGTGGCAAGACAGCGTGCAGGTCCAGTCTATAATGAGAAGTCCTCCAAGGAACAAGTATGAATCAACACGACCTGAACAACTTGAAATTTTTGATGGAATCAACTCCTGAAGAGTTGGCCAAATGGCGGGCAACCGCAACTCCTGATGATCTGCTTTATTCACAGGAATTGTTTGCAATGGCTGCGGTAGAACTTGTTGACGTTGCCGTCAGTCGCATGCCATCGTATGATTTGGCAAATGCAGCTCTGAAGAAGTACCGATTGCCAAGTTGAAATAGCCATCGTAAAAAGTATTGATGGCTTGGAAGTGGCGAGCTATACTAGGAACTAGGATGCGTACAGCAAATTACAAAACATTCAAACTTTAAATTTGACCACGTTAAAAACCGCATCCTGTTAACCGCGAACCCATATACGGTCGTACATTCGCTCAGCGGCGTTCCAATACTGCTGGATAGTTCTGAAAATCCATAGTGCCACATAGGCCCGTATTAAATTTCGGGAGCTCCCGAGGCTACAGATGGCATTATGTTCAGGATGAAAGAGGTCGTAAAGATCCCCAGTCGTCGAAATGTGGAATTTAGATGTGCGACTCTATATGGTGTTTGCCACGAAGTGACTAGATGAGCGGTCATCGTAGGGGACCAATAAGTCAACAACACGTTGCATGAGACATCAAAGGTGGATGTCTACACCAGTTCCAACGGCCTAGTGGTGCAGGATGAGAAAGCCAGTAAACATCATTTCAGAAAGTGCGTATGAGTGCAGATTGGGATCGTCAAGTGGACAATGAAGTACCTCGTTATCGTTCACGTTTAGGGTCTGTTGGTTATCAGGATGATAATCCTGATCTTAAAATCATCATCGATGCAGTATTACATAGTGCAGCTGAACGTAGTCTGAATGCTGGTTATTCTGGAAGCCATGATGATGGTGGCGCCAGTTCATCGGTGGATAAGTTGAAGCATTTCCTTACCGGCTATGCTTTCGGCAAAGGTGGAGATGCAGGCGATTATCAAAAGATACTTGATGAGCATGCCAGAGATAAAGATCCGCAGTATCAAGAGTATTTGAAGTTGAAAAAGAAGTTTGAAAAGTAATTGACCATGTGGTAAAAAGTACATAGAATGTGTACTTGACAGTGCGGGGTGGAGCAGTCTGGTAGCTCGTCTGGCTCATAATCCGAAGGTCGATGGTTCAAATCCATCCCCCGCATCCAGTTTATTTAAAGCTGAAAGGTCTTGCCGCTAAGTACGCAGGCATGGGTCTCAACACTTATAATTGGAATTCCGCGGTAAACCCAGTGGGGTGATCCGGCAAGGTGGAATTTTGAGGTGGCAGTAGCTCAGACGGCCAGAGCACCGAGTCTATCGGAGGAATGGGATTCGTTTACCATCGACTGTGGGATTCAGCTTTAAGTAAATTGTAAAGTTTTGGAATAGATTCAGCAAACAACTTATGGAGCCAACCTTTCCAGCCTAGTCCAATGGGGACAAGTCATCGATAAGGGTTCGACTCCCGGGCTTTAGATGACGCTATTCCGTTAAAGTTTTATGTGATATTGGCCGATCGGTTTAGGCAACGCCCTGCAAAGGCGTCCAGCGGGGTTCGATTCCCTGGTATCACTCCAGTCAAAGTCCTGGTGGCAGAGTGGTTATGTAGTGCCTTGCAAAGGCATGTAGGGTGGTTCGAATCCATCCTAGGACTCCAGTTCACAATTCTTACTTCCTCCAGTTGTTAGAATCGTGAAAAAGCCCGAGAGCAATCTCGGGCTTTTTTATTTGATCTGACGCGCCGTAGCGGACAAATGGGCAGGAATAATCACTTCTGAGTCCATACTATTGTGCAGGTATAGTCCAATCTCACCGACTGGAATCGTCAATTCAACTACCCAACTCTCTCCCTGGCGTTTGCTAAGAAACTGGCTTTTGCTGGCATACGTGCCATCGTAGTCAGTGAATGTCTGGACACGGTCACGGCTGTACGTATAAGCGAACCAACCATTGCCGGTATAGTTGGGGTCATATTCCCCTCCGCCACCGCGCCAGAACGTCATTGGTGACGCTAAAAATGCCTTTAATCCCGCATATGACCCAATAGGATCTGTCCAGCTTTTGTGTTTGAACTGAGTATCCCAATACAGCTTCAACAACGAGGCTTGATGGTATTTCGTATCATTCAGCATCTTGTTGATGCATGCTGGCTTATTATGGTTGAGCCATGGCAAAGCAAGGTCATCCATATTTTCAGCATATTGTTTGAGGCCTAGGAGGTCAGCAAGGCCCCAGAAGCTCATTGGTGTATTGGCTTGGGAAAGGTCGAATTCGTATAATCTCATGATGATTATTTATCAACAATACCACTAAGCTGTTGATGTGGCACAATGCCTATGCCACAATGTACCATAACAGTTTGACACCCTGGATCACCAAAGTTTCCATGAAGCAGAACGTGGCAGCAAACAGAATGAATATGGCAATCACGGCCTGTCTGAAGGTTTTCGCTGTTTGATCTAAGGTCAAACCCAGCAGCATAAAGATCAAGTATCCAATAAGCTCAAACATGATATCCTCCGTTGTCTAGTATTTATCCCATATCTTCATTTGGTGTAAATAACGCGAAGGAGGTGTCTATGAGATACAACGAATTGATTCGGTTGGATGAACTAGGTAAGATAGTCAAAGGTGTGAATACCACTGTCGACATTGACCTTGACTCGATCACACGAGAAGCAAAAAAGTGGGGCAATCGAGTCACAAAAGATGGATTGCCACCCATCATTAAAAGTAATGGGGAGGTTCATAAACCATATGAGTAAACGTTACAAAGACGAATTGCAGTCGATCCATGATCTCCCGGAATTCAAACCCGAAGATTATCTGAACAGTAAGGCCAGCATCAATGCCTACATGGCTGAAGCGCTTAAAAGTGGCGATGACCGACTGATTGCAATGGCCGAGAAGACCATCCAACGAGCAAAGCGCAAATGAGCGACCTTACCGACTACGATGAACGCCTTGAGCGTCGACGTAAAGCGATTGAGTCTTTATTCGGTCTGTGGAAGAATCGCGAAGGTGGTCCAATTGATGGTCTGACATACCAGAACGAAATCAGGGCCGAATGGGATGAACGTGAACTAGAGCAATATCGAGGTCATCCCACCCCTGAACATTTAATCGATGTTGAACTCGACCTGAATATCAAACGCATTCAGGAAGCACTTGATAGCCCATCAATACAGATGCCCAATAATATGACTCGAGAAGAGAAGCGTGCCTTCATTCTTGAGCATGGAAAGAAAGACTAATGAAACATCTTATTTCGTGGTACATCGTACCATACCTTACTGCAATCATCATCGCCTTAGTGGCCTGGATTGTGGCCATTTACGCAACCGACGGTATTGTGCCAGTTGTGTGCGGTTTGATCATGCTGGGCATTGTTGTGTTCACTATTCCAGTGATGATTTACATGGACTATCGTACTGTCAAGGAGATGGTCCTGCGTGGCGTGACTGCGTATCAGGAACCAGAGCGCCGTACTGAATTCTTCCAGCAAGTTGCTGTGACGATTAGTAGTCAAATGGGGATGCCAGAATTCCTAGCCGAATATGCGGTATCTCGTGTGATCAAGAAGTTCAACCTATGAGGTGAATCATGATTGGCAGCACCAAAATGTTTCCTGATGGACGCAAAGTGGCAGTTTACGACTACGATGACAGGCACAAGATGGTGCAATTCATCGACAAGAATGGTTTCACACAAGAACAACTTTACGAAGTTGATGTATTGAAGGAACTCGCAAAGCTTATCGTCACTCGAGTGACCCCACCAGTTGACTAACTGGTTGTGCTCCTGTACTATCATGGCTTTATGGATCAGGAGCACATATGAGCGATATTCCCTCTTTCATTCCAGGTGGGCCCGGTGGTGGTATTAAAGGTGCCAATGATGCTGGGCGTGCAGTACTGGCACGCTATGGTTTCCGATCACTTGAAGAATTGAAGCACTGTGGTCGAATCACTATCTGGTATCGTCTGAACGACAAGAAGGAAATGGAGTTCAATCACTGGAACTTCGGGCAAGATCCAAGTGTGCGTCATCCGGTTGCTACTCATCCAGACAACGTCAAGGCTTGGAAGGGCGGCAAGTGGGCATACCGTTTCGCTGACATTTTGTTCGGTGTACTGACCAACAAACAAGAGATGGTGTACTGCCATTAATTGCATGAAGAACATGATTTCGCTATCATGTTCTCATGAAACCAATCATACTCACTCACACTAATCCTCTGCTGGAAGACTTTCCAGCACTCAACGCCGAGAAGCCTGAAGCATATCAGGGCTTCATCTACATGTGGAAATGTATCCCGGAAGATCGGTACTACATCGGATCGCATCTTGGGATTGCAAATGACGAATACCGGGGTTCTGGGCGCATGTTCAGACGCGTATTTGAATACTATGGCATAACCCAATTCCAGCGAGTCATCCTCGAATACGTTGATGCCAATACATCAATTAAAGCACGCGAACAGCATTGGCTAAATGAATTTAGGGCCGTACAATCAGATCGTTTCTATAACATGAAAAATGCTCTTGGCAATAAAGCGCTCTAGGACTTGAAGTCGATAAGTCGTAAAAAAGCCTCCCGAAGGAGGCTTTTAAGACGTTACCTAAGATTAGGCGTATGTCAAAGTTACAACAGCATTACCGACCGTTGCAGTACCGCTCACATACACGTTGATCTGTGTTTCTTGTGACAGGGACAGCTGAGTTGACGAAGTGATGTAGTACACGCCGTTTTCTTTCACGTCGTGGTCGTTGACGCTCATTACCCAAGCCTGTTGACCAGCTTGACCAATCGTAAAGTCAAACGTGCCGTCAAACGGAGTTGTGACTTCAACTGTGCATTCAACAATACGCGAACCATTACCAGCACGACTCAACGCGATTGTACCCGTTGAAGCGGCAGTCAATGCCACGCTGTTGGTTTTTGCATCGCCATTTGCACTATCCTGAGTTGCGACTACCGTGTAAGCAGAGCCGTTCCAGATATACATAGCAAACTCGCCCGCGCCTGCATCCGCGCCATTTGCCGAAGCATCAGTCACGAAAGTCATGTCGCCAATAGCCAAGCCAGTCTGAGCATCACGTGCTGCGATGTTAGCAACCACGGTTACCTTCGACGCACCACCAGCACCAGTCAGACCTTTGGTACCAACATAACGATAACCAACCAAGTACACGCCGTTAGCAACAACGCCTGCTGGAACCGTGTTAGGGAAATGCAGAGTACCGGAAGCGTAGTCGAACACATACTCTTCATTGTTGGTGTCTGGGAAGATCTGAACACCAGTCGTCTGTGGATCACCAGCATAAACTTTCACGCTGTAGTTCGCACTGAATGTTGCTGGGATCCAGTCGGTAAGACCAGAAATCCAGGTTACGTTCAGGGTCGAAGTTGCATCCTTGGTTGCAGCAATACGGGCAGCACCCGTGTACACTTGAACCACGCCACCAGTCGATGCTGGTGGCGAAGCAGGAATGTTGCTAGCTTGTGCCCAGATTTGACTAGCAAATACTGGCAGTGGGCTTGCCACTGTTTCATTTGAACCCGACTTAGCACCGGAGCCGTCAGTTTTACCAACGCCGTAGATAACCTTCTTCCACAAGAAGTCTACTTTTGATGTATCAAGAATTGACATATATTATCTCCTTAGCGTGTGGCTGGAACAAAGCTCAATGCCGAAATACTCTGACCAGCGTTCAGCTTGATGCGAACCAAGATCAGGTTATTTGCGGATGAGGTGGAACTCAGAGTACCGAATGTGCAAGTGAACGAACCACTACCGCTTGCAACCGCACCCAAAGCGCAACCCAACGAACCGTTAGCACCACCAGTATCACCTGGGAAACCAGCACCACCGTACAGAGTTGACATCGAGTACCAACCATTTGCACTTGTAGTCTTGCTATCAGTTACGCCTGGCAGTTTAACCCACATACCCGCATATGAACCAGTTACCGCGATATCAAACTTCGACACAGCAGTACGACGCACGGCGATAGTGATGTACTGACTTGCATTTTGGGTTGACAGGTTAGGACCAACTGGCAGATAACCAGTTGTGTAGTTCGTGGTGTCATTTTTCAGAACACCGCCCACTACAGTTGCATCCCATGCTGAAATCGCATTTGCTTGGATCCAGTCAGTGGCAGTCAAACCGGACTTGTCGTCAGCCGGATTATCATTGTTGCCCATTACGACGCGGAAACCGTTACCAGTGACGCCACCGTTGACAGCAATCGATACTGGGAAGGACAGTTCGTCAACACGACTAGTTGTACCACGTTTAACCAGTACGATTGGACCAATAGTGGTCGAACCTGTACCGTTCACATTGCTTGCCAAAGCCGAAACTTGGGTAGTGTTGTGGAAGTTGGTACCATCGATTGGCAATGACAAACCAGATGCGGTGAACGAAGTAGTTTGACGAGCCAGGATTGCAGGCAGACCACCCGAACCAGCAGCATAATTAACGGTTGTGAATGCGCCAGCGGTTGTTGGCGCTGTCGACAAGATTGTGCCACTCTTGTAAGTCTCACCAGCCAGATTCGATGCAGTGAAACCAATTGTCAAACTTGCGCCTGTGCCATAGTGTGGAACACCTGACGAGTAAGCCAATGTACCAGCCGTGCCTTCAACAACGGTACCAGCCGATACTACTGGGTTGGCGGTAATGTTGTCACGAACAAAGTACACATCGTTGGTTGCACCGGCACCAGTGTGATTCAACTTGATGCGGTTCCAACCTTGAGTTGCAGCAGCACCTGCGACTTGCGCACGGAAGCTCTCCCAGAAACCAGGAGTTGCCAGTGGATATGCTTGATCATTACTGATGGTCAGAACACCTGACTTGTTTTGTGAGCCAGTTGCCATAACTTGTGAATCAGCAACGGCATTGTTTACCAAAGCTTGCAGGGTACCGGAGTCACCTGGACCCACGAAACCAGTTGTACCGTTGTCGCCAATTACGTTCGACGAAACAGTAGCAGCAGTAATACGAGTGACCGAAGCACCAGCCACAACAGGCAAAGTGCCACCTGAAGTATTATCTGGAACTGAACCAGAAGCCAGCAATGGTGTAGTACCCACGCTAGTAACAGTCAGTGTTTGACCAGCAGGGAAGTTAGTTGGTGCTACTGGAACGAGTTTACCCAAGATTTCGTTCAGTTGATCAACCGCATTAACCACGGTTGTTGTGCTGGTGAGTGGCACTGCGCCATCAGCCAGACTTGCATCGGTAGGGTTACCGAGTTTGATTGCAGCACCATCAACTGCATCGAGGACCTGCTTGGTGACTACGTCGCTAGGTGCTACTGGATCAGCAGCTTGCACGTTAACCAGAGTTGTGCCATCAGCAGACTTGGCGGAAATCTTACCACCCTCGCTGACCACATGCTGGCCACCCTTGCCCAATTGCAAGGATGAAGCAACGCCGTCTAATCCAAAATTCTTTGTATTAGCCATAAATGTCTCCTATGTTAGAGACCAATATTTATCTGAGTTTCTAACAGATGAACAACTAAGTTAACCTGTATGAATAAGGGGAGCAGATGCTCCCCCTGTTTTTTATTTCAACTGTTCTATCATTGTCTTCCAATGATAGATGGTCTTTTCGTCGTAGTAGTGAATGTTATCAAATGTGCTCTTGAGCATCTTGAAACTATCCTGTGTTTGCGCACATTCAAAGATATGATCCATTACTCGCACGATATCATCGCAGCTATTTGGATCAGCATAGAATTGTGGATCAACCCAATCAATTTCCTTGCTCACCACAACAGGCACACCTTGAGCAATCATATCAGCAGCCACGATATTAAATGTCTCCGTATAGCTGACTTGCATGCCCATATCCATGCTTGCCACCAGAGTCATGAACTTGTCATGTGGCATCCATGCGTTTTCAACCAGTTCATGTTCCAGGTGGCTGAACAGATTACGCAGATTTTTCAGAACTTGATTGCCATTGCCTTCGATACGGTTGCCATTAATGTGGAAACGCAATTTCAAGCTATGACGTTCCGCAAATGCGATTGCCGCGATTGCTTGAATCATCTGATTCTTCAATGGACGAATGGCACCGAAGCAACCAATGTTGATAACACCTGGGGTCTTGATACGTTCTTCATGCAACTTGGTGTTGAATTCAACTGGATAATAGTTTGGCAGGAATGGGCAACGAGCAGCGGCATCTTCGTATGACCAATCGCCGTGCATGCTGTGGAGCAGCTCGATTACTTCTTCGTTTGTGTCGAGTGAGTTGGAACTCACGTAGACGTTTGGCGTATTGCTGTAACGCATGATCCAGTCAAACGCGATGCCCTCATTTGCCAAGAATGGAGTCTTGCTATGATTGCGAATGATGAATTTAACTTTCGGATGCAGTTTGACCAGCACATCGAACTTTTCTGGAACCACCCAGAAGGCTTCAATGACGACAATGTTTGGGCGGAAACGTGTTACTTCGCGATCGATAAAACTGTTATCGAATACGTGAATGATTTCAGACTGATAACCTTGGTCAAGCAGCATATCGTTCATGAACTTGGCACTGTTGTAGAGACCAGAGTGCAGCACGCCGTATGAATAGTTACCATCACCTTCTTTTTCATCAACGTAGAGTGTTTCGCGTTGTTTGAGGATGAATTGAACTTTGACTGACTTGTCAAATGGTACGTTTGGGATTTCGGGTTTGGTTGGTGGATGAATACTATCTTGCAGATGTGATTGGTACAGACGGTATCCAATATAACTGGCCACCAACATGACCAGGATAGGAATAATGAACATGGGAAGACCTCAGGAAGTGAACAAACGTATTTAGCGTGCAGGTGAATATTTTGAGGTTCCATGTTTCATAAATACCAAAGTCGATTTTTCGCCATATCATTTTGATATGTTGCGCGGATGTTATTAAAATGTCACAAAAGGTATCACGACCAACAACAAGAACATGACGAGGGTGTAAATGGGTTTATCAGTATTTCAGAGATTGGCAGGCACGATCATGCCCTATTTCCGTATAGGACAAGTCGGCCCAACAATCCGTCAAGGAACAGGTAATCCCGATGAGGATTCAGTGTCAGGCAACGATGGCGATCTCTTTATTCGCTATGGATCTTCGCCCAGTTTATTTCAAATGCGTTCTGGTGTATGGCTTGAACAAGGAAACGTTTCCTTGAATCGTACCGTAATTACCACCGCCGAATTCACTGCTACTAATCAACAATATTACCTGGGTGTCAATCGTAACGGTTCGGTGGATATCTACTTGCCACCAGGTATAGAGAATAAAAGTTTCGTGATCAAGGACGAGGGTGGCAATGTCTCAGAGACAAAAACCATCACATTGCATCCTTATGGCAGCGAGACAATTGATGGCGAGACCACATATGTGGTCTCGACACCACGATATAGTATCACACTAGTATTTGGGGATGGGTGGCATTGCATTTAACGAGGTAATATATGGCTATACGTATTGTATTAAAGAAGTCAGCTGTTCAAAACAAAAAACCAGTATTGAGCGATTTGCATCTTGGCGAAGTAGCTATCAATACGTATGACGGCAAGATGTTTTTCATCAAGGACGATGGAAATCAATCAATAGTTGAGCTAACCGAGTTAAATTTCACAACCATAACCACGGCCTTAAATTTGATTCCTGTCAACCGGGCTGGCGACACCATGACAGGCTCGCTTACCTTAAGCGGCCTACCAACCGCACCCCTACATGCGTCCACCAAGTCATATGTCGATCAAGCACTCAATGCTGTCAGTTTTATTGGGGAAATGAAGGCAATTGCCTTTAATTTTGCTCCTACCAACTGGATGCTGTGCCAAGGTCAATCACTACTGATCAATGACCATTCAGCTCTATTCAATGTGATCGGAAACCAATTTGGTGGAGATGGTATAACTACATTTTCATTACCAGATCTCCGTGGTCGAGTTGTAATCCAACAAGGAACGGGGCCACTTGATACCTATACGTTCGGATCAATTGGTGGCACCAATAGCACCACATTGAATTCAACGAGTACCTTCACACTGACCGATCCCTCGCAATTACCATCACATACTCACAATGCTTTGGCTGGGACACTTACTGGCACGGTTACCATCCACATACCAGTAAATACTGGCTCAGCCACAGATCTAAGTCCCAACAATACCTTGGTATTAGCGTCTGCTGCCGGTCCAGCAAATAGAATATATAGCACCAACGCTGCGAATGCCACATTAAAGCCTTTTGACGAAAGCGTCCAATTTACGGGTGGTGCTCCAACCATCGTCAGTACCGGTTCGTCACAACCTATCAATGTGCCCGTCAGTGTGACGATGCCCGCTGTTTTGCCACCATATATGGCGATGAATTACATCATATGTGTGGTTGGTAAGATCCCAGCATAAAGCCCGGAATTCCGGGCTTTATTATTAGTGGCGTGACTCCCAAACAAGCTCGAAGTCAGGACATTCGTAGAACATATTTGGATCCAAGTTACTGCTCTTCTGGATCATTGCCTCGAAGTTTGCATAGTCGACCGCGTAGTTGGGCTCACTCATGAGTGCGCTACGGATCAATTCAACACATGACATCTTGGATTCGTCTGCCAAGTCAAACATGGTGTCATATGGCTTACCTAAGTTGTCCTTCAATTTTTCCATCACAATACTCCAACGTTCGATAGTCATACTCTTTGGCTTCAGCAATGCCACGGAGTCGCAATCAAATACATCCATGAAGTACGAGTAATGAACGCCTTTGCCCGTAGCTTCAATGAAGCGATAATCTGAGTCGGCAGATACATCATTGCCTTCCAGATTCATAAGTGCGTGAGCGTAATGACCCCAGTTACCAGTCAGGTACTTGTGTGCCAAAGAGATGGCATAGGTTGACAGGTGACCATCGTGGCGAGTCAAAATGATGTAGTAATTGTCTTTCAACATATTACGGATCAGTTCAAGTTCGGCGTTGGTCATCTTGTATCGATTGCCACCCCAGTTGATTTTGCCAATGATCTTGGCAAAAAACGATACTATTTTATAAAACATGAGTCACCTCAAATGGTTAATTTTAGTATTTATTGCTCGCCGTAAATAATGGGCCAGTCAGACAAATAGTCATACGACAATGGATCTTCAAGAGTTTCCATAGCTGCTTTCTTTTGTTCCGCAATTGCGAAAACATTCTGGTCACTCATAACGATTGCTCCGAAGATTTGTCCCGCCAGTGTTTGCGTCATGGTGGTGAATGTGCCATCCATGGTTTTCCATTGCAAGCCTGCGGGAATGTTGGCGCCCAACATGACCAATGCTATTTGTTGAATACGAGAGGTATCGTCTGAGTGGAACCAATAGTTGCCAACTTTCACGCCACCCGCTTTACGGCGATCGCGTTCGCCTTTGATTGATTCCCACATGAGATCCTTCATTACCTGGAGCCAAGCAGTCTGCATGACTTCTTCAGATGGAAGCGGATCGCCATCTTCCCAAATGATATGATCGTATGTTTCAGGATCCCCAAAGCATGTTGCTTGAACGTTAGGGAATTTGCGACTAAGTGTTAAAATGTAATCCATCAATAAATCTCCGTAATACTCCAACCAGACCAATTAGTACCACCAAAGGTGGCGCCCTGACTTTTACCCAAATACCAAGTATTGCCAGATGTTGATATGCCTATCCGCATAGAATAGGTAACACTGGATGTGGTATTTGGATTATCCATCAATCGCAAACAAACCGCATTGGGACTATTGGTAGATGCGATATATGCAGAAGTAAGCCCAATTAAGGTTGTACCACGGAAGCAGGTAAGCGTCACATAGCGATTGTTGGTACCTGAGTCAACAAACCCAGAAAACTCAATTGCGATATCAGAGGTCGCCGACTTTGGCGTAAATGCTTGAGACCATATCTGTGTGCCTGCGGTAGATACCGGTGCAGTATTACCATATGCGATCTGACTGGTGCCTGATACCTGTGCGACTTCGCCAATAATTTTTTGTGCCACTGTTCCATTGGCATTCTGTGCGGCAGTTGCCCGGCCCGAGGTATCAAGGGTTACCGTATTGTATGTACCCGCAGCCACACCAGTAGCAGTCAATTGTAAATCGAAGACGTAGTCAGTGCTCCAATCAACTTGGTTAGATACTGGGACAATATCGCCAGTTATAGACATATTTCGACTAACTTGTAATTTGGTTGCCGTCGACGCATTACCTGACAATGCAGCGGTGATCGTGCCAGCCGAAAAGTTCCCAGTGGCATCACGAGATACAATAGTTGAAGCAGTATTATTAGAAGTTGCATTGGTACTGAGACTAATAGTGCCTGCACCATTGACAATCAGTACTCCGTTTGATACCGTAAGTGTACCAACTGAGAAATTTGAATTGGTGGTATTACCAATCAAGAGTTGGCCATTAGTGGGAGCCGCCCCATTTACCTTAGTGATTGTGCCACCTAACGTCAGGCCATTTTTCACCAAGAAGTCTTTATTTGTTGCCATTTGATTTCACTATCCATCAAAGAAGGGGAGCACGGCTCCCCTTGATTACATTACCGAGGGCTTAAACCGCGATCGCGTCTCGACTCACCTTAACGGCTTTGGTTGATGCCACCAGAGCAGTAAATGTGAGCGTCAGAGTACCAGCCGAGATGGTGGCATCGAATGTCCCCATCGAAGCAGCACCAGTGAATACGTCGCCATAAGTCACAGCATGCACGTTGGTACCATCATGGATGACCAACATCTCGATTGCTTCATAGGCAGAGTTTGTTGTATCCGTAACCTGAATCACATACTTAGCTGAGCGGAACGAAGCTACTGGCCATGAATCAACCGCAGTGGCAGAGGTGGTTGTTACCGCAGTTGACGATGCAGCTTTGGCAGCGACACTGTTCAGGGTTTGTGAAATAACTGCTAATGTCGTAAACGCACCTGTTGATGGCGTAGTGGCACCAATAGTCGTACCATTGATTGTACCGCCCGTAACAGCAATTGCGGTTGCATTATGGGTTGACATTGTACCCAACCCCGAGATATCAGTATTGGCAAGAACTACAGCGCCAGTACGACCCGCAACAGTTTGAACAGGTGCGCCAGCTGAGGTGATGAAGTTCGATGGGTTGGTTGAATTGTATGGTGTGAAACCCAGAGCTGTGGTGACATCACCAGAGGTCAGAGTTACTGCGCCCGTACGAGTGTTGAAGGAATATACTTCATTCGTATCACCATCGAGTTTGTCCCAAGTTGTACCATCGAAGATAATGGAATCGTTGACTTGCCAGTTCGTGATACCATCGATGCTGGTAGAGCCCGCAACCGATACCTTGTAATACTGACCTTTCGTGCCAGTACCACTCGCAAGAGTTGGTGTGTTGGTATTTGCATTCCATGTACCTTGATAAACCACAGCACCAACCAATGCGGCTGGCATCTGGCTAGTCGTCAATTTGCCCGTACTATCAAGCGTTGCGACACCACTGTTTGCACCCAACAAAGCGGCATTCACTGGAGTATAGCCCAGTGCCGTGGTAACATCACTTGACGACATCACAATCGCACCAGTACGTCCAAACACCGTGGTTACTGGTGTGGTGTATGAAAGCACACCAGTGGACGAGTTGTACGCCAACGAACCCGATACAGAGATTGCAGCACGCGCACGCGAATCCAAGTAGTATTTGTTCGTGGTACCCTCGGCGGTAGCATCAGTCGTAAATGTGATATTGGCAGTACCGTCAAATGCCGTACCATTAATTGTGCGGGCGGTTGTGAGTGCCGCTGCTGTGGTTGCCGAGGTAGCATTACCAGTCAGTGCAGCGGTAATTGTACCAGCAGAGAAATTACCAGAGCCATCACGGGCAACAATGGTTGAAACTGTATTGAGATTGGTAGCATTCGTGGACACCGAAATGGTGCCATTGCCGTTCGTGATGGATGCCCCATTTAATGATGCCAGAGTGGCAACTGACATAGCGCCAGTTGCAGAATTGCCAATAAGTAATTGGCCGTCGGTCAACGCGACTCCGTTAACTTTAGTGATAGTGGTACCGAGAGCAAGCCCGGTTTTTAATACGAGATCTTTATTGATCGACATAACGTTTCCTTTAGATTGTTATTGTTGATCGAGCAATCTTGATGGTTTTGCTTGATGCGTCCACCGGAGTGAACATCAACTGCAATAATCCATTTGATATAGTTACCACAAACGTCCCCATCAAGGAAGCGTTCGTGATCACGCCGTACTCAGTCATGTAGGCGAGGGCTCCATCGTGTAACACTCTAATTTCGGATATTTGGAAATTGGTCCCGTCACTGACTTGGGTTTCGTATTTTGCTGATCGATAAGTACCAATCGGAAATTCGTCAACCACAACGGGGTCTTCGGTTGTGGTCATAGTGACGGACGAAGTGAGATTGATATCTTTAACTGTGAGATTTTCAATCAACTTAAGAGGAGTGTAACTCATATCAATGCACCTGGATTATTTTTCAATATTTATTCATTTGAGATTTGTCCTATACACGGCGGTTATTGACATATACAAGTAGGTTAACTAGTCATAAAGTATTTGACTTTTATCTGGTAAGCCAGTATCCTAAATACAACTAGCAAGGGATAGACCCGACGCTATCAACTTTAATATGGGATTCATATTAATCATGAGTATTACCACGCACAAGCGTCTTCAAAGTTTCATCAGCGGTAACTTTTTTAAGCGGCACCTCGCGCATATCCCACTCGACACTATTGGCGTCTGGGAAGTCATTGGCGAGGGTGATGACCGTGGCTACAATGGTACCAAAATTGGTCTGTTTTCCGGTATGCTGGAAGATGTGATCTATATGGCTATCGCCCATCCAGACTTCTGGAGCTGGGGTAGCGGCGGGGAAATCGTCCTGCGAGAAGTTACTGTCATTGCACACGATCCAGAGCTCAAAGCTCAACGCATCCGTGCTGCTGAAGAAGCAGATAACCAAAAACTGATCACAGAACGTACGGCATTGCTTGCACAAGTCGCAGCACTCGACGAGCAAATTGCCAAGTAATCTTGCGTAACTGGCCTGAAGCCAGTAGCATGACGGTGTGGCAATAAACCCACCAGTAGTACCTCGACCGGATAGACCAGTTGAGCATAACTTGATAGGAATTATCATGACAACCGCAGCACCAACCCTCAAGCCTATTGCGCAGGCTATCAAATATGCGTATGACACGGTCATCTACATTGGCCGCTTCCAACCATTCCATAATGCACACCTGGAAACGATCATGCACGCCATGACGCTGGCCTACCGTGTGATCGTGGCAGTGGGTTCTGCGAACGAACCGCGTGACGAAGACAATCCGTTCACGCAAGACGAACGCATGGAAGTGATCCGCGAAAGCATCCACGACGCATGCATCGCTCGCAACATTCCAGTCGATGATCTGGACGACCGCCTGAAGTTCATCTCTGTAGAAAACCAACGTTACAGCAATGCAGGCTGGGGCATGGACGTCGCAGCACAAGTTCAGCCGCTGCTGCTCGGCGACAACGTGAAGTTGATCGGCCACAGCAAAGACGATTCGAGCTTCTACCTGAAGATGTTCCCGCAGTGGGGCGAGCCGATCGAAATGCCGCTGGTGGAAATCCTGGATGCAACCACTATCCGCGAACTGTACTTCAGCCCGAAGTGCAATCTGAACCTGTTCAAAGGTGTTGTACCAAGCGCAACTGCGCGTTTCCTGGAACGCTTCCTGACTTCGACCAACTACCAATACGTGGTTGACGAAGCCAAGTACATCCGGGACTATCGCAAGCAATTCGAGCACCTGCCATATCCGATCACGTTCAACACCGGCGACGCAATCGTGTTCAAAGATGGTCACGTCCTGCTGATCCGCCGTAAGTCCAATCCAGGCAAAAACCTGTTGGCATTCCCAGGCGGATTCGTCAACGCCAAGACCTACACGAACAAGAAGGGCGAGCTGATCAAAGCTGATGCAAGCATGCTCGAATGCGGCATCCGTGAACTGTTCGAAGAAACCAAGATCAAGCTGCCCGAAGCACTGATTCGCGGCTGCATCAAGGAAGAAAAAGTCTTCGACGCCGTCAACCGTTCCCGCCGTGGTCGCGTCATCACTACTGCACAAATCATCGTGCTGCCAAGCGATGGCAAAGGTCTGCCTAAAGTAAAAGGCAGTGACGACGCCAAAGAAGCAATCTGGGTTCCTGTTCACATGCTGTCGCGCATCCAGTTCTTCGAAGATCACTACGACATGCTCCTGTACGCACTGAGCCAGTTGAAAAAATATCAGTAATCAGTGCTTGACTCGTAGAAGCCATTGCGCCACAATATGGCATTAATTTAAACCGTAGCACCCCCGACAGGATAGACCAGTCGGGTTTTAACATTGATAGGAATTATCATGAAAACTGAAGACAACGTAATCGAAACCAGCTATACCAAACAAGCCGTATCGGTAGCCACCCTGGATGCCGCTAAAGCACAAGCTGACCAGTTCATCGCCGACTCCATCCGTCGCGCTAAACTGTGGGCTGATCTGAAACTGCTGGGTGATCCCCGCACGATCGAAAAGCCTGAAGACAACGTCATCCTGGACGTTGACTCGTACAAGCTGTGCCACCAAGCAATGTACGGCCGTTTGGGCGTGACCGGTGCGTTCAGCTACATCGAACCGCGTTCGTTTGCGGAGAAAGTGCTGTTCTTCGGTCTGCAAATCTGGATCAAACGTCTGCGCCCGATCACCATGGAAATGATCGATCAGGCTGAAGCGTTCTTCGAGAAGCACATCATCGGCGGCAAAGAAATCTTCCCCCGCGCAGACTGGGAAAAAGTGGTCAACGTCTACGGCGGCCACCTGCCACTGCGCATCCGCGCTCTGCCAGAAGGTATGGTGATCGACTCCCGCAATGCGCTGGTCACCATCGAAAGCACCGACCCAGAACTCGCCTGGATGGTCGCATACTTCGAGACCTCGATGCTGCGTGCAGTCTGGTACCCAACGACGGTTGCGTCGCGTTCCATGACCGTTCGTAACATCCTGAAGAAGTACATCAGCGAAACCTCGGATCTGTCGATCGCTGAAGCAATTGCGTTCATGTTCCACGACTTCGGCGCCCGCGGCGTTTCGAGCATCGTATCGGCTGGTATCGGCGGCGCCGCTCACCTGGCAACGGGTGCAATGGGCACCGACACTATCACGGGTGCGCTGTTCGCGAACACGTACTACAACAGCGAAATGTCGGCCTACAGCGTGTTCGCAACTGAACACAGCATCATGACCATGCGTGGTCGTGACGGCGAGCTGAAAACCGTGAACGACATCATCGACGAATTCGGCCGCTTTGGTGTCGGTACGTTGATCTCGATCGTCAGCGACGGCTACGACATCTTCAACCTGGCACGTGAATTCGCGAAAGGCGATCTGCGCCAAAAGATCCTGGACAAAGGCATCAAGCTGGTTGTTCGTCCAGACAGCGGCGACGCAGTCACGGTCATCCTGGAACTGCTGAAGATCTTCGAAGAAGGCTTCGGCGTTACGGTCAACAGCAAGGGCTACAAAGTCCTGAACGTTGTCCGCATCCTGCAAGGTGACGGCTTGTCGAAACCTGAAGATTTCGAGCGCATTTGCATGGCAGTGAAATCGGCCGGCTTCTCGATCGAAAACATGGTCTTCGGTCAGGGTGGTGGTCTGCTGCAACAAGTCAACCGCGATACCTACAAGTTCGCTGAAAAGACGTGCGCGGCCGAAGTTGACGGCGTATGGGTCGACGTGTTCAAGGATCCAATCACCGACTCGGGTAAGCGTAGCAAAGCAGGTCGCTTGACCGTGGTGCAAAGCAAGGTCGGCGAGTACATGACCATCCGTATCGAAGACATGACCGAGGATCACACCGAAGTCATGCAAGACGTGTGGTACAACGGTCAAATCCTGAAAGAATACGATCTGGAAGAAGTCCGCGCTCGCGCAAATCAGTAATACCTTGGGGGCCACGCAAGTGGCCCTTTTTGTGACTATCGAAAGCAAAACATGACCCAAACTGTTCTGGAACGCATCAACACTTACGTGGCATTGAGCAAGACTATTGTCCCTGATTGGACAAAGTTCATCAACGACAAGAAACAACCGCTGGATGATCGTTGGGAAGCGTTCCTGGCAGCACCATCTGATTGGCGCAAAAAACACAGCGACGGCGGTGTTCCATTGCCAACTGCCTACAAGAAGTTCGACAGCCCGTATGATCACTTCCATATGGACCTGGAACAGACCATGACTGTCAAAGAGCTTTTCGACAAGCTGGAAGAGTTCGTTGAAGACGGCGAATTCACGGAGATAGAACTGAACGCTTGCAAGGAAGAAGCAATCAAAAAGAATCTGGGTTCCTGGTTTTACGATCAGTAACCCGTAAGCGCCCGGCTGGTCCGGGCTTTTTAACGTTCACCATAATAACAATAACATGAACGAAATTGAAACTCGTATTCACGAATACGTCAAATCTGCTTCAACAATCAAGACTGATTGGTACACCTTCATCACCAATAAAGATCATCCACTCGCTGAACGGTGGCGCACTTTCCTGCTGGCTCCAGACGACTGGCGGCGTGATGTCGACGACAGCGAGGTTCCACTCAACCATGCAAGCTGTATCTTTGATTCGCCGTACGATGATTTTGATATCGACCGTCATCAATCCAAAAGCATTGATGACATCATAGAGCGCTTGCAAGATAAGGCAGACTCAGGTAAGCATAAGTTCACACAAGACGATGTGAATGCCTGTATGGAAGAAGCCATGTTGGAACTGATTGGCCGTTGGACTTGGGACTGGTAAAACGGCATTGAACCAAATCCTTGTTCGTGTTATAATGAACAAGGATTTTTTATGAGGTCATCATGACATTCACCACAATACTGATACAAACAAAAGTCGGCGGCAATCGCGTCGAAGATTCGCTACGCATTGCAGATGACCTCGAACGTCATGCAAAGATTCATGGATTCCAAGTAATCCGCGATCTCGATCAAGTAACCGATTCAGCCCATACCGTCATGATCCCCATCGGCGGCGATGGTACGGTTCTGGTTGCAGCCAAGAAAGCAGTCGAGCTGGATATTCCAATCATCGGCGTGAACATTGGCAACTTGGGCTTCCTCACTGACCTGTTGCCGCTTGACCGTGAAGACTCGCACAAGTTCTTTGAACGGCTGCGCAATCCACAAGCTTTCAAGCGAGATCGTCGCACACTGCTCACCGTGAACATTTGCGGCAAAGAGTATGTGGCTATGAATGAAATCGTGGTTAGTGACCGTTACAGCGACTCGATCGTGGACTACGATCTTCATGTGGGCGACTCTTATGCGGGCAATCACAAAAGCAACGGCGTAATCATCTCCACGCCGACAGGATCGACCGCTTATGCGTTATTCAGTGGTGGTGCTATAATTGAACCAGATCTTGATGTTGTAGAAATCATACACTTGGCCGCAATGAGCATGAGTGCTCGCCCTATGGTGGTAGGTGGCAAGAATACGATCAAGGTCCAAGTAAAGCGCAAGCCGGGCCGAGACCTGTCTATCAAGGCAGACGGCGTCAATATCGAGCAATGTTGGCCTGACGATGCAACCCAATATACCGTTGAAGTGAACCGCCTGGAAAAGAAAGTCACCCTCCTTCATGCCCCAGAGTGGAACTTCTTCGACCTGCTGACCACAAAATTGCATTGGAATCATAAATGAACGTTGACCTGCCGTCACCATATGACGATCGCATCCTGCTGTTGTTCCGTGCAATCTACAACGGAGACGACATACCAGGAGTCACTATGGCTGACAGCAAGGAAATTTTCCGCCATTGCTGTGCTGAACAATATCGCGCCCATGTGCGCTTGATTCATCGCGCCTATCCAATCAACCACAGCCATGCTCGTCAAAAATATGGCTCGTATGTGGGTTTACTAATGGATATATTGAATCGTCATGTTCTGGTTAGTGTGGCAAACCACAACTGAATATCAGCTGTTTGCTTTTTAACCATTTGGTGTTACCATTGCGTTATTGGTAAACAACAAGGAACAATGCTATGATTCGCATTCAAGAGCTGGCCAAGCGTTTTCACGATACCTTCTTCAACCTGAACAACCACGAAGTTTCGGGCAACATGCACGTTGATGCCCGCGACATCGGCATGGTCGCTCGTTATACGGGCACGATCAACCCGAACGACGGCTGGTTATTTTTCATCACAGACGCTGTGACGGCAAACGAACGCCAACACGATGCGTTCAAGATCACGGAAGAAGGCTACACGCGATTTGAAGCTCGGCTGCTGGATGCGATCCAGACCAACTTCCGCGAGCGCACCGGCCTGGTGGTAAGTCTGGAATCCATCTACAAGATGGAACGCGAGGCCAACGCCAAAGCCGACTACTATTCGCAGCTTGCAAAACGCTGCGAAGCCTACGAGGCTTCGCATGCACCAAACTCAGTACCAGTCAATCCAATCAAACGGACGATCAACTAATCATGAACGCACCGTTCGATCTTTTGCTCTGGCAGCAAGGCCACCCAGTAGTAACTCGTGGTGGTGGCCGGCCGACAATCCTGGGCTTCAATGCCACTTCCGTGTATGGCACGGTCAATGGTAAAGAAGTGGAATGGACTCGCGATGGCATGAATGTTATCCGTCCAGAATACGGCCACGATCTCCAGATGCTGGATGTCGCCACGGACGTCACCAGAGGTCACCAGTAAGTCAAACGACTGCTGGATGACTCCCAGTAAGCCCACATCGTGTGGGCTTTTTTACGACTAGGCTTGCACATAGATGAACAGCAGTGTACCATTATCAACATGACATACAAACGCTTATCGAATGGCCGCTGGCCAGAATCGCCTTCAATCTTCGATCCTAAGCCACCTCGCACCTGGCACGAAAAACTCAAATGCGACCACCGACTGTCGTTTCCTGACACCATGCTGGAGGATGAAGAGTTCATGCACTTACACCTGGGACTGGTTCAGTTCACAGAAGCATGTATGGCCATGGAGAAGTTCGCGAGTGAGCGATATCGCGTCTATGTGGAAGTTGGTGGGGATATGATTAAGGTAAGTTATCACAAGTTGATAAGGAAAGACGCTATGGGCGAATGGACGATTCGCATGTGCCATAACAAGCCTGACGCGAAATTTAGGAAACTGCATTTTTGTGATTCTTGACGAAATCAAGCAGAAATCGATCAAGTTTTGAAATACCTACCTGGAGTTTACGACATCAGGTGTGTCATTTCTGACATAATTCTTCAAGAATCATATTTCATGATCTCTTCCTTCCTCATGAAGGTATTAATCATATGGCAATAGGTGAGTAAGTTTTTACAAGGGGGTATAGTGTGAGTGATAGGGTATTAGCTCGTATGCAGGAGTTGATGGACATACGTGATCAGGAGTTGGAGGGATTACGGAATGAGATAGCGAGACGGGACAAGTTGATAGATGATCGTGATTGGTCGTGGTGTCGTCATCGTTGTGAGGATGGAAGTGGTTTGCCTGTTCCTCGTATTGAGTTGCGTATGGTAGTGGATAAGAGGTTTCGTCAGGAGTGGGAGATATTATATGTAACTCGTAATTATGGACCTGAGGAGTATTTGATTCCCTTTGGTGCATGCAATGTCACTTCAGCGTATCAGGAGATGAGTGAATTACCTGGTATTGGGGAGAGTATTCCGGGTAATCAGTGGAGTTGGTTGCCTAGTTTATTTGTTGATTTCACCAAGCGGGTGTTGGAGTTGGGGTTACCTGGTCTCATTAGTACCAGGGATCGTGTATGGTTGTGGCGTGGTCCGGTGGATGATGTAGGTGCGATGTTGACTCGTGTTCGTTGATTGTGTGACGATTTAGTGTCGTGTGATAGTGAATCTTGGAGCTGTGCTGGCACCGTTTGTGAGGTCGATGATTGATTCTGGTACGAGGCCGTTGAGTCGTTCGCGGTATCGTATCATGTATTGGCTCTTTGTTAGGATTTCGGTTTGATGTAGTGTTGAGAGTCGTGGGTCGATTATTTGGCTGAACAGTGATTCGATCCAGACGCCACCTGAGTCTGGGAACCATACCAGGGTATTAGTTTTTATTTCAATTGTGTTATTTCGATCGATCATCAGGTCGGAGTCCACGTCATGCCATCTTGCGATCCATCCCAAGGGATCTGCATTTTCCCCGAATGTAATAGTTGATTGGATTGTGGTTCTGTTTTTCAGGATCAGGAGGGCTTGTCTGTACCAGGGCAGTGGTACTTGGGCGTTTTCGATGTCTTGAGTGGTCATGTTCATTATATTGTCGACCAATTTTTTGACTTCAGGTTTCACTTTTGCTTCGTAGTGGAGCATTGCCACGATATCGCCACGCATATAAATACCCTTTTAAGTATGTTGTTAATTGGGGATATTTATGAGGTATAGTTCTCTCTTGGAGTTATTTGACAGTCGTGTTCCGTATACGTGGGAGGTCAGCACATCGAAGCGTCATGTTGCTGCGTTTCAGGTAACTGATAAGCGGTATCAGATTACGTTTAGCCGGGATGATGAGAACTTGACTGAGTTTGGTCCTGGATGGGATGTCCGTTTCGAGTTATTGGTTGAGTCTGCATCTGGTCAAGTGTTTGATACTAGCGTTACCAATACCGGGAATGCTGCTCAGGTATTCGCTTGTGTGTTGCGGGTCATTGATGAGTTTATGATTGCCGTGAAGCCTGAGTATTTGGCATTTAGTGCTGATGAGGTTAGCCGTCAATCGTTGTATCGTCGTCTAGTCAGTTCGCTATTGACCAAGTATCCCACCTACAAGAGAGTTGGTGATCTGACGGATAATTCGTTATTCATTGTATCAAGTATTCCGGAGCATACTAAAATCACAGATAATGGTTTCTAGGGGGAAACATGTATAAAACAATTCAAGAGAGTCTTCGTGAGATTGAGTCATCCATTTATGAGTCGGATGAAGCCAATCAGATTATCGAGGATGCTGGTGTTCGTTACACCAAGTATTTGAAGTTTGCCAATGCGGAGTTGGCGAATAAAGTTCGTGATATTGCGGCCAAGCGTGATGGTGTTGCATTGGATGTTGAGGATACCTGCATGTACTTTCCTGATGAGGAAACGTTCAATCATATTTGGTATCATTACAAGGCCAAGATTACACCAGGTAATGTAACTGTTGAGGATTTGCAGCCGAGTGTCAAGGAGTCCATGGAAAACACCTATCAGGTTGGTCGATTCACCACCACTCATACCACTGCTGCCTTCCGTCATATGTGCGATCATTATGGTTTCACTATTGAGCGTGATCCTGTGGGTATTGGATCGCGTTGCTATATTGCCCTGAATGCGCAGGGTGAGAAGGTGGGTTCGTTTATGGATGGTGTTGGTACGTTCTACAATGACAAGTTACCAAAGACCACTGATGAAGATTTTATGGCAGGTGCTGTGGCTCCAGAAGCTGCCATTGTTGATGAGTCAATAGCCGGTCAGGATTTGGCTGACCGTATTGATACATTCTTGGGCAACTATGCCAAGCTTGCAGCTGACTATGATCCTGAGTATGATGATCCAGACGAGCGTTGGAATGGTCCGGATTCGGCGATGATGGCCATGGCCGCTAATGCGATTCGGTCGGGTCAAATGCCGCCGGTTGTACATTCAGATATTGGTTCTGGATGTTATCGTGATTACTTTGATCCACAAGTACAAGCAGAACATACTGCCATTCTTTCCGCATTAGATGCTATGAGGAAAGGTCAGGCAATTGACGAGGATGTCATGGTTGCGACACCAGAGAAGATGGTGAAGTTGACGCCTAGTCAGACACAGCTTGGTAAGGGTGCTGAGGCTTTGCGTGGTGCGTTGTCGATGGGTGGTTTCTCAAGTTCAGAGTTACGTCGTTGTGCGGCGGCTGTCTATAGTGCTATGATTGGTGGTATGCCGTCTGCTTCCGTGAAATCAATGGCTGAAGGTCATACTCCATCGCCTACGGTCTTTGATGAGCAGAAGCCCGTTGGAGCAACTGTCTATGTGTTTGAGACTGATGATATGGATCCAATAGTGGAAGAATGCAATTTGCCACCAGGTCGTCACGTATTAGTCCAAAGTGTCAGTGAAGATCAGGAAGTGGATGAAGCTCGCAATTCGATGGCTGATTATCGTCGGAGTAAGGGTTGGGCCATTTTGCCCGCCACCATGGTTCTTTATGGTAAACGAGTGGTTGACATCAAGACTGCCGCAAGTGAGTGGGCCCCACATGACGAGACGATTTTGGTGTGTATGAAGGTGGATGATGAGCGCATTACCTTCCTGGCTAGCAGTGGACCGTCGAAGAATTGGATGGGTGAATTGAATACCACTCATGAATGTTTCCATGATCAAACCCAGGCGAGCAAAGGCTATTACAAGGTACTCAATATTGTTGGCTTCCGTGATGGTGAGATTGTTGACAAGGTCAATGATATTGGTCTCAATGTCAAGGCTAGTGTTGCTGTGTTCAAGTAATAAGTAACATGCTGTAACAAAATGGCGAGGAGATCCTCGCCATTATTATTTTGACTATTAGGGCCAGACCAGTACAATGATGGCCGTGCTGAAGATTAGCTTCAGCCGTACAATAGGAAACTACAAAATGACTAAAACTATTCTGGCAACCGCCCTGATCCTGGCTGCAACCGCAGCATCCGCAACCGAACTGACCGCTGTTGGTGGTCGTAACTACGGTACCGAAACCAACAACGCTGGTGTTGTCGTTGGTGAAACCTTTGGCCCGCTGAAAGGCGAAGCATCGGTCACCCGTGATGTTACTGGTACCCACCGTGTAACCAACTATGGTGTAGCTGTTGGCTATCCGGTAGCAAAACTGGGTTCGACTGTCGTGACCGCCAAAGCTGGTGTCAATTACCTGGATGCAACCAAGGGTCTGAATGGCTACGGTGCGAAAGTGGCTCTGGAAGCCGCTTACCCACTGACCAAGCATGTCAGCGTTGTTGGTGAATACGGTTACCTGCGTACCGAAAGCCAAATCCGCGCTCTGGGCGGCAATCAAGTTGCTGTCGGCGTTCGTTACGGCTTCTAAGCTGTACTGATCTTCGGATCATCAGCCCCAGGAATTCCTGGGGCTTTTTCATTTGTTGACTTGATTATGAGATCTTGCTATAATGGCATATCTTAAATGAAAGTCGCTTATGAGCATATCGTCCTTACAAGTATGTGGTGAAATAAACACTCCTCGTTACCGGGAAGATGGTAAGATGAGCTCCGCCCAGCTTACAACTGACGACATACTGCCCATAGTATCTAGCTCTGGGAGAGCAAAGATTCTCAGTTCGTTTAACAAAACTCCCTTCGATTTTCGCTTCAAAATTCATCCGTTGGCAAACAACAAGGCCATGATGGGCCTTGATCACGAGTTCTTCAAAGCTGCTGAACTTGAACAACAGCAGGAAGCCCCCAACAGTATTCAGCTCATTTATTGCAATAATATAACGGGCATAAGCAATTACATGCCGTTCACAGCATGGATGCTGGCCCATCGTATTGGGCATCTGAACTTAATCTATCGCCCCAACCAAGCTATCGGTCGCCGTCTGGAGAATGGTCATGTCTTTCAAGTAGTACGTGAATGTATGATCGAATATTGTCAGCTAGCCTCAGATGGCCAACCACGGCAGTATCGTTATGAAATTGAAACTGGAAAAGCTCGACAGGCAGAATTTGAGAGCCCGCCAGAAGAGTGCGATATGTATCCAGATGCATGGCGACCAACCCTGATGGTGCTGCAAAATACCAGGTGCGCCCGTAAGATTGCGTTAAACAATACAGCTGATTGTTTCTCTGAATTAATTGCTCAGTATATCATAACCGGTAAGATTTCGCTATTGCCCGTAAGCGAATGGGCTCAGCGCTTTGCGGCCTTGAAAGACAGTAAAAATCATCTTGGAAGCGGCGAATACTACTCATTGATCCGCAAAGCTGATGTGTTTGCATATTTCCGTGAACAGCACGGCGATGCTCATATGCAAAAGATGATCGATGCCATGGAGGTTGGTCTGGCGCGTGAATGTCACGTCTGGCTTGCAAAATTGGTTGGACAAACCTGGTCCTTCTAGTTGATCCTTTGTTCATTTGTGTCTATAATAGGAACATCTGAACACAACGGAGCAATGAATGGCCAAGCGCAAAATCACCTACGATGCGAACGGAATTCCAAACCGTGTATTGACCGGCATCGGTGACCAAACCATCACCTTCCCCACCTCCTATTTCTACGGCCATCCAGACAGCTTCCAGTTCAGTTCGTCTGTGATGGAAAAGCACTGGCTTGCTGTCAAGGCGCTGTGTGAGCGTCAAGGCCTCACCCACATTGTAATAGGCGCCGCCCTGCGCGACGGTTATATGTCGTCAGCTGGCTCCTTCGTGGTTGTTGCTGGTGACGACACTGGCACTAAACTGGTATGGCATCGTTACTTGCCCAATAACCCAGAGGGAGCTATGAATCGTATCTTCCTGGGCGGCAAAGAGTACAAGATGACTGCATTCAAGGATGCGTCACTGGACGCGCAAGATCGCATGTTTGAGCCTGTTGAAATGCGCCACATCATGCGCCGTCTGGCAGCTGGCAAGATGCCTTACGAGAGCCAGACCGAATAATTCAAAAAGAATTCAAAAAGTTATTGCATCACGAGTACCAGTACGTTATATTAGTGACCTGGCGACAACGTTAATCCGGAAATCGCTGGTAGGATTAGATACAGCAAAACACACTAAAAAAGCCAACTTTAAAAGTGTTGTTTTCCACCTCAACTACTATGACAGCGTGGGAAAGTTCGTGGAGCCGGAAGTTGTCTGTGGCTTTGAAGCGGATTGTTGAGGACGAGGAGAACTGTGCGTGTGACAAGATCGAATGGGTTGTGAAAACCACCTGTTCTTCACACTGTGTCGGGGACGAGAACCCTGTATGGGCTAGACAGAAACCTAGATGATGATGGTAATCCATCTCGGCGTATATGGATCCTGACGTGCGCTTAAATGAAAAGGGAAACAGCTAATCCTGTTAAATTTGTTGGATCGTTGGACCACATGGGATAGGCAACTATCACGCAAGCATCAACGATCTGACACCCTTGGATGGGTACAGCAACTCACCTAAAAATGATGTGTTGGGAGATTGTAGCAATACTTGAGACTCAACTATTTGCTAGTAGGACGTGAACTAGACGCATGGTGCAGCGAGGTGCCATAGTGTAGTCGATGGCAGTAACTATAAAGGGCTGGTTGATTGACGCTCGGTTAGATCCGGGGAAGACATCAACAGTTACGTTACTGAGGACTCCACGATAAACAGTAAAAACGACCGTCGGACCATCCAGTTAAAGTCAAAGCATATTTGACCAGACACAGGAAGCCATGTAAAGTGGCTTCTGTTGCAGCAAAACAGCAAGATGTCGTTGTTGTAAAAAGATTTCAAAAAGTGTTTGACTTTACGAAATTAGTTCTGTAAAGTTCAACACATGATGCAGCAACAAAGTGGCACGCAGTAAATTGCCAGTTGTTAGGTTTGCCTCTGATCATCCGCCCGAGATGGAGCGCTTAGACTTGTTCGCAGGTCGATAGCCTAGTAGTCCTGGGTAACAGACAGGGGCAAACCTAACAGCTGAAAATAAATGACAAGAAGGCAAAAATAATTCTTGACATTTATAAATTATGCTGTAGAGTGTTACAAACTAAGTGGTAACAAGTTTTAAGCTTTCATGTTTCCTGCCGGTGAATCGCATTTGAGGCGCTCTTGTAGTGCTGGGGCGGCGGGGATAGTACAGCGGCGATTACGTGGGATGCGAATTTCCACAGTGAACGGCTTAAAACTTGTTGCTATTTGTTAAAACCTCAGTTTTCTGTGCTTTTGTGCAGGGATTTGAGTCACTTAACTAAATAGATATGAAGCAGAGAGCAATGTTGTTCCCTGCATAAACTTTTCGAGAGAAACGAGTAAATTAAAATGAACGCCTTCAATTTCCATCAACCTAAACAGCAAGCGACACGCCGCCTTCCAGCGACCGTGCGTATGGCTGTCTGGCCGCTGGCGATTGATGCGAAGTTGTTTAATATTACCGTGCCCGGGATTAAGGGACGAGCGAAGATGTAAAGTCTAAGCTCCTCCACAGAACCCCGGGAAACTGAAAAGTCCCGGGGTTTTTTGTTTTGGGACACGAAAAGCAGCAAGCAGTACAGTGAAAATGAGGGAACGAGATCCTCGGCTCACACTTAAAAGAGAGTCAAATGGGCGGAACTTGGGATGAACACGCGGCGATAACGCGGATAGTAAAATCAAGTTCATGTGTGTAAATGAAGATCAGTTCATCGACATTCATTTACACACATTATTCAAGTTTATTATGTCAGGTGTTAGCTCAGCCAGGGAGAGCGCGTGGTTTGGGACCATGAGGTCGAAGGTTCGATCCCTTCACATCTGACATAGTGAATTTGAATAATGTGAATATGCCCCTGTAGCTGAGATGGATTAGCGACGGCCTGAAAAGTCGTAGAGGTTGGTTCGATACCAACCGGGGGCACCAAGTTTTAGAACTTGAGCAATCAAGTTTCATGCAGTCATAGCAAAGATGGTCTATGCGACGGTTTGAAAGTCCGGGGATACTGGTTCGATACCAGTTGACTGCACCAAGTTTAGTAATAAGATTTCTGGGCTGTCTTCAGGGGTTGGCGGGGCACTTGCAATGCTCTATCACGGGTTCGAGTCCCGTACGGTCCACCAGATTTCATAACATGATGTGAGGCAAAACTGCCCTGCATGTCGTTGGAGCAGTAGCTCAGTTGGTTAGAGCGTCGCCCTGTCACGGCGAAGGTCGCGGGTTCGAGCCCCGTCTGTTCCGCCAAGTATTAAATCGTTGATTAGCTGAGATGGATTAGCAATGTCTTGATAAGGCATAGAGATTGGTTCGATACCAATATCAACGACCATGGTTTACAGTTGGGGTTTAGTTCAGTTGGTAGAACAGCGGGTTTTGATCCCGTATGTCGGTGGTTCGAGTCCATCAACCCTAGCCAAGAAAATGAGTCGCAAGACTTATGGGATGCGTACAGCAACTAAAAACTTCTTTTGAAAACAGAAACCAAAAGTCATCCCGTTAATACGAAGGTTCCTTAGCTCAGCTGGTTAGAGCAATGTGTTGATAACGCATAGGTCGTTGGTTCAAATCCAACAGGGACTACCAAGGTGTTGTGAAGGGAATTGGTATACCTAACAGGTCGAGATCCTGTTGCTTGGCGGTTCGAGGCCGCCCAACACCACCAAGTTTATGAATCATATGCTGTCATGTAGCTCAGTTGGTAGAGCAGATGACTGTTAATCATCGGGTCACTGGTTCGAGCCCAGTCTTGACAGCATATGATTTATAGGTAGTATTGTTTGCTCCGAGGTACTCGAGTGGTAGCAGAGACCGGACTGTTAATCCGTCGCCGTAAAGGCCGCCGCTGGTTCGAATCCAGCTCTCGGAGCAAACGATATTACGCCCTTGTATCCTTAATGGTAGAGGTGCTGTTTTGTAAGCAGCGTGCGGTGGTTCGATTCCATCCTGGGGCACCAGTTTAGTAGTACACAGTTGGGGATTAGCTCAGAGGTAGAGCAGCGGATTCTGAATCCGAAGGTCGTTGGTTCAAGCCCAACATTCCCTGCCAGATTTTTGTAGTAAATCGTTGTTGATAAAAACTTGCTTCTTAGCTGAGAATGGTACTAGCGGCCCCGTGAAGAGGGGTAGACGATACGTCGATACTATCAGAAGCGACCACAATCAACAATGCAATGGTTCCTTGGCGCAGAGGTAGCGCAGCGCCCTTACAAGGCGAAGGTCGTTGGTTCGATCCCAACAGGAACTACCAAAGCGTCAGTATCCCCCTTGGCTACGAACCAGGCGAAAGGTAACTGGACACATGCAGGTTCGAACCCTGCCTGACGCACCATTCAAGTATGTAATACCAAGTATTCTTAGTCGCGGGTTAGTGTAACCTGGTAACACGCGGGGCTCATAATCCCGAGACATCTAATGCTTGTCCTGGTTCAAATCCAGGGCCCGCAACTAAGAATATTTCTCTCGTCCGTGGGATACGGCATTGGCGCTACGAACGCTAATAGGGTGGTTCGACTCCATCACGAGGGACCATTGACAATTAGTAATATGGCCTAGGGGACTGCATGGAGTGGTCACTTCCCTGTCACGGAAGATATTCAGGTGGGTTCGATACCCATCTAGGTCGCCAAGTTTCAGTTGCGGATTAGCTCAGAGGTAGAGCAGGAGATTTTGAATCTCAAGGTCCTAGGTTCGAGCCCTAGATTCGCTGCCAAGTTTCAATATCTAGTTAGCTCAGTTGGTAGAGCACATCGTTGAACCAGATCGCTCTTATAAATACCTGAAAAGGTGCTTATATGGAAAGATCATGTATCAATTGTGGTAAACCAACAAAGTATAAACCGCCAGCATTTAATGGCAAATACTGCTCGAACAAATGCCAACACGCATTTACCTGGATATCGGTTACCAAACCGAAAATATTGCAAGGTGCTGTTCATTATAATAGCCCGGCGATGATCAAGTTCTTAACGGAACGCGACGGTTATGCCTGTTCATGTTGTGCAGTAAGTGACTGGTGCGGTAAACCACTTAGTTTGGATATCGACCATATGGATGGGGTAAAGACCAACAATCATCCAGATAATTTGAGATTTCTGTGTCCAAACTGCCACAGACAGACCCCTACCTGGGGTAACAAGAAAAGATAATGCTCACGTAGTTCAGTGGTAGAATGCCTCCTTGACGTGGAGAGGGTCGAAGGTTCAATTCCTTCCGTGAGTACCAGAATAATATTGCGGTATGACAAAAACATGTGCATCCTGTTTGTTCTAAAGGAGAATCATATGTCATCAACTCAAGTACAAATATTGGCACTTCGGAATGCAGTAGCTATGTTGGCGAGTAGTTTACCAATCGACACATTGCAAGTGGCCACTGCACTTATTCACAAACAAGTACAAGAACAAAGAGCTGAACTTAATTTAAAAGTTGAATTAACCGAAGACGATAAGTTGACGGAAGATTATTTGAATGAGTTGAGTGGGATCTCTAAAATGTTTAGCGATCTTGTACAAATAAAAGTCAACGGTACAATCGATTAAATCGATGAGGTCACTGGTTCGAGACCAGTACTAGATACCAAGTTTTTATCTCCGGTTAGGAAAGTCAGGTTAATCCACGTGGTTTGGGACCATGGGGCGCAAGTTCGAATCTTGCACTGGAGACCAAGTTAAACGTTCATGTCCTCATCCCCTGAAAAGGTTCTAGTCGGCATGTGCGGGTGATGTTTGCCATACCGGTACAAACATTGCCACCCTGGGGGATTAGCTCAGCTGGGAGAGCAGTAGCTTTGCAAGCTAAAGGTCATCGGTTCGATCCCGATATCCTCCACCAAGTTTTATTGCGAGGTGTTATGCCGTGAGTGGCACGTATGGTCAACGCGAGTTGAATGCGCATCATCTGGAACTCCAGCCTGTTGGAGCGATTGGTCTCGTCATTGGGATACCTGGTAAATCGCAATATCCAAATTACATTTCTGAAAGGAGCCTGTCATGGAAAGTGACAAATCTGGCAAACTTTCGGGGGTGACTAAGTAATTCCAAGTGTAGTTGTTTGATTGGATTGCTCCTGCCACCCCCGAGATCGACGTGTGCCACGTCAAATCAAAGGGGTTGAAACTTTAATGGTGAAGTATCTGGCTTTTAACCAGACAAACAGGATTCGAGCTCCTGCGGCCCTACCATTGTTTCACAGGGAGTAATGCCGAATTGGGTAGGCACCGGACTTTTAATCCGGCGAGACGAAAGTCCAGAGTGGGTTCGATCCCCACTGCTCCCACCAATCAAATACACTTGGAAGTGTAACTCAACAGGCTAGAGGCCCGGCTCTTAACCGGTGCGACGGGGGTTCGAGTCCCTCCACTTCCACCACAGTACGGACGTGTAACTCAGCTGGTAGAGTAACGGACTCTTAATCCGAAGGTCGTGGGTTCGAACCCCACCGCGTCCACCAAGTTTCTTTAAACATGAATGCAAATCATCTTTAAGGAAATTTCCTAACAAATTGGCGCCTTAGCTCAGCGGAAGAGCAGTGGATTGTCCATCCGAAGGTCAGGGGTTCGATCCCCCTAGGCGTCGCCAAACAATGCGGATATAGCTCAGTCTGGTAGAGCATCACGTTGCCAACGTGAATGTCGCGAGTTCGAACCTCGCTATCCGCTCCAAACATTTTATTAACCAGCCATGGAGGCTATCATGTACCACTTTGTCATCACAATCTAAGCTGCTCCGATGACAATGTCTCGGAGATTTTAAATCAACCCGAGAATAATAACATGAATGCCGACTTCCTTAAACGGTTCCTTACCAACACAGACGACACTGGTCGTTTTATCGTCAACTCGCAACGTACTGGCAAACGCTACTTCGTTGAACCGATTGATGGTCGTAGTAAAACAGACTGGACTGAATGGGGTTCCATTGATCCAGCAACAGGCAAGATGATGAACAAGCCAGGCTTCCGTAAGTATGCCGGCGCCATCCAGCCACAAGATAGCATGATCGATGAAGCAAACGGCTTCAGCAAGGTCCATTTCCTGGAACCTGGCATGAGCCCACTGTATTACATCGATATTCTGGATGAGCAATATCCAGACAAAGCAGCGTAAGCTGCCAAGCAATACGTCAAAACGTACCTGAAGGATAGACTGGCGTCGTGGAATTCGAGGCTCAGGTACAATTAGTTTCAACAGGAGTTTCGCATAGCGGCGATTGCAACGGTCTCCAAAGCCGTCGAGAAATCCACGTGGGTTCGAGTCCCACAGCTCCTGCCATACATTAGGTCATTAGCACAACGGTAGTGTACTGGTCTCCAAAACCAAGGACGGGGGTTCGATTCCCTCATGGCCTGCCAAACAGTAGTAGAAAGCGAGCGCAATATAGAGCGATTGACGGAGCTCGTAACCGTCACTTTAGAGTATTAAGGTGTGGCCATATCATAGTGGTTAATGACGCGGGTTGTGATCCCGTTTACTCGAGTTCAATTCTCGGTGGCCACCCCTTAATACTTTATTGCACCATATCAATGGTCATATACAATGGCGGATATGACCAACAGACAGTATCATTACATATATCGCACCACGTGCATTGTGACTGGAAAATATTACTTGGGTATGCACAGCACTTATGACCTGAATGACGGTTATATTGGTTCTGGCAAACTGCTTGGGCGATCAGTTAATGTTCACGGTAAGGAAAATCACGTATGTGCGATTCTCGAGCATTACTTCAGTAGGGAGTGGTTGAGAGAACGCGAAGCAGAATTGGTGTGTGCCGAAATGCTAACTGATCCGATGTGTATGAACATATCTTTAGGTGGTAGCAGTTGGCCTAACAATATCATTAATGCCGATTCATGTCGTCAAACTGCCAAGAATAAGATCAGTCAACAAAGGCAGCAATGGTTGAGAGATAATGACCCCGAATGGGCAAAACAAACAAAAACCAATAGATCATCAGCAGGCATAGCCAATTTACCAGGCACGCCGCCTCCCAGTTTTAAAGGTAAAAATCATACCGAAGAAACCAAGAAGAAAATTGGAGATAACGTATCAAAAAGCGCACGCGGTACTGGTAACTCGCAGTATGGCACTATGTGGATATTTTCTGAAATAGAAAAGCGCACGATAAAGATAAATCGAGAAGACATTGATTTGTGGCTTTCTCGAAATTGGAAGCTTGGTCGAAAGATGAAGTTTCCGTAACAGTTTCAATGGTGTAGGTAGCTCAGTGGTAGAGTCCCGGATTGTGATTCCGGTCGTCGTGGGTTCGATCCCCATCCTTCACCCCAATGGTTCCTTAGCTCAGCTGGTAGAGCGCCACTCTTACAAAGTGGATGTCGATGGTTCGAACCCGTCAGGAACTACCATTTCTCCAAATCCTGACAGCCAGTCAGGTACTTGAGTCAAGCTTGTGGTTGGCTTAGAAGCAGCCATCCTTAATGAGTGGAGCGAAGCACCCGAGCCGCGAAATGCCATAATGCCGAACCCTAGTGGTGGTATAGAATGGTGATGTGGCAGGGATAAATGTTGATAGAAGCATGTAGCCAAAAGTCGTCTTGGGCGGCGTATGGGCAGCTCTCCTTTGGCGTAGCAGCACGCGACTTGATAGTAATACAGTAATGCCCTGGTGGTGGAATTGGAAGACACGCATGGTTCAGGTCCATGTGCCGTAAGGTTTGCGAGTTCGAGTCTCGCCCAGGGTACCAGTTTTGGATAAGTTTGATAAACTACGTTCCCCGCCAAAGGGAATACTTGACTTATCCTACCAAGTTTTGGATGCCAACAGCAAACCTTTCTAAATTTTCCTTTTCCGAAAACCAAAGAATGGCATCCAGTTATATGATGTTGAGTAGCTCAGTCGGTAGAGCAGGGGTTCGATAAACCTCAGGTCAACGGTTCGATCCCGTTCTCAACAACCAGTCATTGGGCAAGTGATCCGCTAATCAGTCGCCTTGGAAGTAGGGCGGAGGAAGCCGGGTTCGATTCCTGGTCTTGTCCACCAATCATATATTGCACTGTTGTCTCTTGTCCGTATAATAACAAGAAAGGACTTGATCCTGCGAGAGACATATGAGCGATATAGAAAATACAGTAAAGAGTTACCGGAATGCTTTGGATTCAGAAGATCCCGTAATATTGCAGCGTTTGCAAATTGAAGTTCAACTTGAGATGTTTCGTGTGATGGCATATGGCCTCCAGGGCATCAACGATAAGTTGGCACAGATGCAAACCAAAATTGATTCGATAGACTGGAAGCTCTGGGAGACAGTAAAGGTTCTCAATCCTGCATTGGCAACCCCAGATAGCAAAGTGGATGAGCCACATCCACTCGAAGATGAAGAATTTAAAGTCGTTGACGGTAAGTTGGTCAAACGATAACAGGTTTCGGCTTAGTGATCGAGCGTAAGCTCACAGACGGAGTGGCTGCTGTAGAAAGTGCCATCCTCGCAAGAGGGTCGATCAAACAAATGCGGTGTAATTCAGTGGTCAGAAGAGGAGGCTCATAACCTCTACGTCGGTGGTTCGAATCCACCCATCCGCAACCAAACATGATACCATGACGGTAGAGACATTTAAGAAGATAGTTGCAGCAGTTATGACGCATCGCCTGTGCGACTGCGGTGTGACTGGCATACTGATCCCAAGGGATGATCCAAAGGTTTGCCCAGCTACTTTCTACCAATGGTATCCAAACAAAATGCGATTCACTTATTTGCACCCAGACGGTCGAGTATTTCCTTTGGGTGATATAATAAGCTTGAATCAAACAAGACCTGAATTTGAATGGACTTTGCGGGCAACGCTGCCCAGCTTGGTTTATGCAATACAATCAATACGGTGATGTAGCTTAGTTGGTAAAGCAACTCCTTCATACGGAGAGGACCGGGGGTTCGAATCCCTTCATCACCACCACTTTTAACCCATGGAGTCTCATATGAGCAACCGCACTTACGTAAAAGCTGACTTATCGCTAACCGTTACCGCAACCGCTCTGACTCTGGGTTTGGCAACCACGACCACCTTGCGCCTGGCAGCACTGGCAATCTAAGACTCATCGTCTTTCGTCGTGACTATAGAAATCGAATAATAACCCTGGAGGATGCCATGTCACAGCTAAACGCAACAAAGGTCAGCCAAAGCTAACCATCAACGGTGTGAGTAAGAAGTTCAAACGCATGTGCGAAGTGTACAGAGTCTTTTCTCGTCACTGGGATCATGTGTTAGATCATAGCGATGACGCTATGTTGGAGTTGTTTAACGGCGAATCATTTGGCACACCAGTGTCAGGCAATAATGGTTATGCTGTTGGTAAAATGTATCTGAATGTCCATGTGAAAATGTGGAAAGAGGATATGTGCTTGGGCACGTTGTTCAAGCAAGAGTTGTATGAGGACGGTTTGTTCCCACATTGGTGGTTAGACTCCGTGTTCAAAAGTTAATCCCACCGTAGCTCAGTTGGAAGAGCGCCTGATTTCGACTCAGGAGGTCGCACGTTCGAGTCGTGTTGGTGGGTCCATGCTGTTATAGCTCATCTGGCAGAGCACATACTTGGTAGGTATGAGGTGGTTGGTTCGAGTCCAACTAACAGCACCAAAGGATATGTGAAGGGAATTGGTATACCTGGCGGTTTCAGAGACCGTCGTGTGGGAGTTCGAGTCTCCCCATATCCACCAAAGTTTTTCAAGTATGAAATACCAAGTATGTATTAGAGAAGGCAGCAACCTGGTAGGAACAGGCACTGATGTGGAAGTCGAACGGTAGTGTCGGATGCTGGATAGGGGAGTCGACGTTCCCTGTCTGTGCGGCTAATGGGCCAAGTCCGAAAGTTGGTGCAAGGGGCGGCAATCCCTGAATCCAACCTGCCTTCCCTAATACGTATTTTTACCCCTGGTGGCTAGTGGAAATCTGGTACACCTACTGTCGTCAGAAGGCAGGCTTTTGCGAGTTCGAATCTCGCCCAGGGGACCAAACAATGGGGTTATAGCTCAGAGGGAGAGCGGCGGCATGGCATGTCGTAGGTCGTGGGTTCGAGTCCCACTAGCTCCACCAAACAATGGCTGTGTGAAGGGAATTGGAATACCTCCTTTGCTCAAAACAAAGGGTTCTGTCGGTTCGAGGCCGACCACAGCTACCAAATATTTTCATCTTTTGCTTGATTCATGTTTCAAATGAACCTATAATAGGAACATGGTAAACAGACAAGCGGAGCAGAAGATGAAACAGCCAAGCAAAAAAGCACAGAAGACGATCAACAACATGGTCGCACTCATGCAAACAGCTGGTTACACGTTCGACAAAAGTGATGTGTCGATTGTGCAAGGTGGTTTTACTCGCCTGACGATTGACCCCTACAAATCCGAGCTGTTGCCAGCGAAACGCTTGGCAGCTAAGTTTCGTGCTGCTGGTTACCCATGCACGGTCGACGTGAACCGCGAACTGGTCAACGGTTTCAAATACATCAGCCTGATTTTTGGCTTCGTTAATGGCCGACGGCCAGTGGTAGATTTCCTTACCATCGATGAACTGTACGGCACCACGATCTTCCAATCTTAAGGAGCACTCGATGCTGGTTCAAATCGCGATAACGGGTCAGTACTGGATCAACAAGGGTGTTGAGGATTGGGACGGCACCGGAGAAGTGCCTCAAAGCTGGCGTCCAAAAGGTTCGCATACCGAGCTTGTGGTCTGCAACGTTAAGCTGTCCGATGTTGCGAGCGTTCTCGCCGAGATTCGTCCTAGGATAAACGACTTCGGTTGGAGCAACCCAGCGTCGAGCTTCGATGCTTGCGACGTTGTGGTCATGCCTGATCGCCTCTCCGAGCGTGAACTCGTGGAATGGCAGTACAAGGTTTACGACGAGATCACAAGCATTTCCCAAGCCGACATTCAGGCTTTCCTGAAGGCGTTCAATCCCAAGATGTTGAGCGAAGAAGCGCCAATGTCTCCTGACGAACGGTTTGATTATCTGGATATCATGTAAGCTTGCATGGTACCACCTTGTTGTTGTATAGTTGCCACATGATGAGCAAACAAGTCTTATTACAGGCACTGGTAGACGGGATTCGACGTCTAGCTATTGAACAACAACAAGGATTAACTCCAATGAATTCTCGCGATTTCGTTTACTGGCTCCGTGGTTATCTGGAAGTCAGTAAACCGACCGGCATTACTCAAGAAAAGCTGAACATCATCGGCAATCACCTGCAACTTGCCATCCAGACTGAAGCTGAAGCTAAACGTCTCGAAGATGATATGACTCGCGCTCGCATGGCCAAAATGCTTGCAGAGGCGGGTAGTAATTCCGATCACATTGCCTACGGCATGGCACATCGCGGCCCTGCGGCAGGCTGCTAAACAGTTTTTGGGCGGGTTAGCTCAGTTGGTAGAGCACGTCTTAGCTGGACAATTAGAAAAATGCCACCTACCCATTATATTACTTCCGCCAGTTTTTCCGCAATGAGGGCAGATTACGGTGTCGTGTTTTACATGTACCCGTGCTTTTCGATTGGGTTGAGGTTTACTAGACTTGGTTTTACCAGTTAAGCTTGCTGATATTTTGTCTTTATGTTCTTGAGAACGAACTGACAAAGTTCGCCCTTTGTTTGGACTGGTTGTGCCTTTATTGTGTGCTTCTAGTCCGACATTCCACGGGACATTTCCAGGAAGGTTACCATCTAGACCATTTTCAGGCCTAAGATTTGCCCAATCTGTAGATTCAACAATGTTGTGCATTGCCGAAAATGATAATGCAAATTCACTTATTGTTGTCGTGTCATAAAACAAACAATACCACACAGTAATGACATGTTCTGTTCCATGTTTTTTGATATGCTTGCGCCAATAAGTGCCTGATCCCAAATAAGTTTCTGGGTCCTTTGCGGTTTTGCCAAAGTAAAGTTTGCCAGTAATTGCGTGTTGTTTTATATAAAGAAAAGTTGGCGGATAAATATCCATGCTGATGCTCCTTGAAAGCGTTAGAAAGGTGGAGACTGCAATCTCGCGACCTTATTTAGCTGTAGAAGCCGAAAGGCACGATCCTGATCAGGATAGTCACAGCATAACCCTCAATTCCCTTGTAAGGACGTTGTCGGAGGTTCGAGTCCTCCACCCGCCCCCAATAATATCAAATATGAAAAAAGTAATCCTCACTACCCTGTTGCTCGCCAGTACCGCATTTGCGGCTGATGCCGTTGCTCCTGTGTTTCGCCCAGAGTCGGTATCAACTAAGACTAACAACAATGCAACGGTAACAGTCAACACGGTATGCTTGAGTGGCTTCGTGTTTGCTGTTGCTTCGCAGGAAAAGTCGAATACCAGTAATGGTGCTGGTGGCGTGGCCTTGGTGCAAGTGTATCAACCAGGTTTCCGTGGCAATCCAGTTCAGCCAATTACATGTAGTAAATGAACCATAGATTCACCATAAATACAGGAATACATTTATGGTGAAATATGATTCGACACACTACGGTAACCTCGCAAGTTCGATTCTTCAACGAGTCATCCACCGACCCGTATGCACCATATGACGCCATTTGTACGCTCATGTGGGAAACACCCCATGTAGTCTGGGTGACTGGTCTTCACGGTGTAATCACTCGTCGATTGTTGGCTGAGTTGATTCAATTCCTCAGTGCCAATAACGTACATCAGATCAAAGCCTACCGGGCTCCTGGCCGCAACTTACCAATGAGTGAGTTGATTGGGCCTAACCTGTACAGCATTGATATTCAGAAAGCCATGCAGCTCTTTGTAGCTCGCGCCAAAGTTTAAAGCCCATTTAGCTCAGTTGGAAGAGTGCCTGTTTCGTAATCAGGAGGCCATCAGTTCGATTCTGGTAATGGGCACCACCACAAGATAAATACTCTCTTAATGGGAGTATCTTATGCGATTCAACGAAATCAAACAATTAATGGAAGCTGAACCAGTCCCAAAGCTCTCGAGCTTGTGGCAATACAGTGATGAATTCAGTCCTGAAGTAAATGCGAAAGCACGCGATGCGGCATTCCGCGAGATTGAAAACATCAGAACCCGTAACAAACAAGCAGCAGCTGAACGTCGTGGTGATCGAAAGAATTTTGAGCCGAGAACTTTTGAGTCGTTCGGTATTGATCTGCCAGCGTTCATGAAAGACTACTGCGATTCAATGTATGACTTCTTGGTTGCAAACCCAGATAACGTTTCCGATTATGTTGGTGATATGGCGGGTGTAACTCCAAATACGGTAATGACTGCCTTGATCAACCATGTTGGCACTGGTGCAGATGCCGTATTGTCCGTCCTCATTGAAGCATTGACGAATCCAGGCCCGGACGTGGAAGACAAATATGAATCGGTATTGCAGCCATTCAACGCATATCTGCGCACCATCAACAAGCTTGGACCAATCGGTAAGCAAAAGGCCAAAGCTGAATTGTACGATCAGATTCGTTCGGCATATATCTAAGTATACCTGAAGAATGCCGTTTGCAAAATAGCATTCTGCCAGTTAAACTGGCAACTTCTAATCACGAGGTTGCCATGCACGAATTCAAGCCCAAGAAATCCAAATTCGGTTTCCGCTTCAACTTTTATACCCACAACATTCTGCAAATCAGTCATGAGATTGTTCGTGTATTTGGTTATCCACCACGCGACCAAGAAGCTTGGTGGATGGAAGTTGACACAAACATGAACAACCAAGAAATTCGCCTGTACATCGATAGCGAAGATGTGTATCACCAGGGTCTTATGGAAATGGATAACGTCAACATTGCTATTAAGGTCTGACGAGGCCGTCATGGAAACGATCAAACAAATATCCAGGGTTCAGGATGACGGCAAGGTCTTTATTGACATGCCTGACGGCCCAGACAATCCATGCTTGACTTGCGGCATTTGCTGCTCCCATTACCGGGTTTCATTCTACCAGGGTGAAACGACTGATGTTGGTGGTACGGTGCCCGTTGCATTGACATCTAAGGTCAATGATTTCATGGCGTGCATGACTGGTACTGAATGTGGTAATGGTCGCTGCTCTGCACTCCAGGGTGAGATTGGTGTCGGTGGTATCGGTTGTGCAATTTACACCAACCGTCCATCAGTATGTAGGGAATTTCCAGTCTGGATGGATGATGGTACGCCGAATCCAGATTGTCAGAGGTTGCGAGCAGGAATAGGTTTACCACCCTTACTTGCACTCTAAGCGATACACACAATTGAAAAGGCCCAGGAATTCCTGGGCCTTTTGTTTGATTAAATAACTGATAACTGAAAGGAGGTACGATATGTTGGATCGGATACGGATATTGACACTGGATGCGTATGGTACGCCAACCCAGTGGTCAGATATTGAACACTACGCTTACCTGCAATCGCTGGGTAAGATTCTTTGGGAAATGGGCGATGAGCAGATCACTCTGCGCGGAGGTCACAATCGTGATGGTGACCAGTCCACCATGCGAGTGCCAACCATTATCGCAGTAAAGGGCAAGAGCGATCAGCGTCACCGCTTGTCGATTGCTTTGAGCAAGGATGCTCTGGTTCTTCGTGACCGTCACACCTGTGCTTACTGCGGTGGTCAGTTCCATAAAGATGACCTGCGCATGGAACACATCATGCCAGACTCGCGTGGTGGTCCATTCACATGGCAGAACATTGTTGCGGCTTGCGAGCCATGCAACAGTCGTAAAGCTGACCGTACTCCTGAAGAAGCAAAAATGCCACTCTTGTACGTACCATACGTACCTGACCGTAACGAAGGATTGATCATGCGTAACCGCAACATCCTGGCTGACCAGATGGAATTTTTGCTGGCTGGTGTGCAGAAGAAAAGTCGCCTGTTGCCAGGTAACTAAAAGGGACGGGAGTTCTTCCCGTCCCTTCAACGCTGATGTAGCTCAGTTGGAAGAGCACTTTCTCGGTAAGGAAGAGGTCAAGGGTTCGATCCCCTTCATCAGCACCAGAATTCATAATTAGACATCAAGTATTTGTCTTGTTACCATAATGCTTTCGAGGAGCATTTGAATGGCTTACATGGACAAATATCCGCTGTACATCAAGTCGGTAGACTACAATTACGATCATCCAGAAAATGTTGATTGTATGGTGATCTTTGCTGACGACAGCAAAAAACACATCACCACAAAAGCAGAGCTGTTGCTGATTCAAGAACAGTTGGCTGAGCAAGTTAAAGCCTTGGCGGCAGGTGAAGTCATCCGCTATCCGGTATGATTGAAATCACGAGCAATCGCATCATGCTTTCAGTTGAGTATGGTGATCTCCACTTACTTGATTCCCGCAAGAAATATTGTAAAGTCAAGTATGCAGATGGTAGTGAGGTATATCACACCGACGATGACGAAATCACACACGTGATGACCCTGGCTTATCAACAACAAAAACGAAAATGACTTGTCCGGTATTGATTATAACCAAGCATGTCAATGGTGGTGATTTTGCTTCGTCATCTGTGGTCCATATTTTTCCAGATGATCGTGCTGTTGATCTCGCCATTGCTTCAGCGGAGAAGACTGAAAAGGAAATTCGTGATCAGCAATGGAGTCAACGTATTGAACTAATTTTTGTTCGATTATATGATCAGGATCAACAACGAAAAATCGATGCCACGATGGCTGCAAATCAAATAGTTGAATAATAGAATTACCTCGGTGTGGCTCATGGAAATCAGGTACACCTACTGGGTCTAGACCCCAGGCTTTTGCAGGTTCGACTCCTGTCACCGAGACCAAACATAACTCACCTCGTAGGGAGACGCCACAGAGCTCCGACCTCTGTGAGGCTGGTTCGAGCCCAGCAGGTGGGTCCAACAATAACAAGAGCAAATGAGAAAAATTGCCATTATAACCACTCGCGACTTCTACTATAATTATGGTGATGATTGCGATCAGATCGTAAATTCAATCACTGAGTGGACTGAAGTTGACGAAGATACCTATAACAAGCTGTATGGTGCATCGCATCGTATGAACTTTTCGATCATTGAACGTCCAGCAGACGAAGCAGCTTTCATCAAGAAAACTGTTCGCGACTACGTGGATATTATTGCTAAGGAAGAAGAAGCAGAACGTCAACGTAAAGCAAAAGCTGATCTCACCCGTAAGGAAAAGGCACTGAAGAAGAAAGCCAAAGACGAGGCGGCAGAGAAAGAACTGTTGGCTACTTTGCTGGCAAAACATCCTGACATCGCAAAGGGTGTTTGATGGATTTGTCGATCACTTTACCCAAGTATGCCTACAAGCCAAGCGTTTTTCTGGTGTATGACGATGGCTTGTCGCACACTCGTGGCAACATGGCTATCCTGGTGTCCGAGGACGTTGAGCTTGCGCCAACACGCGACAATGCAGTAGCATTCATGCACAAGCATGTTCCTCCACAATTTCATGATACCGTATCGTATGTGGCCTTCATTTCTGACCAGTTGATTCCCAAGCTTCAATATGATCAAGCCTATTTGAGCGACGATGGTGATCTGGTTATGCACGTTGAGTCATACTCGTATGAACAAGTTGATGTTGCGATGAATAAGGGAGTTGCAGGTAAGATCACCAAACGCTCACGTCGAACTGGTGCAAATGGTGAAGATCATGCCAAGTATTTCTATGTTCGGTAAATAGACGATGTTTCCCATAACCCTTCCCCAATATAGAATCAAACCGTCCGTTGAGATACGGTATGCGGCTTGGAATGGCACACACATGGCCATGGAGACCATTCGCATACCTGAACAATGGGATGCAACATTTGAGAATGTCCAGAAGTTGATTGACCTTTATGTGCCTGCGGATTGGCATAACGAAGTGAGAACAATTTTCTTTGAGCCTGATCAGATGCTCAATAAGGTTCGCTATGGCCAAGCAGTATTGGTTGATGGCGAGTCGGTAGTAAGTTCGTTTGAATACAGTTTTGATCGCGTGGAATATACGTGGGACAAGAAGCTGGTTAAACGTTCGTTTAGGTGGAATACCACCTATGATGGTGACCAGTACAACGACTGGAACACCAGGCTGTATCTGTAATACATGGATGACGTGCGTCATCCCATGGATGCGTGACGGGAAATGGCATACCTCCGGGACTTAAAATCTTGGGCTTTGTGGGTTCGATGCCCACCGCATCCACCAAAAAACATTTGGCATACTGGGCTCCGATATGTATAATGCGGAGCACTAGCAGCACGTGAACTTATATTTTGTCGCCCAGATGATGAAACTGGTAGACTTGGCGGACTCAAAATCCGCTGCCGCAAGGCGTGCCGGTTCGATTCCGGCTCTGGGCACCAAAATATACGCTTATGGGGGATGGTGGAATTGGTAGACACAGCAGCCGTGTTTACTAAATAGATGATGAATATCATCGACCATATGCTTCTGAGTAGAGAAGAACGCCGTAGTCATTTAGCTCTTGAACTTCCATGTGTTGAACGTGGTGGCAAATCAGTTGAATTTCGCGGATTGTTGGCAGCAACTTTGGGAACTACCATACCCGAAACTCACACAACTTTGTTGTGTCATGCTTGCAATAATGAAAAATGCAGTAACCCCAATCATTTGTATTGGGGTACGCACAAAGACAATTATATTGATCGTGTAGACCATACGGGTATGACGCTTTGGGAACAGAATGTCGCTAAGAATGGATACGAAGCTGCATGTGCCTCACAGAGTAGAGGTGTAGAGCAAGCACGTAAAGCTGGTAAGGGTAATGCAGGGAAGCCAAAATCTCCCGAACATAGAGCGAAAATTGCTCAAGCTCTTACTGGTAAGAAACGCAGTCAATATAAACAGAATGAGCCCTGATGGCGGAACTGGTAGACGCACTTGACTCAAAATCAAGCGCCGTGAGGCGTGCCGGTTCGATTCCGGCTCAGGGTACCAATAGTGGCGTGGGGGTTCAAGTCCCCCTCTCCCTACCACATAAAAGACTATGACAGTTGCATACACGGGCATTGCCATTTACGGACTCTGGTTCGGTGATTACCCGGAAGCAAAGTCATGGCTCGAATCACACAACATCGACTCATATTCATTGAGTGATGACTACGAAGAAACACCAACCAATGAACTCCTGATCACGACGCTGAATGCGTTTACTGGTGATGGTTGTGTGGTTGGCTATAAATTCATTCTAGGCGAATCTATTGAGCGCTATGCCGCACAATGGGCCGCCGTCTTTCCTCCTGAACCCACCAATACCCCAACTGCCTTCATTGATGTTTTAGTAGTGTAGAGCTTTGAACATTGTATTAATTACAGTATAGTGTGTTTTTTTTAACGCACCGGGGAAGCACATGATTTCGCATCGTATTGTAGATTCAGATCCAGTTCGGGCCGTTACAGCATTGATGGAGCGTGGGTTCAAACCCAATACGCTATTGACGCTATATACGGGCACCAAGCATCATGCCAAAGCCGTTCGCAAGCTGCTTGATACCCACGGTCATAATATGGTCGGGCTCCAATACAAAGGCGAGCTTTTGATGAACGTTAAACTGGTGGGCCCTGAAGGATTCAAACCAGAGGTTATCGAATGTGTGTCCACCATGTTTCGTCAAACGAAAGTTCTCGGACGCGATGCTCGACTCCGTTACGAGCCAGCCAAGACTGCATACTTGGTCAAGTTTTATCATAAAGGCGTGGAGCCCATTTATGCCGTTGATGCGAAGGTAACTGAGTTCACTCGCGACATCACCAAAGCGCGTGTCGCAAGTCATGCCCGCTTGTCTCAAATGTTCCTTCATGTCGATCGTTATTGCAATAACGTGACTGTACCGAAAACCTATTCGGTTGATGGTGAACAATTCAAAGTCGATGCTCAATTCTGCGACAACAATCAGTATGCTACTACCAATGTTTGGATAGACGTTCTGGGCAATCATTACTACAGCGATGACGAATACCAGACGGCTATGGCCGAATTGGAGCGTGAGGCTGCATAGTGCGTAAACTGGGGAAAGTCAACTTTCCCCACCCATCTGAAATAACAGTTGAAAATGTGGCCATTTTACCATATACTCTCTTGTAAATATAAAGATGAAAAGAGAGAGGAAGTAAAATGTTTATGATTTATTGGTCGGAAGTTCACGAAGACGGCCTGGAAGCAAAATCCCGCGTGTTTGATACCGTACTGTTGGCAGAGCCACTGGAGTTTCAGGCTGCTCTGCGCCGCGAAGGTGAAGAAACGGGTAAGATTCGTTTCGTGACTATGGTATCCGAGAACCCAAACAGCGTTGGTAAAGCTGGTGCTACCTCCGCGGGTGCAGATTACGACTGGTCGAAACAACATCGTGCTGGTGCAAAGCCATCACGTGGCGACCTGAGTCACTGCAAAGACCATTAAACCAGCTGGGTGACTGGCAACAGTCGCTCGTAATGATCGGCTTCAAGCGAGTAGCTTCAGAAGCGTGATTCAGCACCGCTACATCTAATGGCGGAGATTGTGGGACAAGCCCCACGAGGCTGATCATTACGGGCCAGGGAGAGGGGGTTCGAGTCCCCATAGTCCACCAAAGCATCATGTATTGGTGCTTCGCTGGGCTACTCAGGTGAGTACAAGTCCTCCGCACTGGGAAAGACGTTCGCGACGTCGTGGCGGTTCAATTCCGCTCTGGTCCACCAAATATTACTTGATTTTCTGTTCATCTGCGTCTATAATGTGATTCTACACAAATGCAGGAGCGACCATGTATATCATCAACGCGCAGATCAAACACAACTACGACACCTTCGACAGCGACACTGGTCGCGAGCACGTGATGGTTGAGTCGTTCGATAACCGCGAGTTTGAAGTGTATCGTGGTACCATGAACAACATGGTTAAGCTGGGCGTGATCACCGCCGAAACCGACGCCGACCTCAGCAAACAGTTGAACGAACTGGCAAACAAACGTGACTAATACTTGATTGTTTGTTCATCTACGCCTATAATAGGAACAAGATAAACGAACACGGAGTAGCAGATGACCATCCAGAGCGATTTCCTCGGTACCGAAGCCAAAGACATGCTGGGTAACGACTACAAGGTTGGCGACAAAGTCGTCCGTGGCGTTGTGTTGGGTAAAATCGCAACGTCGTATGACATCGAGATCAAGGAAGTAACTGAGATCAAAAATGGCAAAGTCTATCTGGATGGCGCCACTCGCTCGGTCAAGTATCCAGGTCGTATGCTGATCGTCACCAAAGTTTTCCAATAATGTGAAAACTCCCCAGTAGAGTAGTTGCCAGATTGGCAGTACCATGTGGTATTGTCAATCTTTTTGTATTCACATGAACATTCATCCCGCCATGCAGGCACTAGCCGATCGCTTTATCCTTAAAGCTGAACACATTGGCTTCGTTCTGGATTTTCGTAATCCAACATCAACCATGAATTGGTGGAATACTTGGACGCACGAAGCCCGGCATGCCAAGAACCGTTCTATCCTGTTCCAATTCAATGTGAGTGCTGATCCATTGAGTGCGAACGGCCCAAAGATCACCCAGCATGTCCAATCAAGTATTTCGGGCATCCATGAGTCGATCAAGTACATCACGATTGAAGAATTTGAGCGCATTGATCCCAAGGCTTTGGCTGCGCTCCACCAACAAATCACTGACAGTCGTACGGCTCACCGTGCAGCCAAGAAAGCCCTACAGGTTGCCATCGGCGCTGAAGGTGTGAAGATCAACGACTTGATCAATAAGCTGATTTAAGGTACAACATGATTCTCAATCCTGTGCAACAAGATGTTGCGAATCGCTTTGTCGCGAAAGCCAATATGTTGAACCTCGCCGTCACTGAGCCAACACAATGGAGCCCATACCTGCTTGCGAGAACGAAAAAGAATCACGATGTCGTCTTCCGGATTTTCCTCGCTGGCTATAATGCAAATCTGGATGCCGTGCATCTGCATGTTACCACTTCTTTCACGGGTAAATATGGGTGCAGCCGTATCATGGCTCTTCATGAATTTGAATGCTTGGATCCGAAGGTATTGGCAGAGTTGATCAATCAGGTTAAGAGTAGCCGTTCAGCAATTCGTGCAGCCAATAAGGCAACAAAAGATCTGAAGGGTACTGAATATCAGGCCCTGGAAGGAATTTTCAAACGGCTGTAGTTGCAAGACTAGTAAATAGGTTCTATAATACATGCAATACAAAATGTCCTGGTGGAGAAATTGGTAGACTCGCCACTTTGAGGGGGTGGTGCCGAAAGGCGTGCGGGTTCGAGTCCCGCCCAGGACACCAAAGGTGATATAGCTCAGACTGGTTAGAGCGGCGGATTCATAACCCGCAGGTCGGCGGTTCGATCCCGCCTATCACCACCAAAATTCAATGACCCGGGAGCACTCGTTCCCCAGGCTATCTGGTTTATTCTGGATGGTGGTCTGATTCTCCGCAGCACCAACTTTGTGATCAGGGTTGGTGGCTGTCTTCAAATAGAAGTTGATCTTTTGTTCATTTGGTACTATACTGCGTTATCTTAACTAGCTGGATGACCATCATGCCAAACACTTCCAAACAAAACTTTATTAACTCGGTTGTTGTAAAAGTTAGCAAGTTGTTTGCCCCCGGCCATGAATCTCCACTGACAACGACGATCAATATGATCCGCGAATCAGCTCCTGAACAGAAGTACAATACCGCCCGTAATCCCGCTGCCTGGCCTACCAAAACCAGCAAAATGCCACGTCAGTAATTCAACACGGTTGCACTGTAGTGGTTTTCATCAGCAATCCACTTGGCTGATTCGTAGCCCACACAATCGTCTCTGCGGCTTCCTGGGGAGTGATACGACGCTGCCCAGGATATCCCACAATACTGGCACTCATTTGGGTGTCAACTAATCCAAACCTCACATTGGTCACACGGCATTTCGATCCAGTGTTGGCCAATTGCTCGGATGCTTTATCCAACGCATGTTTGGCTACGGCGTATAGGTGCGGATGATTCTTAATGCCATCTGCTGAGTTTGATCCAATACTGATGATGTGTTTATTGGTATCCTTCCAGAGATCATATGCGCCATATAGCACTTCCGTTTGTGCGAAATGTGCCTGGAATGAATATGCGTTGTTGATGAATACATCGCAGTCGCGCAGTAGATTCAAGAATGATTGTGGGCGACGAATGTCATGGCCGGTACTCCGACTAGCATCAATCACGGTATGCCCCATAGACGTCAGCAAAGACGCTGTGGCAAGACCAATACCCCGACTTGCACCTGTGATAAGAATTTTCATATAATGTCTCCAATGACTGGTATTTAGATTATTGTGTGCATCAAGTATTGCCAGTAGAGTGGCAATATCTTAACCATTACCTCTCGTCTCAGGGATTGAGCAGCGTGCCTCCTAAGCGTGCTTGACTGGTTCGACTCCAGTACGAGGGACCAAAAACATGTCCAAACATCCAATTCAGCCGCTGGAACTCGACCAGCACGGCACCCTTCGCTTCAAAGCCAATAAGATCATTCGTCAGTTAGTTGACACCAACGTGATCAACCTCAATGACATCGCCTGTATGGATGATGTTGACAAAGATGATCAAAATCAGTTCGCACAATTGATTGGTTACAGTCTTTCTGGTTACGGTAGTTTATCGTATGCTGATGACTACACTTATGCAACTGCTCATGCCATGCACAAAGAGCAAAAGAGCGAGTTGGAAGCTCGCCTCGCTTATCTGGAAGATTTGGTTGCCAACCTCAAAACTGTCTTACGTGAACCAGTAGCTGACCTCTATGGCATGCACCCAAGCGATCTCCCAGAATAGGCTTGCATGATTGTTCACTTGCGTGTAAAATGAAACATCAGAAAAGGAGCAATCATGGACGACAAGAAATTGGAATGGCGTGACCTGTTGAAAAAATTCATGAGTGAGCGGACTGAAGTTCTTCCGCCTAAACCAGACTTTGATGTCGAAGTTTTTGTCCTAGATATCAAGTCGCATGAAGAGGACATGGTATCGCCTGAAAAGATCCGTGCGTTTGTGGAAGAAGTGAATATGATTCATGCTGGCTTGCTGTACCGGAACAATCATGCGCTGGTAATGCCTGGCAACAACACTGTTCACTAGGAGCTGGCTATGACCGAAACGATCAAGCGAGTCTACAAGCTATCCGTAGTGGTAAACGGGGCCACCAAAGAATTTCAGGAAGGGTTGGGTGTTGGTGTGTTGATGACCGCTGAGCTAACCTTCAACTTAACCCAGAAGCAATACGATTCGCCCATGTTTCCCTTGGCTTTGGCTGATAAACAGCGTGAACTGATTAACGAAGTTATCTCCACCAATGCAGTGTTGATATCATGAATTGGCTCAAGAAAATCTGGGCTTCGTTACAGCCTGATCCATATTTCTACATCGCCACCGTGATGGAACTGGAAGGTTACACGGATCTTGAAATTTCACTCGAGATTGATCGGCTAAAAGCTTGGGCGGTAATAGATCGCTTGACTTCCCGGTAAACTGGCAATACCATATGAACATGGGCGCGTAGCAAAGAGGGCGATGCACTCCTAAAAATAGGCAGGGGTTCCAATAAAATGGGTTCCAAGTCGCAAGTCTGGCATAACGCATGGTTTTACCCCGCACCTATAGCGGCCTGGCAACAGGTGGCGATAAACAGCAAGGGAAGCGGATTTTCCAAGTTGTGTTAGATCCCGGAGTAATGCCCGGGTACAAGGAAATACGCGGGTTCAAGTCCCGTCGCGTCCACCAGAATTTAACGTATATGAAACAATTAGAAATTGCCGCTGTTGTGGCCAGTATTGCCCACATTGATGATACCGAGGTGCTGAAACTGTACCAAAACATCAATGTGATGAAAGATCAGGAACTCATGTACCGTGCTGTCATGGCTAATCTCCACGGCAAAGATGCGGCAAGTTTCACCCTCAGTTCTGATCTGGATGTTTTCCACAAGTTCATGATCAACGACGTGTCAGGCCAACTGAGTCAATCAGGTTTGGTCTTGACCGACATTCCAGAATACCACTATGGTGCTGGGCGTTCGTTGTTCGCAATTGCCCAGCTCCTCGACAAAAACCTGATTCGCAAAGACCAGGCGCGTTTGCTGCTGAAAGATGTGCTGCTGACGTCCAACATCGGACTTTTGCTGGAAGACGTTTTGGTGACCTCTACGGCACTGGATGAGGCAGATACGAGTGAACTGGATGCGATTGTAAAAACAGTCTTGGCGCAGAATGCCAAGGCAGTCCAGGAATTTAAGTCTGGTAAGGACAAAGCAATCGGCTCGCTCATGGGGCAAGTTATGCGTCAAATGAAGGCCGATCCACAATTGGTCACAGCGACCATCAAGCGCTTAATATCTGAAGGATAATTCATGTTGGCAATAACTGATCACAGCCCAGCTTATATTCACACTATCCGTGGCTATGACTTGCCAGATTGGATGTATCAGATGCTTCGTGATGATGCATTGGAGTACGACTACAAGATGCTGGACTATCAGGACGGTGACTTTAAGTACAAGCTGAGTCTGAAGATTGACGATCCCACGCCAGTAAGTGAATTAGTGAAGTTTCAGGAAGGTGAAGAGGGATACGACGAAACCACGTATCCTTACAACGGCTGGGTAGACGACGCGGATGACGGCAACTTCGACAAATACATTGGTATGCTGTTGATTCAGCATCATGTACGTGCAAACGTGCCGCCACATGTTGTGGCCACTGACCTGTTGGCGGTATCCATTTAATGGGTTATACTTGCATCAAGTGCGGACGACCAATGATCTTCCGCACTAATTTTTCGGCCACTCATCCACCAAAAGAAGAACAAGTGTGTCCTGATTTTATTGGTTGTTTGCCATCAAGCCCGGCTGTCAAGGGCGATAAAGATAGCCAGCATCGCACATAACACGGCTGGAATAACACCAAACAGTACACCTCCAACCATGTTCAAATGACTGCCGTCAATAACATCTGGTTGGCCCATTTGATTGTAGATGCCGACCAGTTTGGCACATACTACCGCACCAACACCAGCCAGAGTCAACAGTGATGCCTTGGCAATCTTGGATCCCACACCTTCATGTACTTGTGACATCGTGATGGTTTGACCAAGTTGCTGAATCTTCATTTTGAGATCTTCGGCATCTACGCAGTTCTCAAAAATATTCAACAATTCTTGCTGATAGCTATTAGCTTGCACCATTGCGGTCTCCATACCACTCATGCGTTTTACCGCATTAACAAATGACTGTGCTTTGGCGATTATTTGTTCAGTAACTGATTCGTTCAATACTGAATTTTGGAAGATTTCGATAGCTCGCATGAATACCTCATTAAAACAGTATTTATCGAAAGCCTTGTAATCAAGTTTTCACATGGCGTCAAATAATCCTTGATACGAATCTGGAAAGCATTTATACTGGCGACAGTTTCCAACGCTCGATCCATCGCAGGCGAAAGCTTGAGGAAGTTCGGGGCTGCACAAGGTAGGGCTATCGCTCTGTTGGGAGAAGCTAGTAATGATAAACTGACTGATATATGTGCCTAAGTGTCTTCTGCGGTGCCCCGTTCTCCGTGTTGAACGACTCGATATCAGATAGGGAACGGAAAAGCTTCGCTTGTACCACAACGATTCCGCAGCAATACAAACAGGGCATGTTGACTCCACCTGACGAGTGCCTGGGTTGTAGCACCTATGACCCGTTTTGAAAGGCGGCGAGGATGAGCAGTAATGCTCATAGATGAATGATGGAAGAGAACCAGAACCCCGGCTATGAGGCGTTGGAAACCATGAATACTGAGCAAAAACGTATACCTAATGAAGTAGTGCCCGTATTGATTAGTGAGTTGACCCGACATAAGCAGGCAGGGAAAGCGTTTCGGCACAATCCGCAACTGGTGGCATGCATCAAACAATATGTTCTTGGTGATGCGTATCAAGTTCATTTTCTTGAGCTGAAACAGCAAGTCAATGGGTTAGTGGAATTGCCCATCACCCGTGACTGGATACATGAACGCACTTTGAGTTTGTCGCATGCAACTCATATTCATAATGCCCGCAATGCCACCAATCTGAGCCTTGATGCTTTCGCCCAACTGTGGAAAGCAAAACATGGCGATGATGCTGTTGTGTTTATCGATGGTGTTGTGCAGCGGGTTGTATGCTACCAGGAATTTGAATAATTTTGAGAAGGGCCACACCCATAGTGGCCCTTGAACATCTTCACACGATAAGAATAAGAATAATATGTTGTTCGCATTCGTCTACCTCTACATGAACACCAAAAGTCTCGTCAGTTTTGACGAGAGCATCTTCATCCTGATCTTGGCTGCATGTGAGCTGGCCGCTGAACTGTTCATGGCCTACAATAAGCTGGGCTGATGTCATTACTCAACAACCGTGTCACTGCCAAGCACACCTATGTGGAGTGCGTGCGTTTGCATGAAATCCTTGACGGGCTGTTTCCTGATCGCTGGTATTATGCCTACTCAACGTGCTATCTGGGTGATCGGTTAGACCACTGGAGTGTGGATGATATTCGCAAACTGTGGCGCGAGCAACGTGTCCAGTTAGCAGGTGTTGATCCACGCAGTATCAACACCCACTATTACATCATAGAAGATTTGGCACCTGCGGATGTAGTAATGCTTCGTCTAGTGTGTAATGTTCAGGCTTGGAAATTTGCTGAAGATCGCCATGTGTTCTATGCTGATCCCAACAGGCCACCAGATCCAGGCATGGACTAATGCTCGTGGTTACTAGTGTTTTGATAAGTTGGCAAAAAGAAGTAAATTATTTCTAAAAAAGTATTGACGGATGTAAATGGCTTCTTTAGAATACGTTCTGTGGTGATGCACAACGCAGCACTGGTTACAAAGCAACGTAACAAAATGTTCTTGGACAATTTAAGCAATTTGTTTTACTCATGTGTTTTCTGAGTATTCATTAATGGAACGTACTAGGTGTAAATCCTAGCCGTCAATTACCTACTGCCTGATGGCACGCGACCTGACCGCGGTAGTTGATTGTTCCGTGTGCGGGTGGACAATAGGGAGTAACAGCCAGTGCGGCTGCCTGACGATACTAACGCATAGTTGATATGCCGGTGACTTGTTCACTGCGAGGTTCGCAACCTTATAATGGTCGCTCCATTAGTATCAGCCGTTCCTTTAATGGGTATTTGTAGAATTTATGAGTAAAACAAGTTTTGGGGGCATAGCTCCACGGTATACGGCTTGCCGTATATTGGAAGGAAGAGCCGGGGCAACCCGGGGAAAGCGGTCAAGCTCACGCAGCCGCGCCATGCAAGTGGTTCTGTTATGCAAGCCGACCCGGCTTCCGAAAGGAAGCACTTCAGGTTATCCTGGAGATAATTGGGACGCAAGAGTGATGGAAAGAACCTTGGCTTAGATGCCTAGCGGGCTTGCTCGTTAGGGAACATCAGTTGAGGGAGAACATGGCGGGAGCCGAGTCTCATCACAAATCCAACTTGCCATCTTGTACGGGGAAAGGTAGTGTTATGTTTCGAGGGGTCGCACCCAAGAGGTATGATGCAGTTTTATCGGTTGGTGGACTATCCGCAAGGGTGTGGACATTAGTCGAGAAAGACGATCCGGTAGCCCGCGAGGCGAAAGATACGTGGCGTGTTGTATTCTGGAGTCCAAAAGACTTTGGAGCAGCTGAGGTAGCACGTCGCAGTGAGTTGCACGCCAGAAATGGCACTTTCATTGGAGAAAGAGCGAACGATCAAACCGTTTACTTATACAAAATGCAAAGTCTACCTCGGCAGGGTGTGAAAATCATCTAATACTTGAGACGAAAGTTAATCAAGTTCAGCGAAGCTCGCAAGGCCTAGTTGGTTTATGAAAAGAAGTTCGTAGGGCCCGCAAGCTCTAATGGCAGTCGAATGTCAACGGATGGAAAGTCGTAGAATAGCACCCTGTGTCAAGTCTACTGCCTGACTTAAAACGGCGATGATGTTGGCGTACTAGATTACCCGAAAGGGGCTCTAGTGGATATCGAAAGAAGGTTGGGACGCAATCCTGGCTAATAATGTTCGAAGCGTCAACGAGGACCATGTAATCTCAGTGGTACTAAATAACTAAGCCGCGCAAGCGGCTTTTGTTGTATATGGCGATTGTAGTTCAACTGGTAGAACAGGGGCGGTTTTTTGCTGCACCCGCACTGTGGTTCAAGTCCACACAAGCGCACCAATGTTTCACCCCAACCACTTTTTAGTGAGGTATCACAATGTCTTATCGCAAAATTACTGTCGACGAAAAAACTTACGAGTACGTCATCGGCAAGACCCATCTGAAAATCAAAGGCTTCGGCCTGTTCGAAAATTCCAAAATCGGTAACTTCATCGTTAACGGTGGCCCACGTGAACAATATCTGGTCACCCCAGGTACGGTGGCTAAAGTTATCCGCGGCGATACTCTGCCAACTGCCCATCACTGCAAAACACATAGCGTCACGACTGATGACGTGGTGGCCGATCCGTATCATCTGGCTGTGACTGGCAAGACTCGTCATATTCCGTACTGCCCAGAGTGCTACAAGGATCAACGCCTGGGATCGTAATCCTCCGACCTGTTCCCACATCGGGAGCGGGTCATTAGACCGTCTGTAGCCGCCGTGAGCTTCTACCTCATGAAGCGTAATTGGAGCTGGGAATAGGGGTTCGAATCCCCTCGGACGGTCTAATGACCTGCCCCGCGTAGCATCAAAAGGGTCTCAATCTCTGAGACCCTTGTTTTATTGAAATATTCCTTTGCAGTTATGCGAATCACATTTAGCCCGTAGTTGGCGGTAATATACGCATCTCGTCGGGAATCATATTCAACAGTTTGGTGATGTTGCCGACCATCAAGTTCAATAATCAACTTCAGATGGTCAAAAACAAAATCAGCATAATATGTGACTCCCAATAGATGGTTCTTGAACGGTACCTCAGTTTTGAACTGGATCGCATGACTGGTTAACCACTCAGCAAATTCCGGGCTTTCTTCATATATTTCGATGGTGTAGATTATTGCTATACATCATGTTCCAACCGAACAGCAATGACCGCCGCGTGACTCCGTCCGCACCCATGGCACTATGAACCCCGCGCTTCAATGGTAGCTGAAAATATCCCGTATTGGCCTTGAATGGTAATTGTTTCATTATACTGTGATCTTCCATCACATGAAAACGTGTACCAACCGGTGCTCCATCTGGGCTGATGTAAAGCTGCATTACTGGGCGAGAGTCTCGATGTGGCTTCAGGTAATAGGCATCTGAGTCTTCATTGAATGCACAGAAGACACCCAGATAATGTGATTCGACGTCCTCGATAGTGCCATTCCAGACATCACTTGGTACCAGATTGTTTGCCGCCAAAGAATCTTCAATCAACTTTTTTAGTACGTCCCAACTATTGAGTTGAGTCAGCAATCGCTTGATCAGCATTTCAACCGGATCACTTTCGTCGAACGGTTGATTCAACCAGAATTGTTTCATTCGTCGATTGCCTTCAGCTGCTGGTAATTGGCAATTGCGGAAGTCATATGCGTTCAAGAGTGCGAAATCTTCGTCACTCAGCATGTTGTCATTATGCAGGAAACCAAAGGTGGGCCAGTCAATAATGCCCTTAAAGTTATTGAGATTTATCATATTCATATTTATCATGTTGCATTAGTACAATAATATGCTAATAAAGTATTATAAATATCATAATGACCCCAGGTATTTTTCATGAAAAATGGTTGTCCCCCACGGTCGAACCAGTCAACAAACTGGTTTGGCGGATGTCAGCTGGCGCTCAATTTGATATACTTACTGGTGCTTATATCCCTTCCGAACTCCTGGCTCGTCAGCAGGCGTCAATAGCAAGCGTTTCCGCATCTTTGGGGCCAAACATATATGTTGCCTTGAGTGGTGGGATTGACAGTCAGGCGGCATGCCTTTTGCTGCGACGAGCTAATGTGAAATTCACCATTGTGATTATGCAATTTCGTGATGACCTGAATATCCATGACGTTTCTTCCGCCATCACCTTTTGCACAACACATAGATTCAAGTACACGCTGGTTGACTTCAACATATTGAGTTTTCTGGGCCGCGACCTTCCATCCTATGTGGTCAAATACAACTGTCCATCGCCACAGCTATCTGCCCATTGCCGTTTCTACGAAATGCTGATTGAACGGTTTGCTCCATCAGCTATTATTTGCGGCGGCAATCCACCATGTATAAGAGATGGCAAATGGGAGTTCATTTCCAATCGCAGTCATAGTGTCTGGATGACGTTTGCTGAAATCAATAAATATCCTTTGGTAGGAAATTTCCTTGGATATACACTTGACATCGCCTTACCTTTCATGCTGTTTCAGCCCGATATGCCAACCGATATCGCACTTCGCTACATCGCGAAGGTGACCGGTATGCACAGATTGGGTTTGAGTGTTATTCCACAGCAACAGAAGTATACAGGGTTTGAATTGGTGAAAGAACATTTTGCCAATATGACTGGTGATGGCTGGGCATTTGAAAAGTTTTTCAGATTACCGCATCACAGTAAGTATCCAGAATACGATAGTTTATTGGAGCTTCCAGAAGAGATCACGGAAGTTCTACGCGAGCGCCATGCGCTTGCCCAAATTAATAAAGAGGAATAACATGTTCTTAAAACTCACATTCAAAACATCGGAACGTGAAGCAGCTTTTCTGGCAATGACCGGAGAAGTATCTATTGACAAAGTAAACATTGGCTTAATCAATCTTGCTCTACAATTTGATGGGATCGATACAGTGGAAACTGAAGGCGACGCCATTCAATTCCACGTCCGTAAAGATGACGGTACCTGGGTCACCGAGGAAGAAGCAGATCCAGTTCCACGCATCAAAGCAGGCGAAGTGATGGAGCCATTTGATGCTCCTATCAAGATGTTGGCTGATGACACAGTTAACAAATGGGCAGAAAATCGCATCGCAAATCGATATCGTCCATTCATCCCTAATCCATATTTTGCCGACATCACACCTCAACGTCCCGTCGAAGTGATCATCGTGGACAGTGGTATCGATGCCACCCATGCTGAATTTGCCAATACAGCTATTGAAGACTTGTTCTCCGTGCCTTTCTATACTGATGGCACTGATGACTTGGGTCACGGCACCGCCATCGCGGCATTGGTGGCAGGTGCGACATTGGGTATGAATCCACACGCAACAATCAGCAATGTTAAGATCAGCAGCAAAGATCGCAAACCAACCCTTGGTGAATTGGGTGACATCTTTGACGCCATCTTATCTCACCACACAAGCACCCTAACAGTGCCAAAGGTAGTCAATCTGAGCTGGGCTATTCCGCGTAGTGCCTACTTGGATGAAAAGATCGCAGCCCTCTTGGCTGCTGGTATCACGGTGGTAGCTGCGGCTGGCAATAGTGATCTCAACATTGACGATGTTACCCCAGCTGGTATTCCAGGTGTGTTTACGGTAGCCGCCAGTTCGAAAGATGATCGTGCGCTCTACAACGTATATGGCGTGAATAAAAAGATTGACATATATGCACCAGGTGACATGGTTGCGGTGCCAACTATCAATACAACGAATCAATATAGCACCAATACTGGTTCGTCGTTCTCGGCAGCTTTTGTTAGTGGTGTCGCAAGTGTCTTGTATAGTTTGCGTTCAAGTGCTCCATTGTCAGCTGATGTTACCAAAGCCATCATCGACGACGCAACATTGAATGCGTTGATTTTGCAAACCAATGTGTCGCAAGCTGAGAATAAGCTTTTGCACCGTCCAGATACTAGCTCATTACCAGATGACAATATTCAATATCTGGGTGTTGAAGTGTTGGGAATGGATGATAGCATGTTTGTTGACATCAAGATGTTGATGCCGGCCAGTACGTTGGCACAAGCCAATGGCGAAAATGCAGTCTTCTCGTTATCGTATGGTAACGAGTCCATCGAAGCAATCATGAGTAAATCATTCGTGACTAACACGGGCGTGGTTCAAATTCGTATTGACCCAAATGCAGATTTGGGAGTTGGTGTACTGGTGAAACAAATGTGGTTCCGAGTTACGCTGGAATGCCCAGGTATTACCTTCGTGTCGCCACCCATCTACTTCTTCCTGGCAACGAAGGAAGCCACCGGTAGCGATATTAAACCACTGTTGGATGAATTGAGTGCGAGTTCGTCTTTCACATTCTTGGAAGAGGTTGACCAAGAATCGGTGCAAAGTAAAGGTATCAAATCGTAATGCGCGAAGTCATTTATCCAACTCCATACCGGAATGTGATAATACCCATCCATGAAGGACAAACGGGTATTTCGTATTCCGGTGGCGCTGACAGTGTGATCCTCATGTATCTACTGTTGGCAAATGGGTTGGTGCCTGATAAGATCTATACAGTTTTCCGTAATGGTCTCAAGAATGCAAGTATCAGCAATACGTTGGGTTGGTTAGAAAATCAATTCAACGTAGAGTTGAAGTCTCGTGAACATGAGTTCGTGTTGATCGACAATAAGCTGCGTCGTGACATCTATCAAACGATGGAAACTATGGATTGGCTGTACACAGGTGTAACCCAGAATCCGTTTGACTGGGATTACACGGGGCCAGCTCCATCTCGTCCCTTAACTGCGATGGATAATAAGTATCGTGGTTATGCCACTCCATTTGTTACCTTCGATAAGCGTGCAACCATTTACCTGTACGAGACATTGGGCTTATCTGAATTATTGGAATTGACTCGGTCGTGCCCGAAACATGACTCAATTCCAGCATGTGGTCAATGCTTTCATTGCAGTGAACGAGCTTGGGCGACAAGACAGGTCGAACATGATCTTTCATTTAAGACTTGATTTTTGGGTTGGTGCCATGTAATATGTGATTTCCTGAATGCCGGAAAGATAAAATGAAATTGAAAGACATTCCCCAAGCCACTATTACGCCAGTACGGCGTATCATAATGGTGGGCCGTGCGCCACAATTTGTCTTGGTGGCTATACCTGATGAGGTAAGTGACGGCGATGCCAATAGTTTGGTAAAATTCGCAGATGATGCCGCCCGGGTGGCGCAAATGCGTAATGTTCCAAATTTCGATTACGTCACGTATGTGATTGCAGAGTTGAACAAGATGCAGTTGGGTTTCGAGGTTCTGGTAATGCAATAGTACCAGCGGGTAAATACCCGTATGAAATCAATCACCGCCACCCCCAATACTTTTGCTGCTCAACGAATCAAAAGTACGATTCCAGATATTACATTGCTGCCAGAATTCCAAACCTGGCAGCAATTATCAGTAACACATTCCCAAACTGATTCAGGATGGTTCTCAAGTGTAGGCCCGCTGTTTAACTACGACTTGAATGTCTTTGATCGGTTCACACATGACTTCGCGATATTGAATCAACACTTCCATGGCACCTATATGGAAACTGTGATTGATGCCGTGAAAGCACAAGCGGTAATTGACAATGTGAATATTGGGCGTATTCGCTTCATGTATTTGCAACCAAAGACTTGCTATACATTGCATCGTGATGTTGAAGAGTTCCGGTATCATATTCCCATCGATACTAATCCCAGATGCTTTTTCGTAAATGCCGATAAGATTGAACGTATGGTAACGGTGGGGCGTTTGTATCGTTTTAAGACAAATGAAATGCACACCGCAGTAAATGCCAGTGATCAAACACGAATACATCTGGTATTTGATACATATTGACGACACGAGATCGTCATGTATCATATGGGTTTTAAGGAACTGACATGCACTATAATGATGTGACTGGCGAAGCACTGGTGACGAAACCATCAAGCGACAAGTATCGTACTGGTTGGGATGCTATCTTTGGTAAGAAAGATGATAACAAAGATGAAAAACCAGTTGTCGCACAGGTTGACACTCCAGAAACGCCGTGTTCTAATACAGACAAGTAACAAGTTTTAGGATCGATGCAGCAACACTAAACGGAAATCAGGTGCCGCAAGGCATGGAGGTTCGAGCCCTCCCGGGCGAAAGCGAAATCTTTCGTCTGTGGCGAAACCGGTAGACGCGCCCGACTAAAAGATGGTTCAATCCATCGCGATCCTGTTAATTTTGGGTTGTGTACAGCAAACAATACACAAGCCGGCAAGGAGCCTCGCCAAGGCTTACTTCGTGGGTTCGAATCCCACTCCTCAGGCTTCGTCCCAAGGATGGCAGAGTGGTCTAATGCACTGGCCTAAAGGCAAAACAACCCGCAAGGGCTCACTTCGGTGGGCCCTTTTCATGAATAAAAACAACAAGGAACAACATGACTATCTCGGCCAAACAAATCCACGAATACCGCTCCGCCCTGTCCGCTGCTAAAACGGAAGATGAACGTGACCTGATCTATCGTTCGGTCTATCATCTGGCCCATGCTGGCGAACAAAACGTCACCACTGTTGGCATGAGCACTGCCGAAATCGCACAATCGGTAACCAGGGTATTGCTCAGCATTGCTTGATAACATGGTTCACAAAATACTGCGTTTCACTGAGGTAACATACCTGACCGATTACGAAACTGGCATCGAAGAAGAGTATAGTCGTCATGTGCAAGAAGTAAGCACTCGCCGAATAGAGAAATTCGAAGATGCCTATGGATCAGAATATGGCTACATCGATCATCTGGTCAAAGACGCGCTTGAGGATAAACTCGTGCAGCGGACGTCGAGCAAATATAGCTTTGGCGACTGCGAGGACTGGTATTTGCCCTTGAAGCCATATCGTGACTGTACGGATCCAGTAGTTGAAATCACGGTTAACATCTGGAAGTAATAAAGGTTGCATGGTGGCAAAAACGTGCTACCATGTGGTCTAAAGTTTGTAGGATGGTCACAGCAATTTACCGCTATTTCAAGGTGTGTGTGCGGGTATCGAATCCCGTCGGCCTGTGGGCTGTAGTCTAAGTTAGGACAGCATCGCTCGTAAGAGCAGCAAAAACCACCATCCTGTTATTCATAGAATCGTTACAGCAAATAAAATATCGCAGGTTCGACTCCTGTCGGGGCTTGGTGAAAGCCGGCTCTGACTGCTCCAATGGTTAGTGGGCAACGATTCTGTTAAATGGAAATATCATGCGTAGTCAAAAAGAACTAGAAAAATTCAGTGTGTACATGAGTGGCGTCCTGCGTCATTTTCCTGAAAAACTCAACATTATCCTGGACATCCAGGGCTGGGTCTATGTTGATACCCTGCTGTCGAAGATGGCAGCGGATAAACACCCGCTTACCATGGAAGAGCTGCTGCAAATTGTGGCCAGCGACACCAAGACTCGTTACTCGATGCGCGGTGAACAACACACACTGCAAATTCGCTGCAATCAAGGCCACTCAACACCACAAGTTGACCTCACGTTCGATGTCGCGGAACCTCCAGATACGCTGTATCATGGCACCGCAACCAAGTTCGTATCTGAAATCAACAAGATGGGTTTGATTCCAAAAACTCGCCACTATGTGCATCTCAGTTCCAATCAGGAAACTGCCAGCAATGTCGGCACACGGCATGGTGAACTGTTCATGTATAAGGTCGATGCTCATCGCATGGTCGAAAATGGCCACACCTTCTACTTGTCAACTAACGGCGTGTGGTTGGTTGACTGTGTCCCATACAAGTATTTGAGCGAAGCATAAAAGATCTTTTGTGTTATAATTGTGTCGCGAACCGTTAGGTCGCTTTTTACCACAACGTAACACAAAGGATCATCTATGGCCCGTCAATACTTCGTAGTCGGTGCGTCTTCCAATGACGACCAAAATCTCGATCTCTCCGAAAAGTTCATTTCTCGTGGTTACTGGGAAATGGATGACCGCCTCAAACCATCCCGCCCCGGCATCAAAGGTGCCTTGGATGAAAAATCAATCGATCGTTACAGCAAGATCCAAGTAGGCGACCGCATTGCCATCAAACGCATGAACGGCATGGGCTCTGACAAAGTGGTCATTATGGCCATCGGCATCGTCACTGCCCTGGATGAAGACCTTTACCGCATCTATGTTAACTGGGTCAAGGACAACATGCAGAAAAAAGTTGATAGCCGTGGCTGCTTCGCTCGTATCCATGGCCCATACAAGATCAACGAGTCCACGGAAGCACGTGACTGGTTGAACGAAATCTTCCGTCTGTAGTAAAAAGGTGGCTCAGGCCACCTTCTTGTTGATTTTTCGTTCACTTGCTTGTAATATTGTGGTATTACAAATTCAGGAGTTTGACGTGAATCCCTCCCAACAGTATGGCATCCGCAATACTCGCTTCCGTGAGAATATCGATAACATGAACAAGGGCTCGGAAATTCGCACAACCCTGGAGCAGGCGTTCAAACAAATGTCGCCCAATCAGTTCATCGGCGTGGCCATTCAGACCAAACCTGGCTGCGGCGCCCTTTGGTTCACTCGCGAAATACTGGGTCGTGCCAACCCAGTCCTGAACTGCTTCCAAACGGATGACGAGTTCCTGCACGAGCTGGATGAAGTCGTGACCATCATGCAACCAGAGCACACGTTGATCCTCGACATCCACGATGCGACGTTCAAAGTCAACTATGCGATGTGGCCTAGCCTGATGCGCATTGTGCAAAATGGCGGCAGTTTCGTGTTCATCTCCAAACACAAAATCGTCTTCGATGGCGTGCCAACCCCGCTGACCAACCGTATGATCCACATGAATCTGTGATGATCCGGCATCCCACACTCCAAGTCACAATCGACGACCTTGTCATGGCCGTGGCGAGCACCAACGTGCCCGTGTTCAATCCCATCATTCAATGCGATGGCATGACGGTAGCCAATCAGGTATGGGATTTGTTGCTTGACAAAGTACATCATGCAGTGCGCTTGGATTTTTCTCAGCATTGCGATTACACGGCAAGTGAATTCCATACCTTGTTTGATCTGATCATTGAACATGCGCAAGAAACACGCCAGGACACATTGCTGGTATCGGTTCGTGATTGTGTGGAAACCAATCATATCATTGTTTGGTTGTCGAATCGGCTTGGGATGATGATTGCCAATGCGACCCCATTCAAACGGATAGCGGTGGTCACTAGTTCCAGTCGTTTCGCATTTGGCCCAGCGATCATGTGTCGCTTCATTTCTTTTCCCATGGTAGAACTTGATGGCTAACGCTAGACTACACGTCATATGTGGAAACTGTGGCTGCAACAATCAATTCACCTTCCAGATTGATCCGAAGGGCCATGACGTGTCAGACGAGGTCGTGGAATTCAAACCAGCAGTTTTTATCAAGTGTGGTAACTGTTCTACTATTCATGACCTTAGTACGACGATCCATGACGCCACAGACGTAAAGGCGCAATGACTTTGCCTTGATCTCTTTGGCGAATGAACGTACCATATGTTCATTACAAGGAGATCAACATGCAACGAATTTTCCAAGATAATCAGTTCACTGTAGCCAGCAACGAAATCGGTGAAGGCACCACCACTATCACCGCCCCTGCTGGTATGTCGTTCTATTACTACAACCCTCGCTTTTGCAAAAACGCCGAAGAAGTTCATTCGGCTCTGATGCACAACGACGAAGGTCATGCAAAAACTCGAATGACAGCGGCTGGCGATTATACGCTGGAGAATTGGCCGTTCGTTATACTCACCCAGGCGCAGATGGAAGCCATCGTTGGCGCGTCCATGCAGGTCAAACAAGCTCGCTCCAACCTGCACGACGCCGAAGTGGCCGCACGTCTGGAGTTCGAGAAACTCGCCAAATAAGCTGGCAACACTAGCTTGAAAGATTGGCACCATATGCGTATTATGGTGCCAGTTGTTTTTGAGTTGACGCTTGACGGGCAGCATTAATTGAACTAGTGAAAACATGGCGGAATTCTAGACGAAGCCATGCCAATAATTACGGATGTGATGCTTGACGGTTGGTAAGCTCAGTTGGCAGAGCTACGCTGAGAGGCGTGTGCATCGGTTCGAATCCGGTTCATTTGTAGGCGTCAACTCAAAGACCACTTTTCGGACACTTATGTCTAAACTCAAACTCTCCATCATCACTACCATCCTCCTTGCCTTCTGTGCTTGGTGCGTATGGGAATCCTGCACCTTACCACTTGCCCCAATACTATGAGAAATCACGATCGCGAAATGCAATTAATATCGGAAGACCTGGTTGATATCAACCGTCGAATATTGATTGAATTGCAAGAGTTGAATCAGCATCTTCGTGATCAGAAACATGAACGGATGCAATTGGCGCGGCCAAGCGGTATTGTCGCACCATCAAGCAATGGCCATCTCCCACCAGGCCATACCAACAGCTTTGGTCCAGGATAATGAACCAGGCGTTTTTCAAGCATGCTATGGAGCGCATCAATTCAATAACAGATGATGAGATGCAGGATGCTCTTGCAACGCATGGCATGCCATTCGCCACGAAGGCAAAGCCGGGCCAACCACCCGTAACTGAGCACACTCGTTTCCTGACCTTCACCAAATCTGGTACTCCTGGTCTGCTGCGACGTAAAGTAAATCAATTGGCAATTGAACAGTTGGGCGAAGCATGGTTTGAAATTGGCATGGAATGGAAAGCAGTGGGCAACAAGCAGGGCGAATCCATAATGGTGATGCAGGTCGAAGATGAGGCAGCTGAAGTCCTCATACGACTTGTGCTTCCAGGAGATATAACGATTAGCTCAAAGCACCATGAACATCAATGAACTGCTGACGAAAGCCAAGATTTCTCAAAAATGGAATTCATGCCCCAATAAGCATCTTGCCATCATCACTTATGTACGGTCACATATCCATCCCACATATCCATATATTCGCATGTATGATTCTCAGGTCATACATGCAATAGCTGATGCGATGAAAGGGATATTGCCGACTGACCGATATTATCTTCATGATTTGAATCTGACGCATAATTTCAAAAGAGATGAAGCCAAGTATACGTTCATATTCCGGCTGTATTCAGATGTCGATGCTACCCTTTTGTGCCTGCATGGAATTGATGGATTCAAGATTCATATTCGACCGGTAAAAGATGATAAACCATACTGGCAGAAAACTAGTAAGGCGCACAAAAATACCATACCATTTAAGCCTACACACTACTGGTAAGGAAACCATATGATTACCCTGCGTCAACAACAACTGTCGGTCAAACGCCTCGATATCATCGAAGCAATCAAAGAAGGTCAGGCAAAACACCTGGCCGCATATGCGGAAGCCAAAGCAGACTACGAAGCAGTTCTGCTGAGCGAGTTCACCCGTATCCGTAACCAGATCGCCGCTGGTAACTTTGCCGAAGTTACCATTCATATAACCGCCCCACAAGATCACAGCGCTGAATACTCCGACATTCTGGAAATGCTGTCATATGGCGTTGAGGATTCGCTGGTGCTGGATCGCGATGCATTCAAGGCGTACTTCAAGAACGAATGGCAGTGGTCGCATCACTTCCACGAGACTGCCAGCTTCTACAAAGCAACCCTGGCAGCAGCCGCGCATTAATTGAAAGATGGTAGACATGACTGATGGAGAATATCGTGCTCAAGAGCTTGCCGCTTATAAGAAATGGCAAGCTGATACCGAACAACTTCCGTTGAGTGAGTTTGGACGGATAGCCTCAGAACCGTCTACCATTTTACCAGCTCGTGGTGGCTACTATATCGTGGCCAACAATCTTGAAGAGCTGACGGCCTTCCTGTGTAAGATTGAAGACTTGAGTGCATGGAATCAAGTGGTGAAAGACGTCTACGTGAAGTATGACGACGATGATGAACTCGAGTCAAACGAGGCCTGGATCGAAAGCCAGGAAGCTGGTTGGGAAACACGTGAAGTTCGCACAATCAAGTTTAATGAATTCTATGACTTCGATCAGCGTCTGCATGTCACCAAAGCTACCATGGAAGTCAGAAAGCCTGCTGCTATTGTATACCGGGATGATTTCCTGACAGACGTCACCTTCCCTTGCTTGGTCCAAAACAGTGCTGATGGCGGCTACGATCGCATTGGAGACTGGGAAATGAAGCACTGCCAAGTAATGAACTTGCCTGGTATGGCAATGCGTACTGGTCCAGTCCAATATGTAGTAAACTGGTTGTAATATGTCATTCATCGACAAACTGAAAAAGCGCGTTGAAGAAGTCAAAGATGTCGCTGAACAAAAAATCATCGAGCTGAAGTTAGATGCTCCAGATCGAGAAGCACGTATGGATATTTGTCGTGCGTGTCCCGAGCTGTTTAAGCCAACTGCATCATGTATGAAATGTGGTTGTTTTGTTCATGCCAAAACTTGGCTTAAGAATGAAAAATGTCCAGTAGGTAAATGGTAAATCCGGGAATGGTGGAAATGGCTATACACTGGAGACTTAAAATCTCCCGCCCTTAGAGGATTGCGGGTTCGAATCCCGCTTCCCGGACCACGATAGGTGACGTATGAAAACACCACAAGAAAAGAAACGTCTCAGTCTCAAGAAAGATCGTCGTAACACATACGGCGAAAACAACAAGTCATCACGTACTGGCATCCCTTTGCGCAAGGCAAAAGCGCATCGTCGCAACCGCCATCGTCAAGACAATCTCCTGCACAAACTGCCTGATCCCAGCAACGAGGATCAATTGGCTGAACTTGACAATCAAGTAAAGGGTCAGGTTCCTGCACCATGGCGCAAATATCCAGATACGCCATTGGGTGAAGTTTTGGAACGACAAAATGAATGGCGGATTGAACAACGCAAACGAGCGGCTGAGCGCCCATTCATTCTCAAAGAAGCCGTTAACGAATTCATGATGCAATGGTTCGATGCCGAACTGCGTAACACTCGTCCACCAGAATACGTAAGCTTGGAAATGTTGGTTGAACAAGACCTTACCAAATCACGTGAAGTCACGACGTCCACACAACTTCTCGTGTATGAGTTGATGCGCAGCTGGCAAAACCGCGTGTGAAAGTATTCGTCTATTACAACCTTCACAAGAAGGTCTGGTCCGTCAAAGCACTAGAAGGCGAGATGAAAGGTAAAGTCATTCGCCATACCAACATGTTGACCTTGACCGACTGTACTTGCAAGGTATCGATGGCCGGTCGCAAACGAGTGTTGGCTGAACGTCGAAAGAATGTTCATGCTGGTATAGTGGGGACCATAGTTGATACCACGCCCCTTCTGGTGTTCAAAGAGCAAATCACGTATGATCCATATAAGTACGATTCATTTGTTAACAGGCGAACTCTTGCTCCAGTGCATGACGTGCAGTGGGTAAGTTTTCATGGCAAGCGCGTCTATGTGCTATGAAATACCACATGGCAAAAATATTTGAAAAATTGTGCCACACTAATGAAATTTTGTGTATAATTGCGTTACTTTAAAACGAAGGAGAAACGGGAATGCACTTTCACGCATTAAAAACAGCCGTGGCAACGCAATTTGCGGCCATGCAAAAATATGAGATGTTCCGCGTAGCCGTCGAGAAAGACGAGCTGTGGGACACTTACCTGAACAGCTTCCCAACCGGTTCCAATCCGCATTACCGCGAACGTACCTCGCACGACTGTTCGTGCTGCAAGCAGTTCATCCGCGCCGTCGGCGATGTGGTAGCGATCATCGACAACAAGGTCGTGAGCCTGTGGGACATCGTGGTCAAGAACGAGCCTGAATACCAGGCAGTCGTGGATGCGATGTCCAAACTGATCAAAAACGCCGCTGTGAAAAACGAAGCAGGCGAACTGACCGGCGCCATCGAGCCACGCGCAATTGCGGATTACTTCCTGCACGAAGAGCGCACCGCCGGCACCGACAAGAACTTCGAACAACTGACCGACGGCGTGAAAACGTGGGAACACTTCTTCGTGAACATTCCTGCGGCCTACCACGTGCCGAAGAACAGCACCCCAAGCCGTGAAAGCCGTCTGGGTGATCTGCGCGCTCACCGCGACGTGTTTGCTCGCGGCCTGGCAGAGCTGGCGCCTGACGCTGTTTCGGCCGTGCAAGATCTGGTCAATAGCAACTCCCTGTACAAGGGCGCCGAAAAGAAACCGCTGCTCGACCAGTTCGCGAAGCTGCAAAAAGAATACCTGAAGCTGGACGCCGATGGCAAACGCCTGTTCGCCTGGCAGAAAACCAAGGGTTTGCACGGTGCGCTGGCCAAATTCCGCAACGACGTGATCGGTACGCTGGTTGAAGACCTGACCGACGGCGTCGACCTGGAAGTGGCCGTCGCCAAGTTCGAAGACAAAGTCCACGGCAGCAAGTACAAGCGCCCGACCGCGCTTGTGACCAAATCCATGATCGCCAACGCCAAGGCAAAGCTGGAAGAACTGGGCCTGACCTCGGCACTGCGTCGTCGTTACGCTAACGTGAACGATATCACGGTGAACAACCTGATCTATGTGAACCGCGCCACCCGTAAGATCATCGAAGGCGACGTCTTTGACGACCTGATGTCCGGCATGGGCGACAAGCTGAACTCGCGTAAGCTGGACAAGGTCGAAGAAGTCTCGATCGAAAACTTCATCGCGAACATCGTACCGACGGCCTCGAATATCGAGATCATGCTGGACAACAACCTGTCGAACAACCTCGTCAGCTTGATCGCCCCAGAAGATCCAACGGCCGGCAACTTGTTCAAGTGGAACAACAACTTCAGCTGGTCGTACACCGGCGAAGTCACGGATTCGATCATCGAGCGCGTGAAGAAGGCCGGCGGTAACGTGACCGGTGACCTGTGCTGCCGTTTGGCCTGGTACAACCACGATGACCTGGACTTCCACATGATCGAGCCTAACGGCTACGAGATCTACTTCGGCACGCGCACCAGCAAGTCGCCGAACGGTGGGCGCCTGGACGTTGACATGAACGCCGGTACGGGTACCACCCGCGAGCCTGTGGAAAACATCTTCTACGAGTCGCGCAAGACCATGAAGGAAGGTGTGTACACGCTGCTGGTGAACCAGTTCAGCAAGCGCGAGACCAAGGACGTGGGCTTTGAAGTTGAAATCGACTTCATGGGCACGCGCTACAACTTCGCTTTCCCGCAAGCGGTGGCGAACAAAGCCAAGATCGAAGTGGCCAAGTTCGAGTACACGCACAAGGACGGCCTGAAGATCATCTCCTCGCTGCCGATGACGCAAGCAAGCAAGACTATCTGGGGTCTGCCAACCCAGACGTTCCACAAAGTGAATGCGATGATGCTGTCGCCTAACTTCTGGGACGACAACGAAGTCGGTAACAAGCACTACTTCTTCATGTTGGAAGGTTGCGTGAACGACGATTCGGCACGCGGCTTCTACAACGAGTTCCTGAAACAAGAACTCAACGAACACCGCAAAGTGTTCGAAGTGGTGGGCGCCAAAATGACGGTAGACGACGCTACCGCGCAGCTGAGTGGTATCGGCGTATCGTCGACGCTGAAAAAGACCGTGATTGCCCGTGTGTCGGGTAACGTCACCCGTACTGTAAAAATCGTGTTCTAACAATAAGGTCAAGTATGTATTGAATATCAGCATACTTGACCTTATAATGAACTCCTATAATTGATAAAGGAAAATGCACATGACTACCAAAACTCTGGCTCAACTGATCGAAATCGCTGTCCGTAACAACCTGACCTTCAAGTCGACCACCGGCGACCTGCTGCCACAAGACCTGTTCGGTCTGCCACTGACCAGCACCCGCGCCAACGCCGCGTCGCTGGATGCTATCGCGCTGTCGCTGAACGCAGAGCTGGAAGCCAGCACCGGTAAAGTGGTTTCGTTCGTGAAACCAACGCCAACCAAAACCGACTTCACCCAGGTGAAATTCGATCTGGTCAAGGCCATCCTGGACGAGAAGATCGCTGAACGTGATGCTGCTGCCGCTGCTGCAACCAAACGCGAACGCGCCCAGGCCATCATGGCTGAGCTGGCGAAACGCGATGGCGAGAAGATCACCACCGCTTCGGAAGCTGACCTGAAAGCTGAGCTGGCTGCACTGCTCGGCTAATCACTTCGGTGATAAAAAAGCCCGGGACGTCCCGGGCTTTTTTACGACTATAGACGTCATGGTTCGTCACCAGTGCGTCGTATGACATCTAGTATGACAACAGGTACTAGGGGAGTTGAAATATCCTCTTTGTTGTATTTTGTGTCAATCAAGTTTCCTTGTTATCGTGGCTGCATGATATGGCATATTGCCAGTCATCTACTTGATAACACATGCACCCGACATATCTTCTTTCTCCTGACGGTAGCAAGATCTTGATGCAATATCATCTGATCAAGACTACTCGCCGCCTCACATTTGATATCCCGTATCAAGACCCAGACACCATCAATGAACCACACACTGATGAATATCAGGGGAGACATACCTTCGAGGCCAGCAATGGTTACGATATCATCTCTGACTCGCGTATGGACATTCAAACCGAACGTCTATGGTTGATTGGCAATGCCAAAGATTCGCGTTCAGGTTCGATGGTGTTTAGCTCGAATGAGAAACGTGATCTGGCGGAAAAAGAATTCAAGAAAGCGCTTGACGAATGGGCCCAGCATGTGACTGATGGCAAGTGGTAACAATAACAACAATAAGAACCCATGCAACTTACTAAAATGAAACGCTGCCAAAAGGCACTCTTCGGCTTCAAAGGAACTCTGACTGGTGATAACTTCTTCACAGAAGTCAATGCCCTGATTGCCATGCTGGGCGATGAAACTCTGGTGGAGACAGCCAAGTATCCAGGTGTGAAAATGCCCAACTATTTCATAGCACTCGAGACCGTCACTAGTCGCTTTGGTGGTGGAGCTGGTGCAAATACCTGCAACTTTAAAGTGTATGTTAATGACGTGACATTGGCCGATAGCCTGACTGCTAATCACTGCATTGAGGTGACTGCATGAATGACGCTTGTGCGGAAAACATCCTGAAGCAATATCACATATTCAGAATCGAGCGTAGTGCAAAAACCAAGCGGGCATTTGGCATAACGATTCCCGCACACCTGTTATTTCAAGTGGTGGCTGACCTTCAAGCTAAGTTGGGACCAATTCAACATCCTATGTTGGAATTGGCAGGCAACGGCGTCAAAGATCAACGTCCTTGGTATTTCGGCTTCGTGAAAGATTCGATATGGACCAGCGGAGTACATGACGGTAATGTGAGCCTACGGCTCTATGTAAATGATGATACCATCATTGAACAGTTTGATCTCATCTGTGAACCAGCCGCGCCGCACTATGCGGTTGTGGATTTGATATAACATTCACTGAATAACTGATAACCATGTTCGTTTGACTTAAATGAAGGACTCCTGTATAGTATCAGTTCTTCATTCAAGGAGTAATTATGCGGAAAACGAACACAACTGGCGTGGACGAGCTGTCAAAGTTCGCCCAAACCTTTCTGAACGTTGACGAAGCAGAAGCACGCATGCAGGTCGAAGACGAATTCTTCCCTGAGTGCGAACCGCTCCTGACGTTCAAGCGAGTTGATTATCAGGATAGCGAAGCAGAGCTGGACAAGATGCTCGTCGCCTTCCTGGATTCCCACAAGCTTACTGAATGCCAAATCACCGGCCCTGATTACTAAGGAGTGAACATGAAAACCATTCACATTCTCGGCGGCGGTACGTTCAGTCATGTTCGTGCCCACCTCGCTCTGGCTATGCCAGCTTTCGGCAACACGGCCATCCAGCTCCATGAACTGGTAAAAAGTGAACTCAAACATCTGCCAATCGGCAATGAAAACTTCGACGTCAAGCTGCACTTGACCAAGATGGCGGATCCGCGCAACAGCACGATGACGACCAACGAAGACGTCGATGCACTGCTGACCAAGCTGATCGCTGATCCGGACACCAAGGCGATCATGTTCAACGTCGCCCTCGCAGACTTCGAAGGTATGGTTGACAACCAGCCCAGCGGCCAACGTGCGGAACGCCTGCAAAGCAAACGCGGTGACCTGACCATCAACCTGACGGCAAAGCCCAAGCTGATCTCGCGCATTCGTGAAAAGCGCAAAGACATCTTCGTCGTCGGCTTCAAGACCACGACGGGCAAAGCCCCAGAAGATCAATACGCCCTGGGCCTCAAGCTACTGAAAGAAAACAGCCTGAACCTGGTGCTCGCAAACGACCTCACGACCCGCAATAACATCGTGATCGCGCCCGAAGAAACCCAATACGCTAACAGCACCGACCGCACAGGTGCGTTGAACATCCTGGTGGAGATGATGATCTCCCGGATGCAAAACACGTTCACCCGCAGCACGGTGGTCGACGGGGCCGCTGTGCCTTGGAATAGCGAAGATGTCCCGCAGAATTTGCGTCAAGTTGTGAACCACTGCATCAACAACGGCGCATACAAGCCATTCTTGGGCAAAACTGCTGGTCACTTTGCGGTCAAGGTGGATGACACCACGTTCCTGACCTCGGCCCGCAAAACTAACTTCAACGAGCTGAACAAAATCGGCCTGGTGAAAGTCGTCAGCAAGGATGCCAACACGGTGCTGGCCTATGGCCGCAAACCGTCGGTTGGTGGTCAGAGCCAACGTATCATCTTCAGTGAGCATCAGGAAGCGGACTGCATCGTTCACTTCCACTGCCCACCAAAAGACGAGGCTGACGTGCCCAAGGCGGATCAGTGGCCGAACGAATGTGGTAGCCATGAGTGCGGCAAGAACACCAGCGGTCACCTGCAAGAGTTTGACCTGGGTGACGGCGACAAGTTGAAGATGGTGTACTTGGACAAACACGGCCCGAACATCGTGTTCAATCGTAATACTCCAGCACTGAAGGTCATTCACTTCATCAACGAGCGCTTCGATCTGAAACAGAAAACGGGCGGCCTGGTTTCAGCATGATCCTGTTCGCCAAGAATATGCACGAGGCCGAAATACTGATATGGTATGACGGTCCAGTGCTAAGTCATTATACGGCCCAGGATGCTCACTACATCGTGTCCTGGGTTGATGACGAACCGAAAATGATCATCTGGCATGCTATTGAAATTTCGAGTGAAAACTTGAAATTGTTCATGGACAATAAGATCACTCTGTTGCAGGTCATGCAGAAAAGTCGCGGCATTTTTCGGTGCATCAACGACTTCATCGACAAGCACAAAACTGGCAGGGGCGAATTGATTGCGTTTCAGGATATCAACCCCAGCTTACTACCAACCGACAAATCTTTTCTGAGCCCAGCCGATGCTAAAGTATAACGAAAATCATTATCAAATCATCTGGTGGATCTGCATGGTGGTTGTCATGTTGGGCGCACACATCTGTGATACAGACAAGCCCTTGGGGTTCTTCCTGGTGGTGTTGGGCGTGATGCCCATGTTGCTCTTGCGGGTGATTTCGTTCGTGAACCTCCCATACGACACACTTATAATCATGAGCTCCTGCGTGATGGTGCTTGGTACAATCATGATCACATTCGGACATCAGGTTCAAGAGCAGATACCCGACCTGTACCAAGATCCAGCTATGCTCATTGGGTCAGGTGCTTACGGTATAGTGGGTGGTCTGATCTTCGCATGTTTGTTCCGGGCTCTCTTCCTGAAAGATGTAAATGAACCAGTGGCTGATGAGTGACAAGTTGGTCTTTCGTCCAGAAGACATTCGAGTTCTGGATATCTCCCAACTCCAGGACTTGATTGTAAGGGGCGAGCTTGTCAATGGTGCGTCTTTTGAAGCCACGGAGCTACGAGCTATCGAACTCGTGATGAGTGTCAAGCCTAGCGCGTTTGAAGGGCTTAGAATGCACTGGCCCAAATTCGTCTGGGCATTCCATAATATCGTGGCTCATCCTCTCATGCACATCCTGGTTTGGATGCGTTGTTACAAGACCGCATTCTGGTTGCATGACTACACTGTCCCAAGGCCACTTGGGAAAAAGGCAAAGCGCCCAGCTCCTAAGTGAGAAATCACAATACTTGAAAAAGCCAGGCTGATAACTGGCACCATAGCTGTTACCATATGGCTTCTACAACAAGGAGCAATTATGGAACCAGTTACCCAACACGAATACGACCGTCTGAAAATCGAAGACGCAATCGAAAAAATTCCTAACCGCTTCGAACTCATCCTGGCTGCTGGCCAGCGTGTACGTCAGCTGTACAATGGCCACAAGGCCACCATCACCACCACCAGCCGTGAACCAGTCACCGCCCTGCGCGAAATCGCCGCTGGCAATGTGGGCCGTGAACTGCTGCGCAACATCAAGTAATGGAGCGGGTCTGGACAAAGTGGTACGAGTTCCCAAGGAAATATACAGGGAACTACTTTGTTCGGACTCGTGACATAATGACTGGCGCCACGCGGGAAATGGTGACCGCCAAGTTGCTGCCAGAAGTTACCGATTGGATACAGGAGCGAGGCTGTTGGGCTAGTGTTGATACCGCGTCATATCGTCATGGGATCAAGATTCGATTCGACGATGAGGGATTACTCGTCGAGTGCATTTTGATGTGGGGATTGACCGCATTGGCCTGATATGCGGAATTGTGGAATGTGTCAGAAATCAATCAAGTTTTAAAAAACCTACCTGGAGTTTACGACATAGAGGTCATTGTTTTTGACACATTTCCTCAAGAATTCGTGAAGAATGGTATTTTATGATATCGAACATCTCTTGATGGGTTGGATCATTGGTTGTATTAGAGTAATGATTTTAAGGGGGAAGAATATGAGTGTTACGTTACAGCAGTTGAAAGATGAGTTGAAGCAAGCCATGTTAGCCAAGGATGTGTTTAAGCGTGACACATTGCGTCCATTGATTGGTGACGTGCAGAATGCGTTATCGCAGGCGAAGTCGTTGCCTGAGGTGGAAGTAATCCAGGGCAAGTTGAAGTCGTTTACCGATTCGTGCCATGAGGTTATTGCTGTATTGGAGCAGGACATTACCAATGCAGCGGAGATCGAGGTTAAGCGTGCTGAGGTTGCCGTGTATGCTTTGTACCGTGTGGTCATGGAAGACATTGCGGTTATTCGTGCGGCGGTTGTTGCCAAGTTTGGCGAGGTGATTACGGCCAAGGATCGTGGTGTTGTGATGGGCTTCATCAAGCAGGAGTTCAAGGGTCGGTTTGATGGTGCTCAGGTCAACGAGATGGTTGTTGGGTTGATTGCCAAATGATTACCAGTCACGGTCAAGTGGTTATTCCTGAGGCCGTGACTATTGCGGCTGATTCGATCAAGTTATTGAATTACCGTACAAGTTCGCCTGCTCGTTTCCAGAAGCGTACATTGACTGATGCTATAGCCAGCCAGTTGATGAAAGACATCAGTGAGTTGATTGGCATTGAATCAACTCGTTTGGACTACGTGTATTTTTCTGTGTGTCGTGGAGCGGAGCCGCATGTTGACTTATTGGATCCGTTAGTCTTTGAGACCACGACTTATATTGTGCCAGTTATTTTGCCACCTGGGTTGAATATTATCACCTGTGAGTCTTCGCCGGGTCGTATAGATCATCAGGTAGTAGAGGTTGGTGCCGTGTATTCGTTTGAACATACGAGTACGCATGGTATGACGGTAAGTGATCAGGAGAGTGGTTGTGTTGTTATCATGATAGCGATCAAGCGATGAAATCATTTGGTGAGTATTTTTCGTATTTGCAATTTGTGCGTGTGATCACCTTTGAGGACTTCAATCCTCGTCCGACAGTTCCGTCTAATGATCCTGCCATGCAAGTTTGGTATGATGCGATGAGTAAGAATTGGGATGAGACTTGTCGAGAGCCCGTACGGGTTTTCATCAGTCAATTGTTTGCTGACAAGGTGTTTAAACCCATTGCCAATCATTGTGATCGCGAGCGGCATATCGGTTATGCTTGGGAAGAGAGCCTCAACTCGGAGTTGACCAAACCGGTATTGTCTGCGTTCATCAAGTATTTGCGTTATGAATTGATGGTGTCGCATCACACCAAGAATCCATTCAAGGACAAATACCAGTCGTTGATTGCAAGTATGGATAGTGGCAATTACACGTGGTTCACCACATCGCTCAGTAGTAAGTGTGATCGTACTGGTGAAGTTATTTGGCTTGACATACAGGATTGGGTTCCTGTTTGGGGTACCAATGAGGGCAATGTCTTCAAGGCCATGCCTGATTTGCCACCAGAGTCTGGTTACCGGGAGTTTGAGATCGACCTTCCAACGGGTCGTCTGTTGATGAATGATTGGTTCCGTATTCCCGGTTTCCGGGAAGCAGTCGACACAAAGGATTTCTCCATAGATACGTCGTGGAGTCATAATGAGCGTGTTAAGCATTATGCCAGTCAGGGTTGGATCTTGTTGCCAAGTGGCAATTGTTCCGTCCATGTATTCAGTGCCGAGGAAGAGAATACGGATCACCTAGTGTTCAACATTGGTGATGGTTCGTGGTGGGATAACGAGACTGACACTGAGCATTACGACATGACTGCCTGTGATCAGGGTACAGTGTGTTGTGAAATGTGGGCCGTAAGTGTCATTGACTATCAGGTATTGAGTGGATTGTTGCAATCTCACCATGGTGACAAGACTGATGATGTGATTGAAGAGTGGATCGAAAATGAAATGGAGGGCTTCGAGCTTGATGTGACACCTGGCCGTTATCGCATTTCGTATGGCCTTCGTGACAAGGATTTCACTGAGATTGCTGGTGAGCGGAACATTGAATTATATGGTTGCCGGGAAGCCATATTCACCATGACTAAAGTGGGGTGATGTTGTATAATATGGCCTCACGGAGGTTGTATGAGCAAGATATCACTTAGCTGTGCCCCACAATTCATCATAGCTTTAGAACGCAAGACTGCCAAGCCCATGCTCAAATGGTTGCGCGAGACTTGCGATCCGGACGAATGGACGCTCACCGCTTGTTCATTCGCATCAGCACCAGTTCCACCAGAATATAAGCCCAAGATGCAATACAGTGCAGTCACATTTAAGGATGATGGTCTCGCTTGCATCTTCAAATTGCGTTTCCTCACAGATGTGTTTTCCTTTGACGAGCTATCGAGTGGGATTCGTAAGACCACGGCTCTCAAAAAAGGCTATACCTGGAGTGACAGTCCAAACATTGATATTTGGTTTGGGACCAGGACTTGATTTAATTTTCATTTACCACTATACTGTGGTTTTACAAGGACGCATATGACTACTCTAGTTACCACCATTCTGGAAGCATGCCATCAGGGCGACAAGTACGATCCCAATCGTACTCGTTATTCTGTTTTGGCTCATGCCACTTCGGAACTGGGTGAACTGGCTCAGGAAGTGGCCATCGTTGAAGGTCATTCATACAAGCAACCAAGTTCTGACGGCGTAGTGGGCGAAGGCGTGGATACCATCCTGGCTGTATTGGATCTGATCTACCGCCATAACCCAGACATCACGGAAGAAGACCTGATCGAAATCGCTCGTGCTAAGGGCGGCAAATGGATTTCGTCGTTGAAGAAACACAACGGCATCCAGGATGAAACGTCGGGTCCAGCGGAAGACGGTGTGTTGATCCTGCAATCGGGTCTAGGCATCAAGGATATGGTCACAGGCAGCGGCCCGGTTGCTCGTTCGGGTCAGAATGTGACCGTGCATTATACGGGCTGGCTGCAAAATGCCGATGGCAGCAAAGGTCGCAAGTTTGACTCCAGCAAAGATCGCAACGATCCTTTTGCCTTCACCTTGGGTGCCGGCTTTGTTATTCGTGGCTGGGATGAAGGTGTGCAGGGTATGGCAGTCGGCGGTCAACGTCAGCTGATTATCCCCTCAGCACTGGGTTACGGTTCGCGTGGTGCTGGTGGTGTTATTCCACCAGATGCCACGTTGATCTTTGACGTTGAACTGCTGAGCGTGTAATCATGTGGCATCGTCATATCACCGGACTATTAAGCGCTGAAGAGTGTCAGCGTCTTATTGATCGTGGTCTCAAGCAAGGGTTTGAGGCCGCGAAGGTGAATCACTATGGCGATCAGACCATGATGACGCAAGTCAGGAATAATGAGCGTCTGGAGTTTGATGATCATGTATTGGCTGTCGAACTCCAGAATAAGCTCATGATTGCACTTGGGGATGATTTCCCTCATGTATTTGCCAACAAAGATTACGCGAAAGCTGGTACGCATTTCCGCATGTACCGCTATACGCCGGGTCAGTACTTCAAACCACACAAAGATGGATCATTCCAGGATGGTGAGTTTGAGAGTGAGATCACGGTGCTTTTCTACCTCAATGATGCGCAGGGTGGCGAAACTGTGTTGATGCCATATGGTGTCTCGCAAGCTTGGTCTCACATTGTTATTCAACCCCGAGCTGGCGATGTGTTGTTGTTTGAACACAATGTTTGGCATGAGGGTCGGCAAGTGACAGCCGGCGAGAAATTCGTCCTTCGAACTGACCTATTCTATAGTTGATTTTTTGTTCATTTAGCTACATAATAGGAACATGGTTAAATGAACAGGAGCAGTTATGCAATATCGTGGTCAAGATCGTGTACGCAAGCTGAACAATGTCCGTGGTAGTATTGGCGTCACCATGACCGACGCTCAACGTGATCCCCTGGGTCTGATCGTTGGACACCTCTACTACAGCAATCGCATCCTCAGTGACCTTCTGCCGTCTTTTGTCTACGAAAACAAGCCGGCTGGCGCCGAGCTTTCCAGTTCCGGTTACCCGCACAATGGCGGCGAGCACACGATGGAAATTTACGGCCCCAAAGCTGACGTTGTGGCCTTCCTGGAACTTGCTGCTGACTTCTACGAAGTATATGCGATGAAACGTCCCGACTTTGCACCTGGTGCCGCTATGGTGCGCACTCTGTCCCACTTGGCCGCTACCATTTAAGGAGATCAACATGACCACCCTCGATCAACTGCAAAAGCTGTATGACCATATTCGCGAACATGGTAAACTACGCGAGGCCAACCATCGCATGGGCGGTATCTGGAGTGCAGACCACTGGGACCTTAATGGTCATATGGCTCAACAATCCGACGAAGGTTCGACTATGGGTGTTGGTGATAGCCAGGGCATCATCTGCTGGTCCACTTACGGCCGTCCAGTTGAATACTGGCGTGGCCGCACCGAAGCTGATCTGGCAACGATGTATCAAGCATTCTTTCCAGAAACTGCTTGATTCATTTGAACAAGTTGCCATATAATTGGTACATGAACAACAGGAGGGTGTGATGAATACTGCAAAGACTGTGTTGGTCCTGAACGCACGTGAATCCGTAACTGAGCGGATCGTTCTTGCCCCTCCTGAGCCGGCCAACAAGGCCGAAATTAGCCCGCTGATGCTGCGCGTCATGCGGAACATGGAACTCGCTGAACTGGTGGAAAACAATGAACTGGCGTAAAAAAAGCATCAAAGGCTTCAAGGTGAAGCCTCCGAAACATCTCCCCGCCATGCCCGTGCGTCATAGCACCAACCCGCAAAGTCTGGTGCCCATGTGGCTGCTGACGCTGCTGGTTGTATTCGCGCTGTTCGCCGGTTCGTTCACGGCTTTCCACCTAGCAACCACTGATGTTTACGCCTCCTGTGCGACCAAGGGTGAATGGACCTGGAGCAGCTTCATGATGAAGCCGGCCAAGCCCATCAAATGTTCGGTCGATGAATCCATGAAGAAATAGTCGAGGTTGCTATGTTATACTTTGCCGTGGGAACCTCGAGCGGTTTCTTTACCGAACCAGCCGGTGGTGAGAAGTTTCATCATGTGGTGCGTGCTGACAGCAAAGAAGAAGCTCGTCAAAAGGTTATCGCACATTACGAGAAACAGCGTCGTGATGTCGACGAGTTGGAAATTTTTGAAGAGATCATGTAATGTTATTCATCATTAAAGGGTACGTGGAGAAACACCACTACATGCAAGACGATCACGAGCGTGAAGACTTCATGTATCCGGTTGAAGGTGTGGACGAAGAAGATGCTCGGGACATCCTGGAGAAGCACTACACGCAACAGGACAGCTCGTACTGTGTTCACCACATTGTCCGCATCGAAGAAGTGTTCCCAACTCTGTCAAGGACGTGATCATGTATCTGGCCGATTTTCCCGCAATGCTTGGTGGCATTCATTCCAACCTGGCATACATTGCTGCCCCGTATGGCCATCAAGATCCAGAAGTCATCGAGGCCCGTATGGACAATATGGGGGACTTCTTCTCGCTGCTGATGAGCCTGGGCATTCATGCAGTGTCGCCGTTGATGAATCACCCATACCTAGGTCGTCGTCAAACTCCAGGCACCTACGAATACTGGGGCCCATACAGCATCAACCTGCTGCGTCGTTGTGACGCACTGATTGTCGTGATGCTAGACGGTTGGAAAGTCAGCACTGGTGTTCAAGATGAAATCAAGCATGCGATGGAATTTGGCAAACCAATCTTCGTGTGTGACGTTGACGGTCGCCGTTTCCAATTCTACTCGGAATACCTGGCAATTGAAGGGATAAAATCATGAGTGTCGAAAACGAAACCAAGAAAGAGAGCCCCAAGGCTCCTCGCTGTGCCAAGGAGAATTGCAACCACTATGCAAGTTATGGTGATCGTTGCGGTCAAGTAGAATGCCCGTCGCGCAAGCGTGTGACTGCGGTTCAAACTGGCGAAAGCATCATGATGGTGGACAGTGCAGCAAGCACTCGCCGTTATCCATCCACGCGCACCAATCGGGAATACGATTAATGAATCTTGACGCCGCCCTGCAATCGCTGAAGGAGACCTTGATTCTCCTGTCACGCAATCAAGCCACTGGCCGCTTCATGCTCAGCGACGCAAAACTTATTAGCGACGCGCTGGTGACACTTGGTGACGTCCAATCGGTGATACAAGAGGAACAGCCGTCCGACTACGCCGTGCTGAACAAGCATGAACTGGCGGCATTCAAGCAATTGCGCGATACCCTGACGGTTTCAGATAATCAAGGGCTGTCCAATGTGATGTCGCTTGCAATGATACGCATCAAGCGACTGCATTCAATGGGTGCCGTGTTGTATCAACAACCTGAATTTGAGTTGCCGATTGAACACGAAGGTCGCATCGTTGCTCAGTTCGAAGCATGGCTGGCTTACGATGAGCAGACTGATGGTTGCCGGGGTCTAAGCAATCTGGAAGTTGATCAAATGCGTGATGCCTGGAAGGCAGCGGCGATCAAGTATCGTTCGTTGCCACGGTTGCTCACAACAACAGAACTCGCTGGGTTGGCGCGGAAACATGAGATCACTTCGATCTTCGATAATGTGCCCAATAAGCTGGATAATGATACTATCCAGAAATTCTCTGAAGACTTGATTAAACTGGTGCATTCATGATCTATACGGTTGTTGATGAAGGCTATGACGTTGATGTATTCCGCAAGTTTGACGACCTGTGGCGCCGTTACGAAAATGCTGATACATTTTTGGATGAATATTGCGAACGTCCGATGACCAAATCCTCCCTTCGTGCCGAGTTGAGAAAACATGGCGAAGCACGCCTCTACGAAGAAAACAACGACTGGAAATACAAAGTGGTGACCCACAAATAACCACTTTGTATTGACTATCTGGTTGCCACTCTTTACACTCTACTAATTAAGGCCGTCCATAGCTCAGATGGATAGAGCACGTATAACCGCCCGTATCTCAACCGTCTTCTAAGCGGTAGTCGAGTAAGCGGATCAATGGGGGTTCGAATCCCTTTGGACGGACCACTCACATTCATATGCGCAAACTCATTAAATGGTTCAAAGGTCCGGCGCGAATTGCTCGTCTGGAACATCGTATGATGGAGTGTGGTTTAATCATCACTCGATTGCACTGGCTGGAAACTCTGTATAAGAAATATGGGACTGATCACTTGGTGACACCAAAGATTCAATTCTATGTTCGTCGTGCAATTCGTTGTAAAGAATTCCTGAGAAAGGTTGGGCGATGAGTTCGTTTTTGTTCATGTATTGGCTGACTGATGGTAACTGGAATCAAATGGTCCGTGTTAGTATTTTTGGCCTGTGCTGCATCGCACTTGTAGTCTGTTGTATTGGGTTGGTTCAAACTATGCGCCAACTTTACAAATTCCTCACTCGCAAGTGATAAATAAAACCACGCAACTCGAGGCAGCTATGGTAACAATTCAAGAAATCACTTACGAGCAATGTTTGACGCTCTGGAATCAACTTTGGGCTAATCGCGTGTCGCCCATTGAACCCACTTCAGCAATGACATTCAGTCATACTAGCCAACGTTCATATACAACTAATGTTGGGACACCAACCTTCTTGGGTGCCTTCGTGAATGAACAGTTGGTTGGCGTCAACAGCATCCATGATGTTGATGAGAATCAACAGCGTAGTCGTGGATTGTTTGTGCTTCCAGAATTCCGCAGCAATGGCATTGCCACCAAACTGCTCAAGGCGACGATTGCCTGTCGTAAGCCAGGCCGTTGTCTCTGGAGCTATCCCAAGGACTCTGCGTTGCCCACATACGTTAGAGCCGGTTTCCGTGTCATCACGGACAGGATTTACGACCCCGTCGAAGACAAGTGGAATTACTACGTGAAAGCGTAGTTCAACGAGGCCAGCAGTTGCTGGCCTTTTTCATTGCCGCGATTATTTGCTTGATCTCACGAACAAATGAATATACCATTCTGTTGTTCAATGGAGATTATATGGATGATACAGCGGTAGATCTGACTCTCCTGGAAGCATTGCTTGTCTACTTCGACTTTGGACTTGATCCGGGTAGTTGTGGGATGGCGGTTTTGATGCACGACGTTGACTTGGCTACACGGAAAGCACATGAGCATTCCAAGCACACGATGGGAAACATGGTAAAGCTTGTCAAATACTTTTTCCCAAAGCCATGCAGTGGATCAAAAGAGAAGATTGAAGCTTGGATGAAACATGATGGTCATAAGGGCTGGGACACTCCAGAAGGTGTTCTGTATCGGTTGACCGAACAAGTCCAAGAACCAATCAAAGAGCTGAAAAAGCATTGCAACTATACTCAAATGTGAGTCAAACATGAATAATGCACCTGTAATTTACGTGCCGGAATTTATCCGTGATGCCGACCATGCGTTCAAGACGCTGAGGGCAGAATTGGCATGGATCCGCCACGACAAAGTACCACGTAGTGAATACTACTCGAACGACACGGCCGCGCCTTATACCTATGGTGATCCGCGTTTCGCCCGCACCTACATGCCACAGCCTTGGCACCCAATCATGCGTGAGCATGTCAATCAGGTGAATGAGTTCTTGGGATCCAACCTGGATGTGAACTTCCTCAACATGTACGAGGACGGGCACGATCAGTTGGGTTATCACGCAGATGACTCGCCAGAGATGGATAACGACGACTATATCGTGTCCATTAGCTTGGGAGAAGAGCGTGAAATCTGGGCGCGTGCAAATGAACGTGAAGCATGGCGTTTGGTGGATGTCTACGTGACTGAGCATGAAAAAGGCGAGGCCTCGCCTGAACGTCGTAAGGAATTGTTCCTGATGTTCAGGAAGCCCCAGGTGTGGTTGCTGGGGCACGGCAGTATCTTCGCAATGAAGCCAGGGATGCAGCTCACGCATGATCACCGCATCCCAAAGTCCAGCAAACACATCTGCCTGCCTCGTATCAGTGAAACGCTGCGTCACTATTTGCCATTGGTTGCTTGACCTAATATTCATATGGCATTATCATGTGAATTTACGTTGCATGTTCATTGGGACGAATGTATATTTGTTCTGGCAGTGCAGCAAAGGGAATTTTCCACTTAACTGAATGAAAGGGTAGTGAAATGTATCTTGCTTATACGAGTAACGGTCGTTCGGTTCGTGCCGGCGACGACGTCAAGGTTGCAGGGCGCGTCGATCATGGCTTCAAAGTTGTTTCGGTCACCAAGCCGAACAGCAAAAAGCCGCAAGGTGCCATCAGCGTAAAGGCTGCGACCAACACGCCAGTTACCGTGACTCCGCGTGAAATTGGAGCTGAGTGGATGGCATAACTGCCTCAACTATCTGGTAACCGTTTGTGTTATAGTGGCACAAACAATTCCCTGAGGGCGAACAATTGTTCGCCCTTTTTCATGAAAGAACATTATGACCACTCAAGACATCAAATCCGGCGACTACGTGGAAATCCCAAAGGGCACCACGGTCTTCACTAAGCCATATAATGGCGCCATGGTGGATCCGGCCAGTAATGAACAAGCTGACACGAAGTCGACCCGGGTAGTCAATGTTGAGAGTATTCAAACACTGACCGTTTGGGTCAACGATGCTGATGCAAACGAAGTGCATGCCTATGATCCTGGTAATTATGGTCGCACTCACAAGGACAAAACCTTCACCAAAGTTGACAAGGGTCAAATTGTAATCTGGTCCAAGAAGAAGTGGACCTATATTGCCAATGTCACCAAAGTTGAAGCCCCAGTGGAAAAAGCGACCAGCAAAGAACCGCCGCTGCGCCAACGGCTTGTGGAAGATTCGACGTGGAAGATCAACAAAAACATTCCTCACTACAAGAAAGATGCTGGCACGCCGTTTGACAACGGCCACGGTTACAAGTGGACCGAACATGCACTGGTACTCGAAGGTGAAATTCCAGCCGATGTTGAATTCAAAGTGCGCTCCAAGCCTGTGAGTGGTCACCCAGATATCGGCTATCCATCGTCACGCATTTCACATCCAATTAAGTCTGAAGGGCTGTGGGTTGACGTGCTGTTTACTAAAGGTGAACGTAACGGCGAAAGCATGGTTGACAAGCGTACCTATGTGCGTGTCACCGACTTGACTCCGGTTGTTGAGCAGCTGAGCAAACCTGAGCCTGAACCAGCATTCGTAATCCAGGACAAGGTTACGAAGAAATATTACGCGGGCTACGAATACGGTGCGTACGATTATACGACTCACACCCGGGCCGCGATGTCTCTGACGATGGTCGACAAACTGTCGAAGGCCAAGAAATTCAAACGTCTCAATGACGCCCGTGTTCATTGCTTGGTTCAATCTGGCTACTATGATGATCTGCCGTCTTTTTGGGGTGAAGTACCAGATTGGATGCAAGGTGGCAAAATGTTCGATATTCCCGATACTTGGGAAATCGTCAAGTACGACAAGCTGTCCAAGGATGTGATTGCTAACATCGAGTTGCTTGATACGTTCAATCGTACTTGGAGTCTGCGTGGCCTGACTGTTAAGTATGGTTCGGCCGTGCGTGCGATCTACAGCGACCTGGACAAGAAGAACAAGCTGGATGAATTCCAGGCTATCATGGTCTATACCAAAACCGAAGACGACGTGTCGTCCAAGTATTACTGGGATATTGAGTTGACTGATGCAGAGAAAGCAGAATTTGCTGACATGGTCGCTCAGGTGGATAAGAAAGACATCAAGACGCACAAGAGTACGACCGGCTTTGCGATCGGCGTGAAAGATATTTCTACTGCGGCTTGGATGAAACTCATGTATACTGGTAAGTTGAAGGCAAACGTCATCAACCTCACTACCATGACGGAAGTGTTGGAAACTGAGAAACCAAATGAGTAAAACTGAACCCAAACAAGTAATCATCCTCGACAAAGCGTTGGGGATGAGTCGCGGCAAGCTGGTGGCACAAGGCAGTCACCAGTCAGTTGCCCTGGTGCTCCGCGACAAAGAGAAGATCGTGCATGAAGGCCGTGCTGGCTATTTCATTCCGTTCGACGACGATCAAGATCTGGAAGCATGGTGTGACAATGCCTTTACGAAGGTCACACTCCAAGCGAACGGCATCGCCGAAGTCCTGGACATTTACCAGAAGGCCAAGCAAGCTGGTCTCCGTTGTGTGCTGATTGAAGACGCTGGTCGTACCGAATTCGGAAAGCCAACTGTAACTGGTGTTGGTATCGGTCCGCACACTCCTGATAAAATCGATCCAATTACGGGTCATCTGTCACTGTACAAATAATGAAAACCATACACGAAATTGTTGATATCACTACTCTGGATCAAAGCAATTTGATTCTGTTTGTTGACGTTGATTACCGGGCTGATGGTACGGCCAAGGTGAGCGGCGTCGTGACTGATTCGTGGACCAGCAATAAGTGTGTGGTGTACAGCACGATTGTACCAGAAGTTGAACCATACGAACCAGGGGCATTTTACAGGCGTGAAATGCCATGCATCATTGCGCTCCTGTATGCCACCCAGCAATTGCGTTATAAGACTATCGTGGTTGATGGCTACGTGACTTTGGGTGAGGATCAACACTACGGCTTGGGTGCCCACCTGTATCGTGAACTGGCGGGTACTATTCCAGTCGTTGGCGTCGCCAAAACGTATTTCAACGGAACCCCAGACAACCAGGCAGTATTGCGCAACGGTAGCACCAAAGAGCTGTATGTGACGGCTCTGGGCATGGATCACGAAGCAGCAAAGCTTGCGGTTGCAAACATGCACGGCGAGTTCCGTCTACCAACCCTTCTGAAATTAGTTGATCAAAGTTGTCGTGAATAGTTGATTCTTAGTTCATTTGAACCTATAATAGGAACATCTGAACTAAGGAGCACATCATGGCACTGACCGAAGAGCAACTGGCACAAAACGCACAAGCTGACAAAGATCTCCTTAACGCGTTCCTGGCTTTTGGTACCGCATTAACCGGTCTGTCGGCCGATGAGATCATGGCACAAGCACGTCAGCGTGCCGAGCGCTCGCGTCGTAGTGCCATTGCCAAAAATCAACGTTTTGCTGCTGCCCTGGAACGTCTTACTGATACGCAAAGCTTGCGTATTACGCAACAGGAATCCCGGGGTTACAAATTTAACAAGATGTGGCAAAATAAGCATTCGTTGAATGTTGCCGTACTGCTGGTGAACAACAATATTTTCAACCCGGTCAAAGGTCGCATTGGCACTAAGCTGATGGTTGTCTATCCTGACGGCACCAGCACGGAAACTTTTGAAAAAACTGTCACGCTGAAACACAACTTCTAATTGCTAGATTCAGGTACTCCCGTTATAGTTTTGGTATTATCAACGGGAGTATTAATGAAAATCGAATATCGTCTGGGTGATGTCCTCACCAACCGCGACTGTCAGTACATTGTTCAGGGCTGCAACGCTCAAGGGGCAATGGGCAGTGGCATTGCAAAAACCATCCGTGACCTGTACCCAAATGTCTACGACGAATACCGCGCTGTGTATGACGTGGCAGGTCTGGCTATGGGCTCGATCGTGCCGGTTGTTGTACCAGCAGTAGAATACCTGGGTGAAGAATATCCAGAACGTATCATCCTGAACGGCATCACACAAGAATTCGCAGGGCGAGATGATGTTCGCTATGTGAGCTACGATGCAATCGCAAATGTCGTGGAGTTGATTGATTCCATGATTGACCCAGCGATTGATCACGATGTGAAGGTTGGCTTTCCACTGATCGGCGCTGGTCTGGCCAATGGTGACTGGTTTGTGATCGCTCGTTTGATCGAGACCCTGAGCACCAAATTTACCCCCATCGTCTACGTGTTCACTGAAGCAGACATGGCCAAGGTTCAGAAAGTCCTCGCAGGAAATTAATCAAGCTGTTGACATTTTGTTCACTTGAATCTATAATGTGAACAATTGAAAATCTAAGTGAACAAAATGTCCACACAAACGACAGTGATTGCCAATGTCCCTCTGGTGCTACCAAGCACCGTCAACCATGATCAGGCCGCGATTGCCGCTTGCACGGAAGATTATACGTTCATTGCCGCTAACCAGCTGATGGCTGACTTCTATGGTATGCAAGCACGCGACCTGATTGGTCGTTCTGTGTTTGAATTTTACCCGCAATTCAAGACCTCAGTGTTCTACGACGGCGCCCGTGACACCATCCAGAGTGGCAAGAAAACAGCAAGGATCGGCTACTCAAGCAATACCAAACGGTGGTTGTTGGTGAAGACCTTTATGGCCGGCGATTATCCGGTGCTGAGTGCCGAACCCATGCTGCACAACACGGATATCATTCTGGAGTCAGAATTGGACTCCATGACGTCGCTGAAGAACATCTTCGCCCTGGACGTCGATCTCGAAGACATGCTGGCCGAAAAGATCAAGTTTGGTCTGGTGCTGTTCAAGGTCAAGTCGTTGAATCAAATCACCGACGTCTACGATGATCATGTAGTTGATCGTTGCTTGATGCAGATCGCGGCACGTATTCGGTCCAGCACCTCATCGATCAATCAGGTTTACCGGATAGACGAGGACCTGTTTGTTATGGTGGTCCCCACCAATTTCGGTGCCAATGCCGTGAACCTAGAAGTCCACCGTGCCCTAAGTGCAATTTCCCAGCCATTTGCCATTGACCAAGCAACGATCAATGTTGAAATGGCATACGGGGTTTGCCTCGACACTACTCTGTCTGGTAGCGACATGCTGAGTGCGGCTAAGTTGGCAATGAATCAGTAACGAGATGACTTGGGCGTCCGTGTCCAATTCTCTCGTGTGAGCTTGAACACATTGCAGGGCATCACTGTCCCGTTTGTGTGCATGCCAGTTGATTCTCCTTCATGAATGAATCCATTGCTCATCACCATCTTTTCCATCACTGGATAGTCTTTGGTGACGCGAGCATAAATGAACGGCAGATTGGTATTTTGAATCACAATATCAACTGCTGTCTCAGCACATCTGAACGGTGTAGTGGAGCGCCAATAATCAGGATGCGTCCAGAGAGTCATCATCAGTGTGTCTTCCCACTCCATGAATTTCACAAATCCGATCCATTTACCGGTCGTGCGTTCAACCACAGATAGCACCACCGAGGTGTTTGTTGTATGTTCGCCCAGCAGTTTATCAACTTCCACGACTGCATCCGCATAGGTGTCAGGTGGGCCCCACCACAGCTTGGAAAGGAATTGAGGCTCCTGGGCTGCTTCATATAGTGGGAAAGCGTCAGAGCGACTAATAGGACGGTATGCGAAGGTCCCAGTCATGTAGGTTTCAAAAACAGGTTTTAGGTTTTCAATAAGTTGCATAGTTATTATAGTTGTTGTTAATGCAGCTCAAGTATTTTATAACTTTTTGTTAACTTTTCCTAAACTTGATTGACTTGACGTTTTATTCATTTACTTGCATAATGGTATTTTACATTGGGCTCTTAAATGAATATCTGGACCGAACACATTCAGCGTTTTCCTTCGTTGGATGCCAAAGCTGTATTTTTTATAGCGAACGAAAAAGCAATTCGTGAATCCACGTTCATGAGTATGAGAGCGGCCGCGGATGCCACAGCTGGGGTCACGACCGCCAAACGAGCAATGTTCAAATTTATGGGTGATGCCAACTATTGTATGGCTGTTATTGACCTCACTCGCTGTGCTGACGAATTGGAGATTCGCGTCATAGCTATGCCCGATTCCCACTTCTCTACCTTTATGGCGTGGATGCGGCGTGAGTTTCCGTTTGTTGAGCATCGCCCAACTGACCGTACAACTGGTAACCCAGATGACTGCTGGCTTATCTTGCGTGATGCGGACTACATCAAATTCCGCTACATGTTTCCATACCAAAAATAATCTAAATTGTTGTAAAAACATCTTGCAATGCGAAAGCCATTGCCATATAGTTACACCACTGTTTGGCACATCCCCGGATGCCGCTAGATAGATGGATCAGATACAGCAATTCAAAAACACGCGCTACCGTGAGGACTGGGACTTACAACCTCCCAGTGGCTCCGGGACCTAACGATACTGAACGTTACCAAATAATTCAGCACAACTGATCCAGTTAACTACAACAAGAGGACAAAAAGATGACTACTTTCGCACAAGCAATCAACGAGCAAGAAACCACCACCACCAACGGCGCCCTGGCGTACAAGTCCACGCTGAACAAGTGTGTTGACCTGTTCTTCCATATCGGCGCGATGCGCGGTAAAGATCCGATCCCAGCGTTTGTATCGGCCTTCGTGGAAGATGCCGACGTTGCTGTGCGCATCATGCAGTGGGCGCGTGACGTTCGCGGTGGTGCTGGCGAGCGTGAGCTGTTCAAGCAAGTGCTGCGTTACCTGGAAAACCAGGATAGCGCACTGGCTCAGAAGCTCATGCAAAAGATCCCAGAAATCGGTCGTTGGGATGACCTGCTGACCGTCAAGCACCCAATCCTGCGCCAGCACGCTTTTGAGCTGATCAAAGGTGGCCTGGAAGCTGGTAACGGCCTGTGCGCAAAGTGGATGCCACGTAAAGGCAAGGTAGCTGAAGAGCTGCGTGCCTACCTGGGCTTCTCGCCTAAGCGCTACCGCAAGACTCTGGTGACCCTGACGAAAGTCGTGGAAACCCAGATGTGCGCGAAAGACTGGGACAACATCAACTTCGGCCACGTGCCATCGCTGGCTGCTGCTCGCTACAAGAAAGCGTTCAAGCGTAATGCTGAAGCCGCTTACACTAAGTACGCCGAAGCACTGACGACTGGCGAAGCCAAGATCAACAGCGGCGCCGTTTACCCATACGATGTGCTGAAAGGTGCGTTCACGGCGTACGAACGTCGTTCGATGGACGAGGCCGTTCGCAAGGTGATGGTTGCCCAGTGGGAAGCCCTGGAAAACTTCGTCGGTGAAGCGTCTATCCTGCCGATGGTTGACGTGTCGGGTTCGATGGGTAGCCCTGCCGGTGGTAGCGGTACTGTTAGCTGCATGAATGTGGCAATGTCGCTGGGTCTGTACCTGGCAGAAAAGAACACTGGTGCGTTCAAAGACACGTTCATGACCTTCACTGACGTGCCTAAGCTGTACAACCTGCAAGGTGACATCTTCCAGAAACTGGATCAGATGGGTTCGCAGGTTGCGTACAACACCAACATCCAGGCGGCTTTCGAGGAAGTGCTGAAGATCGCGGTGGCGCAGAAGGTTGCACCTGAGCACATGCCAGAGAACATCCTGATCCTGTCGGATATGCAGTTCGATAACAACTGCATCCAGGGCCGTTCCGTGCAAGCGATGGAAATGATCCGCACCAAGTACGCGGAAGCTGGTTACCAGGCACCGAACATCGTGTTCTGGAACCTGAACTCGCATGGTAGCGCCCCAACGCGCTATGACGACAGCGGCGTTGCGCTGGTATCTGGTTTCTCGCCAGCCATCCTGAAAGCTGTGCTGGGTGCCAAGGACTTCTCGCCAATGTCCGTGATGCTGGAAGCCGTGATGGTTGACCGCTACAAGCTGGCAGCTTAAAAGCTTGTTCATAGTAGAAAACCCGAAGACCTAAATCTTCGGGTTTTCTTTTGACTTTTTATTCATTTGGTTGTATCATGTTTTACATGATGAACGCCACGGAGTAAATGAGATGATCAAGTTTCCAGAAATTGCTGCCAAAGTCAAAGCCCTGAATACTGACGGTAAAGTACGTGTCGTGCTCCTGCGTAGTGAAAACAACAAGCCAATCGTTATTCAAATGGTCGAGTTCTACGGTGGTTCGTACTCTGTCACTCCAGCGGGCAACCTGCGCAAGTTCGTGCGTGAAGCCCTTCAGGCTGACATCAAGCAAGCTGAAACCTTCCGTGTTGAAGCGATCCCAGAATGTCTGCGTGCAGACATCGAAGATGGTATGTTCGAACGTCAGTAAGACCAACCACGCCACTTAACCAAGTAGCCTTGACTCCAAAAGCCCTGCCAAGTAACATTGGCAGGGCTTTTTATAGGAACCATAATGCGCGAATATTTTAGATACAATGGTGTACGCTATGTAACAGACACCATTCCGTTTGATATCGATCACATCAAGTTGCCTGATGGCACTTTCGTTCGTATTGAAATGTGGCTGGAAAGTCATCCACCTCAAATTGGCGGGTTGACTGCGGTCGTCCCGCCGCCTGGCCTTCGCTATGTTCATGCCGTCGAAGCACAACAATGAGTATCAGCGACGACGACGTTCAGGATTTGCTGGAAGATTTGGGCTATTCATTTTCGCAGATGGAGATGAATGACTTTTCAGAAGCAGTTCGTGAAAGCAACAAACGCAAAGCCAAGCGTCTTTTGATCAAAGAAGGCTATAGCGACGAGCAAGCTGACGCAATGTACGCCCACTGTCGTAAAGAAGCATTGGGTGACGACGTAGACTTGATCGAGATCCCTAAATCTGACTGGACGAATCTCACTCGTGATGAAGATTACGTGGTGCGTATTGGTCGTTCAGTCATAGGTATGTCTGTCATGTATGACGGCACGTTGTGGGTGAATGGTAGTCGTGATATCACGCTCAAACAAATCCGGCAAGTATGGAAAGCTGTTAAACGCGAGAAACCAAATGGCCAAACAAATTAATCTACCCGTATTCGACCACACCAACCCAGATGATGACGAAGAACGATTGGTTATCACCATGAATGGCAAAGAAATTGCCTCCTTGAATCATGATCAACATGGTTGGGAAGGCATGGAAGTGGCCCGAAATCTTATCGATGCAATCGAAAAACAGTTGAAAACCGAAGCCAAGAAATCTGGTAAGTAAATCAACACCACATCATATTTCCTCTATAGACTGGCATTTCGAATAGCAAAAAGGAATGCCATGTCTGCAAAAGCAGTCCACCGTATGGTTGAAGCTTACCTGAAGCAAGGTGAGATGATGGTTTCAATCTGGCAAGATACAGTCCGCAATACCGAATTTCCAGTCAATGACCGTTGGGAATTGTTCATTATCGCTCCCGTCTCCTGGCATAAAACGCACACCAGTGCGCGATCGCCCATCGATCATATCATTGGCCAACGGTCGCCGCATGATGACTACTACATGTCGCGTGGGCAGGGCATTACCGCCAAAGACATCGACGATCGAATTGTCGGAGATTGGATCCCCGATGACGAAGATGATGCCCTGGTTGATGCCACTTTTGTCACCTCAGAACAACACGAACAGGTACGTGAATACCTGATGCAAAACTTGATCGGCATTTGGAGCTGGGACTGGTAAAATGAAAAACTCAAGTAGTTGACTTACTAGTCAAATGAATATACCATGTCGCTATTATGAATATTTTGGAGTAGTGACATGGCTGATACTGGCGACCAAGTTGTTCTGACCCGCGAAGAATTCCGCAACCTGCACAATGCCAGGAGCGAGCTGTATTTCCTCCAGCAAGAGTTGGATGGCGTTCTGAATGCCAAGCTTAATGCTCGCTTCAAGGCCAGCCTCTCCAAAATGGAAGAAGCCATGGCCGCGACCTACGCCGCCGACGAGAAGCGTGAAAACGAACGGTCCCAGTATTACAAGGAAGTTCGTGCCCGCCAGGAACTGAAAACTGAATGGGGCATCTTCGAAATCCCACTGGATGGCTTCCGTCAAACCTTCACGCAAGGCCAGGTGAAGGTCTACTACGAAGCAGAAGATGCGGTGTTGCTGGAAGATCCATCCTGGTTGATGATGTGGAAAGCAGCCGAACAACTGTGGAAACAGGGCGGCAGTCAATACCGCAGCATCATCGTGGCATTCACCCCATACAAGGATGGCTATTTGGTCATCATGGAGAGTTAATATGGCAATCGAAGTAAGTAAAAACGACGCTCTGGGCAACGATATCGTCATGGGTCAGTCGTACGGGTATTCTAATACCACCAGCGGCATTACTCGCGTGGTGACTGGCATAGCCGAAACCATCACGAAATCGGGCAAAGTATCCTTGATCGTGACCGGCGTCGTCCAGTATGTTTACGGCGGAAGCCCGTCGACTACCAGCTACGATAAGGATAAGGTGGCGGTATATGGCTGTCACCTGTTCCCCATTCCCACTAAAGTGTAACCAAACCATACTTTCAGTTGACTTGTGGTGTTGCGGTCTTTACAATGTGGTCTTTTATCCAAGAGGCAAAACATGAACTATCGAGATGTTGATGCTGTGATACAACTGTGTCAAAAGTATGGTGTGGTCGAAGTCATCGCTGCCGTGGCCGCACACTCTAACCAGGCCGTTGAAGGCGACTACAAGGACAACAAAGAAGCCATCATCCACCAGTATGCTCCTGTGGTAAACGCTTCGCTGCTCCAGCTGGTGAACATTCGCAACGAACGTATCACTTCTGGTGTTGCACGCTGATGTGAAAAAAGGTTGATCTTTTGTTCAAATGAACTTACCATGTTTGTATTGACCACAGACATGGAGCACAAAATGATCAGCTACAGCGAACACCAGAAAAATCAAGACCACTTCTACAGCCTGGGCACTCAGGCATTCGCGATCTTCAAAGCAGCAGGCGCGCTCGAACTGTGGCGCAATCAAGACTACTTCCTGGAAGACATCTCCGGTGACGACAAGACCGAGACGGTGAGCTTCAAATACAAATGCTACAGCCAAGGCGATAATGATGAGGTGTACATCACCATGTCCTACGCTCTGGTGGACAACTTCCTCGAGCCGCTGGTGATCGCCGCTGCGCATAAGCAGAAAGCAGCCAACGAGCAAGCCAAGATCGATAAAGCTGCCGCTGCTGCCGAGCAAAAAGCTGCCACGGAACGCGTCGAACTGGCACACACGTTCATCAAACAAGCCAAACGCTTGTCGGAGATGAGTCCGGGCAACCCAACCACGGCCCTGGAGCTGGCGGCACCACTGAAAGATGAAAGCCTCAACAGCATCATCACTAGCCTGGATGCGGGCCTGGACGCAATGACCCGCAAGGCCATTCGCGATCACAACGCCTAACTGAACTGCTGGCTCCAAGGATAATAAATAGCTGAAAACCTTGGAGCTATTATGCGTCTCGATGAATTCAACAAGAAGTTCGACTCTCTGAACCAGCAAGTGCAGTCGATGAAAGCCACGCGCAGTAAGAATCCACGCCCTGAACCAGAAGCTAAGCCGGTCGTCAAGTCGGCGACCTCGCCTGAACCTAAAGCCGAATTGAATTGGCGCACTCAGAAGCCAACTGAATGGAAATATCCTGATGGTACACCGTTGGTCGGTAAACGTGGTCTGCCTGTTGGTTGGCTTAACGAAGTGAATGAGTTTATACCACTTACATATAATGCCTGGAACATGAAAGAACTGCGATTGACATTGATGGACAATCGGTACAATACCCCACTGTACAAATAATTGAATGAGCTGCTGATGCGGCTCATTTGCATTTCAGTCAGCTAAATATCTGCATACATGACTGAGGTGAAACTATGGTTTGGTACTTTTGTTATTACGTGAATGCCAAGTATGGGCAAACATATTTCAATGCGGAAGAATGCGTGCAAGTTGATATCTTGAATGAGTCATGTGAGAATGTCACAGTTCATACTGGCACCAGACATAAGATACATGAGATAGGTACAAACCTGAAAATGTATGGATTGGGTTCAGCTATTATTCTCGAAACCGATAGCGAGCAAGATGCCACCATTCTAAAGCTCCTGAATGACTCAATTATGAACGACGTCAAGTTCCGTAATGAACAGCGTCCTCGACTTCAATTGATCGTAGTTTCACCTGACTTTGCGGCGCTTGATCTTATCTGCCAAGATTTGGAAATTGCCCGGCATCATCAGCAATGCAGCCGTGAAGATATGGAAGAGACCATACGCGTCATCCAACGTCAGGCAGACAAGCTCGTACGCATGATTGACAATCTGGATGACCAAGTAACAGACAAGTTCAAAAAGCTTACTGATGACTATGTGACGTCTTGCTTAAATGAAATTGAACAACATGCCGTCAATCATCGCGAAACGGCCAAGACCTCTACGGGTATTCGTAAACAACTCATGAAGGCATTTGTGCCCTATGTGGTTTACATGAATCAGGACGGCGGTTTCAAGTAAAATTGCTTCATAGCTGGCACCAATATACCATGCGGGCATGAGCACTGAATACCATATAACCATCCGCCCAAACCTGATGGACACTCTGCGGGGTGTCGAACCGCTAGGTCTTAAAATTGGCACCAGTGCGGGTGGCTGGTGTTTCTCCCTTTGGACATATCCAGAACATGGCATCGAGTCATTGACTGACTGGTATAGTCACTTCAAAAATCGCCGTAATATAATCCTGGACGAATACGAGCGCCAGATACCATGTGCTGAGATGATTGACGTCATAACCAATCGTTCGGGAAAAATATATCCTGACACTAAAATAAAATCTGGCAATTACCGTAACTTGGAGCATTTCATGGAAAGTAATCATGCCATGTTTGGGCCAAATGGTTGTTTGCGTTCCAGGATTTCCCATGACCATCTGTATTGCATTGGCCATGGGGCTGGTACTTGGGATATTTTTAGAGAATGACTTCACCGTATACAATCTTCCAAGCACCAAAGGGATTATATGTTGATCGTGAATACCTGATTGATGAAAAGAAGTATTTTCCGGCAACGGTGAATGGCAAGTGGAGTTTGGTACCACTTGATTTTATGGCACAAAATAGTCCAGTCTATGGACCATTTGATGATGTGGAGGCAGCTATGGCCTTCGCTATGTTGAGAGCAGATTAATGGAAGAAGAAAGTTCAGGTAAAGGTTGGCCAGAGTTAATGATTGACCTCCGTCAAAACAATGCATCATTGGGGATGGTGACCATTCGCCAATTTCTCAATAATGGTTATGAAAGCGGAGAGCTTCCTGAGACTATGTTGATTGCAGATGCAGTTGCATATTGGAACAAACTTGATGAGCAAGTGCGAACGGGCGTAACTGCTCATATTCGCGTCGTTTGTGTGGGGCGATAGTGATAGTTAAGTATTATGGCGACAAATACGAATGGCCGGCATTTTCACATCGAGACACTTTTGGCTTTGCTGTGTTGGAAGATGTCCCCAGATATGCGATTGATTCCGTGGCTGTATTTTGCGTGCAATTACGTAGAGATCACAAATGGTGGATCATAAATCGTAGATGTGATCAAGATCATTTATGGGAAGACATAGGCCCATACGACGATTACGAAACCGCATATTTCATGATGAAGATAGTTGGTACAAAAGAGTAGTTGATCTCTTATTCATTTGATGCTACCATATGAACATCTTATGGGAGAACGCAAATGACTGAACGTGATCGTGTAAATGTTATGGGTTCGGGGATCTTCGAAATTCCTGAAGGCAACCTGAAAAAGTTTGAAGCTGCTCTGGAGAAACTGTCCCGCAAAGCGGTCAAACTGGGCGGCGATCCATTCCTGCCGGTAGTGTTCAGCTACAAAATGGTCGACGTTGGCCGCGCCCAAGCAGTTAAGGTCTACGAAGTCCTGCTGGACTGCACTATTCCACAGATCAACGGCTGGGAGTTCATCGGTCGTATTGATCATGCAAACGGCGAGCTGGGCAATATCGTCCGTGCGCTGCCAAACAAAGAAATCCCCGAGAAGTATCGCCACACCGGTTGCAAGTGCGATCACTGCAACATCAACCGCTTCCGTCGCGATACGTACATCCTCCAGAACGTGGAAACCCAGGAAACCCAGCAGGTTGGCAGCTCGTGCCTGAAAGACTTCCTGGGCGGCAACGATCCAGTGAAGCTGGCTAAAATGGCTGAGTTACTCAGCTATGCGAATGAATGTGCGAAGGGCTACACGAACAGCGTGGGCGAAGATCGCCGTTACCTGGTCCTGAACGAATACCTGCAATTCGTCAGCATGGCCACTCGCATGCAAGGGTACTTCGTCAGCCGTTCGATGGCGCAGGAAAAGGGCATGGAGTCCACGAGCGGCAAAGCACTGGGGTTGTTGCATCATGTTCACATGGACTACTCGGAGGAAATCTCCGCTCGAGATGAAGAGCTGGCCGAGAAGGCCATCGAATGGGCAGCAGGCTTGAGCGAGTCGGGCAAGCCCATGAATGACTACGAGCACAACATCAACGTGCTGGCCGTAAGCGGTACGATTGAGTATCGTTCGTGCGGTTATGCCGCGAGCATGATTATCGCGTACCAGAAAGCCCATGGTCTGCTGCCTGAGTATGTGAAGAAGACCAGCAACTATCTGGGTGAAAAGGGTGCCAAAATCGATCTGGTGGCTTCCCTGAAAACGATCAGCCCAACCAACGGTCGTTTTCCAGGTGTGCGTTACGGATTCGAGGATGCGAATGGCAACCTGGTTGTTTGGTTTACGGGCGTTGAGCTGGATGTCCGCAAAGGTCAATCGGTTCGCCTTCAGGCCAAGGTTAAAGATCACAACGAGTACAACAACGTAAAGTCGACAATCGTGTCGCATTGTTCGATCGAAACTGTTTGACATCAAGCCAAACTGGCAATACACTGGTGGGGAACATTGTGTTCCCCATTTCTTATACCGTTTATGCAATTGCCAATCAAGCTCACCTGGATTAACGATTCCGAAAACGAACACCATTTGCCATATATCGGTGCAACGATTGCCGATATCGTGCTGATGTGTGACAAGATTCGTTCAGGCAAACGCGGCGAGCAATTGTCTATCCAAAAGATGGACCGTGCCGCTATTCCAAGTGATGTAATCAAGTATGCACCATGGACCGCAACACGTGAACCTTTGATGCGTGCTGAGTGGGCATTTCTGGAAGATGATCAATTCTTTTGCTTCCAGAAATACTTCACGGATGAATTGACATATAGTTGGCAATATTACCCTGATGCTACGCCGGATTTTTTCCGTGTACAGGGTGATGAATGGTCTATTTGCTTTCGTGTGACTGCTGATTCAACGTATCAAAACCGCAACCAAGGATCAGTGTCTGTATACGGCGGTTGGCATTCTGCTATCGAAATCACGTTCTTGACTTCCGGTGATATGGAAGCCTTCGAGACTGATATGACGATGTATAAGCTGATGGGATATTTTAACCCTTCGGAGTAACATGACTGGAAAAGTAATAACATTGGCGAACGGTGTTCGCTTGCTGCACATCCCTATGCCACATATGGAAACCGTCAGTGTAGCGGCCTTCATCAAAGTCGGAGCCAAGAACGAGACACCCGAACAAAACGGCATCAGCCACTTCCTTGAACATATGGCGTTCAAGGGCACCAAAACCAAGACCTGCTATGAAATCATCTCCGGCGTTGAGCGTCTGGGTGCTGACGTAAATGCCTACACGAGTTACGATGAGACCGCATACCTGGTTAAAGGTCGTAAGGAAGACCTGGGCGTATTCGTTGATTTGATCGGCGACATTGTGCAAAACAACATCTTCCCAGAAGATGAAATTGAGCGCGAGCGTGGGGTGATTATTCAGGAATACCATTCCTACCAGGATGACTCCGATAGCATTACATATGACTTGCAACAGCAAGCTTCATATGGTGATACCTCGCGTGGCCGTAAAGTCCTTGGAGAGATTCACAACATCGAATCGTTCCAGCGTGAAGATTTCATCTCGTACATGAATCAGTATTACACTGGTGCTAACACGGTAGTGGGTGTGGTGGGTAAGTATGACGAGCAAGAGTTGATCGAACTTGTCACCAAACACTTCTCCACGATGCCTGCCGGGACTTCAACGGCGGTTGCTGCTCCGGTGCTGCAAAGTGGAGTTGCGACAAGAGATGACGATTTCGATCAAACACAAGTGATGATTGGTTTCCCAATTCACGGCTTCAACCATCCAGATCACTATGCTGACATGATGATGACTGCACTGTTGGGTAATGGCATGAGTTCCCCAATGTTCACTGAAGTACGCGAGAAGCGTGGTTTGGTGTACAGCGTGGGAACTCACGACGACATCCAGGCCTCCCACGGGCAGATGTTCATTCATGCAGGAACGACGCCTGAGCATCTGGATGAACTGTTCGCGGTAGTGTGTCAAGTATTGCACTCGCACGTAAGTGAGATCAATCCAATCGATTTCGAGCGTGCCCGTAACCAATTGCTGGTTTCATACCAGAAAATGCCAGAGCGCCCGTTTAGTTTGTTGGAGAATTTCGCTGCTGATCTGTTGCACGAAGGCAAACAGACTGAGATTCAGGAAATGGTTGACGGCGTGAACCGCGTCACGGTTGAAGATATCAAGGCGGCCGTTGCTCGTCTGATCACCAAACGGCCAACCTTGAGTATGTGCGGGTCTGGTGCGGACGACAAATATTTCGATCAGCTGTTGTCACACTTGCAGAAGTGACAAAAAAGGGGAATGGTCCTGAGAACCACTCCCCTTTTTTACCGGCCAGCCCAGGATTACTGAGCGGCGGCTTCAGCGACGGCTGCTTTCTTGGCGCGTGGTTTTGCTTTGGCTTTGGCTTTGGTGCCGCCGCGCGATGCTTTCGGTGCAGCTTTCTTGGCGACCGGGGCCACTTCGGCTTTGTCGCCGACTTCGTCGCGCACGTTCCACAGACGCAGGGTAGGCACCAGTTTCGACGGTTTCGACTCGTGCGGGGTGGCGACCAACCAGCCGTAGCTCGTTGCTTCCATGGTCATGTGGGTGTCGGCTTCGACGCCCTTGACGGCCAGCAGTTTTTCGACGATCGAGCCGGTCAGGGTCACGCCCACGCCGCCGCGGGTGCGATCGAACATCGGGTACACGCCGGCGCCGCTGTCGGTCTTGACGAATTTCACGGAGATTTTGCCGTCTTCGACTTTGATTTTCAGGCCCTTGGCGTCGTCGTTGAATTGGGTTGCGCCGGGTTTGTTGATGGTCAGATTGACTTGCATGA